TTATTAAAGAACCAGACCATAATTCTAATTCTTCAATTGATGAACTGAAAGATGCTGAATCAATAAAATAAGAACTTGTGAAAGTATTAAGTGCTGAAATGTCAGGGATTATAATAGATTTCGGTTCCCATATATTAGAACTTGAATTGAAAGCCATAACTTGATTATCAACCGATCCAGTCCAGTTGATATCTGAATTTGGAAGGTGTATACTTCTACTGTTAGTTAATGATTCAACTCTATACGTTATTGGATTTGATGAATTAAAAATAGATAATTCACCATCAACTCCAGAATTATTACCAATCAATATATCAGATAATACATTACTTATCTTTCGGAATTTAATCATATCCGATTGAGATGCGCCAGAGCCACTCGAAAGAGAAATTGATTCAAAATCTCTAAAAATTAAGCCATAATTACCATATGCAATATCCTCACTTCCTGAGAATAACATCACTGAGACATTATTTGCTTTAAAATCAATTACATCATCTTCCGAAACTACAATATCAGAACCACTTGTCTCATTATGAATTAATAGAACATTAGGTAATCCTTGAGTTTCAGAAAAAGATGAACTCCAACCTTCCAATTCTTCAATTGATGAACTGAAAGATGCCGAATCAATAAAATAAGATGATGTAAACGCATTAAGTGCTGAAATGTCAGATGACCCCATTGGGACTGAATTTGGGATATATATTGGCCGTCTACCCATTAGTTTCTCGTTATCTTAGATCGTGGTGATCTATACCCACGAACTCCTTCATCTTTAATTAATCCATTGATACCATATACAGTTTCTTTATGTTGCTTTTTTAATAATCCCAATATTTTATCAATTTCAAATTGAAGCCTAACTGTTTCTAATTCATATTGTAATGAATCTGAGTACTCAGTATTATTTGCTACAGTTGTTAATTTTTTAGCGTTGCCACCGATTTGGTCACTAATCACAACAATCATATCAGTTAGATCATCGATCTCAGATCGATTCCTTTTTATTGAATATGAAATAGATCGCAATGTTGCGTTTATAGAATCCATTTTTAGTAACTGTGTATAATGGAGATCTAACATTGGGTTTATTTTAGCTAATTGAACCTCTTCTAAATTTCTTATTTTAACTGATAAGGTACTATCGGTGACTAACCCAAGTTCTTTTACAGATTGAGATAATATCATTTTTAAAGTTTCACGTTCATTTTCTATTATGGTATTTTTTGTATACTGCCAGCCTGATATTAACATTGCTATTATCATACCAACTGCTAATAATATCTGATGGATATTTTTAAGATATTCTATTACGGACTTTGATGCATCTTTTAGTTTCATACCTATAAATATTAATCAATTTCAATTACCACTAATTTAATTTACATTAACCGACTTTTACATTTGAAGAACCATTCCAATAATTAAAAACGAACCCATATGTACTATTTAACGTACTTATTAATGTAATTTTTGATGAACTTGGTACTTCATTTGTGCCTATATTTGTGCTATTATTACTGTTAGTGTTTGATCGGCTGAAATTAAAACGTTGACCACTTTGTAGTGCTGCGTTATTTGTGTTAATATCATCTATCATATCATCAATATTTGATTGACTTAAATCGTTCATTGAGAAATCAACATAACTATCTGCTAAATCTGGAAGAATTTGCGCACCAATCTCAAAATAGAAGTCTAACTGTTCACATCTTCTAATAATTATGTGTCTCATTTGAATCACACCAAAACCCAATGAGAGGCTGGTTAAATTAGGATTCCCCTGTATGGTGAAATCGTGATCACCCTGCCTTATAATATCACCCGTCCAGTTAGAGAAATTAATTGTAGAATTACCCACATTGGACATAGAGATTCGCCAAAAATCATTGGTATTTGTAGATGGGAAGTTCACCTGAATCCAATTCACAGGTCTTGAATCTGAAAAACTATATACTCTAAGATCATCCTTACATTGAGGGAGAGTTAATATTCGATTTGAACTGGTACCATTGTTGTCATGTCTGTAAATAACACACGATGTAAGTAAAGTGATCCCTGATAAATTTAATGGAAAATCAAGTAATCCATAATTTTGGCTAAATTTAAAATTTGTTACTCCCGCAATATTAGGCATTAAACGGAACTCTTCGGTTTGGCCACAGTTACCTATAGCTACGGTATTTGTAAAATTACCTGTCCATCCTGTAAAATCGACTACTAATGGGGATTCCATAATCGATTCATATCTGAACATAGAGAAGTCGTTTGTGTTTAGTGCAGCTAGTATTATTATCCCAGCAAAATCATTTCCAAATCCATGCAATTCCAATGAATCTGACATACCCCAATCTGACAAATCGAATGTGGGGTTGTATATCGATAGGTTCCATATACCATTTCGGTATATCTCTGTTTTTGGGCATGTATCAGATCCATTGTCTAATACAATATTATTGGCCGTGCCCATAGTTCTGTGATTACCTATGTATAAATCATCCACACCATCCATATTATTAGGAAGTGTCAGTAATTTCGGACCAACCCCTTGATTAGAAATTGAGAATTTTCCTGAGAATGCCCCCGACCATAATGACAAATCGATATCTTGTGATTGATACACCCCCCCTATTTCGAAGAAAGAGAAATCTTCACTATTGGATGTTGGTAAAGTGAGATACCAGCAAGTATTTGCCGTTGATGTCGTATTACCACGACCACCTATCTGTAATTTTGTTCTAAGTGATAGATCATCTATTTTTATAGAGCATTTATTGAAATCCTGAACATATAAATCTGAGTATGTTCCACCACCTGTTATTGTAACTATTTCAGAATCAGAATAATCATTTGCATTATCAGTACCTAATATTGATATTTCGTTAATATCAACTGGAGGTAATATCACTGTAGTATATATATTTCGTTTTAAATATAAATTATCAGAATCTATACCAGTTAGTTGACTCAGATCAATTAATGTAATACCTAAATCAATTCCACTAAAGTACGCACTACTATTTACGAATTCAAATTGATCATCTTCTTCGGAAAAAATCAATATTTCTTTCTCACTACTACCTATAAATTCCATTGTAACAGGCCAACCCGATCCATCAAAAGAACCTACAATCTGATCGATACCATCGATTGTGATTGTGGGTTGATCGGCACCTGAATATTTTAATAATACTGAGTATGAGCCTGAATAATCACTTAGAGATCGAATAGACCAAAGAGGATCTACTGCTGTTCGATTTGGGATGTGATACCATATCATTAAATATCCTTATTAAATTTAATTACAAAGTCCAATTCAGCCGATGCTGATATATCTGAAATATCAATTCCCAATCGATCACCAATGTTAAATATATTTGAGCCTGAAATAACTACTTCGGAATAACTACTAGTCGTTATTGAAATCGGGCCCTGTGAGCTAGTTACATCATTTATTGATACATTTAAATTCAATGAACCTGTTTGCAATAACCCACCGATGGCAACTATTTCACCTGAATAATGTGTACTGATTATAATTGTATATCCCATTTCACTTACAGTTGATATCAATCCAGCTGCTACATCAGGAATCATTGCGGTACCAGGAACAGCGGAACCTGTCCTTACAAAAAAATCACCAATATCTACATAAATTTGACCACTGGTTATATTTCTATATAATAGTTGACTTCCAGCGGATGTGGGTTCTGTAGTTACTATTGTTCCTGGAGTCGAACCCAAATACGACCATTGATCTCCTGTTAATGATGATGTGTAATCAACAACACCTTTAGTTACTATTTTAAATTTATTTACATTATACACATGCGAAACCACACCGTTACATCCCAATTCACCACTAGCGGTATTTGATGCTAATACATATTCAGATCCAGAATCCGAAAGTGGTGTTCCAATAGCAAATCCATGTGATGTTTGGTTTACTATATAAAATACAGAACCAGATTCTAAAGAATACGATTCAGCCTCAATAGGTAAATCAAATTCAGTACCATTAGCCTTTACGAAGGTGAGTACATTACCATACACGGATGCTGTTAATAATAAATTATCAACATTAAATTCACCATAACTTCCTGATACTATAATATCAGGCCCATCAATTACTGTTGAGCCTGATGGGTTTGTTGTTACGACACTAGGCCCATCAATTACTGTTGAGCCTGATGGGTTTGTTGTTACGACACTAGGCCCATCAATTACGGTTGATCCTGAACTTCCAGATGCCGATGGATCGGTTATCCATGTGGATGGGCCTGCGTTTGGATATAATGTGCTATTTAATGAATTCCCACCCTCATATACAAATACATCACTTATTGAATCTGTTCTTGATATTTCACCATTTGAGTTTAGGTATTCTATCTTTATTATTTTAGGGTCTGATATAAACCTATCATTTAAGATAGTCTTTATTTTTAATGAGCCTGTGTAATTCACTCTAATATCATTTACTAATTCAAAATTTGAATCAGGAAATGCTACCGATTTTAGGAATACTTTTACCCTATCAACTACTCCTGATATTGGATCTAAATTATCAATACCAACGGTTACGAATGATGTTAAACTAGAGGTTAGTTGGGTGTTGGATTGTGTTGAATAATAATTAATACTATAGCTAGCCTCTGAAATTGCATCATATGTGTGTATTAAATCAGTTTGATCGGTAAACTCAGTGGTGAATGGGGTTTCTAATACAATGCGGTTATTTGATAATAGATACGATACCGATGAGGTGTATGATGTATTATTTATTGGATTCCGATACTTAGTAATTGGGGTAGCTGGTTCAGTAAAATCTGATAGGATCATATCATACCCAATCATTTCGGAATTGAACTTAGAGGTATCCTTTATTGTTATAACTGAGGTATTTCCTTTATAAAAATACGATGATAAACTGCCAGTTTGTGTTATTAATGATATACTATTAGCACTACTTCCTGTTGGTATTTGTGTATAGGTTTCGATGCTTTCAGATGCACTTATTACGGGTAACGATGTTGGGTTAAATATGATAGGTGTTATATTATCCCTACCCCTATCCACATTAACTTTATATTGCCACCTTACATTCGGTTTATTTTTAAATACAGTTGGAATGGTGTTACCATTACCATCAATCCTAGCAGTAGCTACTAATGATATAATAGCATCACCATTCGCCGTATTTAAATCACCAATATTATTATAAATCCATATAGATATTATTCTACTCTTATCCTCTTCAATAAAGTTTGGAATTTCAAAGTATATAGGATCTCCATTAGAATCTCTAATATCAATTTGAATCTCAGTATTTGGTAATAGGTTAAAAGGATGTGCAGATAACTTTACCATGTTCTTACCCTTGGTTAGAACTGTAGGTAAATATGACATTCTAAAGAAATCTGGAGATTTTTCAGATTGATCATTTATATATACATCTAAATCTGTTAGATTATTCCTATAAGCCTTTTTATATACTAACGACATCTATCCCCATTTCCTATAAATATTGTATCGATGAAAATCCATTCTTTTTCTCAATATCTATAATATGGTCAACCATATCTCTAGTTTTATCAATATGTGATATCGTTACTATAAATTCAAATTGAGTTTTTAAGTAATCAAATAAAAGATGAAGTGAATTAAAATTACTACTGTCCAATGATGAAAATCCCTCATCTATAGTTATAAAGTTAGGTCGTGGCAAATTAGATACATTGATTAAAGCACTGCGAATTGCAACAGATGATATGAATTTCTCCATACCACTTGTAAGTTCTAATGGCCAATATTCAGTATTACCATATGCGATATATGAATTTATATTTTTCCCATCAGTATCTAATAGGATTTTGAATTCAACAATTGATGATAGAATATTATTTATCTCATCTTCAATTTTTGGTAGAATATCAGATATTAATTTATATGGAATTCCATCTCGCTTCACACATTTCAAATAATACTCATACCCATCATATTTAGATTCCATATCTTTTAATTCAGAAATAGATTCATTTACATCATCGATTACACCATTGTGTACTTTTATATCACCACGGATTTCTGTAATGTCTTCCATTATAGTATCGACCAAAGCCTTAAAGTTATCTAAATCAATCTTAGTACGATCTACAGTTATATTTAAATTTTTATTAAAAATAATATCCTTTTGCTTTTTTTCTGAATTTTTGATTTTTATATCAACATCAGATAATTTTAATTCCAATGTAGATAGTTCTAAGCTGCAACTTTTATTTTTTAAACTTTCTTTCTCAACACCATGTTCTAATGTGGAAATTTCATTATGTAATTCTAAACAAACTTTTAAAATATCAGTTACATCAAACTGCAAAACTAATTCATTAACACCCTCTAGTGTAATAGTTAAATGTGATTTTCGAATATTCAAATCATCCAAATCCTTAGATATCTTATTAGATTCCTTTGCAAATGGTGTATTTTTATTATTATAACAATGAGTACATTCATCATCAAATGATAATGATCCAATTCCATCTAAGTGGGTTTGTTTGTGATTTAATTCAACATCTATTAGATCTAATTCAGATTTAATATCATTCGATTTATTTACATAAAGAATGTAACTTTCATTTTTTAATTTTAATTCCTTTAAATCATATTTCTTTAACTCAGTTTTTTTTGTTTTTAATTTAGATTTAAATTCCGTTAACACAGAAGCTATATCCGAACATTCGGATTGTTTATCAGTTATTTGCATTTTCAATTCAATATGTGATATTTTAAGAGTATCGATATCAACTATAGAATTATCTACATCACGTTTCTGATATAGTAACTTTTCCAATTCATTTTCTAATTCACTCTCTACATCTTTAGTTTTTATGAGATCTGCACTACAAACCTTTAATTTTGATTTCTCATCATTATACGAATCTATTGCATTACTTAACCTTTCAGTTAAATTTCTATTTTTATAACTCTTTAGTAACGTTCCTAATTCTTTAAGTTCATCGTTTGCAATATGATATAATTCTTCGAAAACATCCATATCTAAGAATTTAGCTAATAAATCCTTTCTATCCTTCTGAGACTTATTAATAAAACCAGCACTATCGTTTTGAGTCGATAATGCTGTTAATATAAAATCATCATAAGATCCCACATAATTACGGATTATAGAATTAGTGTCACGTCGTTCCTCACCATTAAGAGATTCTTTATCACCATTGGTATTGGTGGTATAAAACTCAACATCAACTTTGACAGTTCCTTTTTTTAGTGATTTCGTAGCATGTCTTTCTATAAAATAACTCTTACCGTTAATTTCAAATTCAAATTTACAATCAAACTTATCTTTTGAGAAATTTAAGACATCAACTGCTTTTGAAGTTCGTGAGCATTTATCAAATACACAAAATGAAAGGGCATCCCATAGTGATGATTTACCACTTGTGTTTGGTGCGAAGATACCATATGTACCTCTCATATTTGTAAAATCAATAACATTAGATTCACCATAACTAAACATATTTGAAAACTCAAATTTCTTAGGTCTCCAAATAATATTTTTAAACCCAGAATATCTACCTAGCTTTTTATTGATATCTTTGTTGATATCTTTAACAGTATGTATTAACTTATCTGATAGAATATAATTATCTTCTAAATATGATTGAATTAATTTATCTTGAAACGATTGATCTCTCACATTTTCTAAATGAATATGAGTGTCATCTGTAGTGGTTAACCCATTAGTTACCTTATGTACTGATATTTCTTGTACACTCCTACCCACTCGAAGATCAGATATAATTTCTTTTAATTGTGATTGAGATGTATTTTCTGCTCTAATTCGTATTCTAGCTTTCTTAGGTATATCCACAGAACCTATTACATCACCATCACTCACATCAATAGTAACATACCCATAATCATTTTTTATCGGTACAAATTCAGATTTTTTTGATTCGACATCCCATACAAGAATACCATGTTTTGGATATTTTGATTCTGCATGATTCTGCATTATAGTAGATCCACAGTATTTAATAGTACCCTCTGCATTTAATGTTTGATTGGGAACGTGAATATCACCAAGAAGTGATAGATCATAACCTTTAAATGAATTCACATTTACATTACTATGATCTATTATAAATCCAGTATCAGTTTGAACCCGATCCACCGCACCATGATATAATGCTATTTTATAATCACCATCATAATCATCAGCTTTAAGTATCTTACCATCTTGGTTAAAAATTGAAGTATGTATGAATGTCAATCCACCCATATCAATAACCGCATCATCTCTAAAGTAATGTAATTTTGGATGCTTCAATGCATTAACTATCGGTGTAAGTGCATCTAACCTTGATGTGTTATTTAAGTTTGCATCATGGTTTCCTGGAATTAAAATAGTATCACATAGATCGGCCAATGTTCTTAAAAAAGTCTGAGACATTTCTATGAGCTCAGGAGTCATGTCAGTCTTAGCATGAACGATATCACCAACTAATACTATTATAGAGTTTTCTGTTTTAGTTTTTTTAATATAATCATATAATCGAATAAAGACCTCTCTGTACTCTTTATGTCTTTGTAGGTTTCGGATGTGAACATCCGCTATGTGATAGATTTTATCTATACTACCATCAAATTTAATAATCTCCCTCGATATCATACACTTTCTAGTTTATATTTGAACTATCCTAATGAATTTACATTTAAGATAATTTTCTATTTCGTTTTGTCTTTTTAAATCCTTATCAATTTGCCGATTATGGTGCTTTTCATCATATTCTATTACTATATTCTTCTCTTTACTGTAACCATCTACAAAATAACCCAATACCATATACTCACCCCCGTTTTCGGCATGCTGTAAATCAGTTATTCCTAATTCTTTAGCTTTTGCTTCTATGATTGGTATTGATGATGTATTATATCCTGGTATCATTTGATTTCCATTAAATTTAGCTTTTGAGATTCGGTTAATTGCCGATTCTCTCATTTTATTATGTGTACTATCATTAATTATTCTATTTTTAAAATAGGTTATATTTTCGACAGTGTGAGTTTTTCCATAAAAAGGATTTAATTTACCACATCTATTTGAATTATACATTGGGTTATTTTTACCCGCCCATCGGTCAGATGATTTTTTAACTGCATTTAAATATGAACCAGATGCCCATGCGTTTTTAACTGCAATTCCAATTGCTTTTTTGGATTTAGCAGTTACCGATTTACCTGTATGTGCATCTACACTCGCACATGATTTACATTTATACTCATTGAGTGGTTTTGATTGAATATACTTACTATGAGTTGAGAATGTATGTGAATATCCACATTTAATACACTCCTTTATAAGTGGTTTTGGATTAACCGATCTTCGTTTATTCGCGCAAGACCTACATACTCTATTATGTTTATTAGCTTCATTATATTGTGATTTTGATTTATATGTAATAACACCATCACAACCAATACACACTCTATTATAATCTTTCATCATTACCCCTCACATATAAGTATTAGGAATTCCCAATTTTCATTTTTACCATATCATATAATGTAATATCTTTTGCATTTTCAATCAAAGATGATATAGCGGTGAATCCTAATTCAGCTGGGTCTTTTTCATTTGGTAATTTAATTAATCTAACTGATGTTACACCACATTGATGTAAATCATCAACCATTTTAATTGCAGATTCCATTGCATCTGGATCTAAACAAATATTAACAAACGGTGGTTTCTTTTCTATTATTTTTAATTTTAATTTGTTTTGCAAGAACTTACCAAATAATGGTATTACATTTCTACGTATTGCTATTGCATCGAAAGACCCCTCTGTAAGTGTAATACCCAAATCCCAATTAATAAATAATTCAAATCCAATTATGTCTTTTGATGATGGTGGGTTTTTATGTGATTGAAATTCTTTGTAAAAACTCCGCCCCACAAAATAGTTTAATATACCACTTTCATTATAAGATGGTACTATTATTTTGTTTTTATAAATACCCTCTTCACAATACCCTATGCTGTACTTTATCATATCGGGTACAGTAACACCTCTCTTTAGTAAATACTTCAATGCATGGGTACGCATGAGCGATTCTCCTGGTTGCCATATGGGTATGTATTCATCTGGAAGATTAACAACTGTATTTATCTCATCTTCAACAGTTTGATACCTGTATTTCTTTTTGAATATATTATTATGCTCATCCCATTTGGATTTAGATACACCGATCTTTTTAAACAAAGATTTAATACTTCTACCCTTTTCATCAGATATCCAACAATGCCATTTATTTTCACCCTTAGAATTTAAGGTGATATCAATTTCAAGTTTGGGTTTGCTGTGAGTTACAAATGGTGAATAAAACGCATGGTTGTTTTTTGATTTCTTATATGAGTTTCCAATTACAGATTCTAATAGTACTAATAACCTTTCTTCCAATTTCTTTATATTTTTTAAGACATATTAGATACAATATACAAAAAATAATTCGATTATCCAAAAAAAGTTTCAGTCGGTCGCTCATCAATCCATTCCTGTGGTATTGATTTCTTAGCCCATTTAAAACCATTCTTTTCACACCATTGAGAATATGTTGTTTTTGAACCTTTATATATTTTACCATTTGGTGATTGCAATACAAATCGCAAATCGATCTCTGGATGCTGCTTTTTTATAAAGATATGTTTTTTTCTATCATCAGGTTTAAGCCAACCCTTTGATTCAATTAATATACCATTTGGTAGTTTAAAATCAACGGTATATATGTGCTTCTTTTCTGGAACTATATAATTAATTTGAACAGTTTCGTACTCAGGATCAATTCCTTGAATTATTAACTGCTCTGCTATGTTAACCTCAAGTCCACTTTTAAAACCCTTACTTCGTTTAATATGATCCCAATCACTCCGTGCCATAATTATTCATTTATTTTAATACCAGGCAGTGCTGATGTATTCCATACAAAATTACCTTCGTTATTTTCAATTAAAGTTGGTGTTTTACCATTAGGCTCAGTTGAGTATTTAGGTGTTCCAAATGGGCCGTCTAAATCAAAACGCACTTTAACTGTAATATCAACATCATTTCTATTTTTAATAGGTGATGCTAATTTACCAACTGCTATTAACTCACCACTATTATTATATAATCCAATTGTAGTGATATATGTTGAAAAATCAGAACCAGTTACATATGATTTTAACCAGGGTGATTTAATATTATTATTAGGTCTTAATGATGGGTTGCTACTAACATTAAACTCATCTGCACCAATCTCACATAAAACTGATGTTTCATATAGTAACTTAGTTGATCTATATTCAGTTGTGAACCCACGGCTGTAATCATACGGCCTATCTGGGAAATAATCCCAAGAACCAGATTGACCTAACCATATATTTTTATACTTAGGTCTCATATCGGATACAACTGCGATACCGTGTTTGTAAAATATCTGACCTATTACTGATGTCTGATATGCTGATCCTGATTCAAAATTATTATTAGATAATGATTGGATTTCAGTACTAGTTAGAAACTTCTTATACAATCTAACCTCATCGATTGATCCAGATAAAGATCCGATATTACTAATACTTCCCACTGTTGCATCTGAGATATATTTAGTTCCGAATAAAATATCATTTTGATTATGAATATTTGATCTTAAATTATTAATGGATTTTTTGAAATCTAGAGTACCATCGATCCACAATTCCATAGATGTATTACTTTTATTAAAAACAATATGATGCTGACCATCATTTATTAAGGTTGATGATGATATTTCATTCGTAATAATCCCATCAGATAATCCAATAATAACCTTACCATTATCCGATGTGGTTTGGTTCTTAACTCGTATTTCAAATGGATATATTGGATTCTCTTGATTTGTGTTTGATACGATATTAGATATACTCTTATCAAAACCATAATCTGTGAATGTCCCAGCCTTACTAACTATCCAATTAGAATCACTATCGATCATTGATTGTGATGGTGGTAGGTCAGTCCAAATTGAAATTGAATAAGAATCGGATTTAAATAAATCAAAATGGGAATTATGAGAAGTTCGTATATAAGATGTATTACCATTAAGAAGTGCTTTAGTGCCAGATGCTTTTCGACTAGATGTAAATTCACCATCAGTTATAATGCCAGGTAAATACTTAATATCCTTAGCATATGATTTATTTTTAAACTTACTACCATCTGATATATTACGATCAAATGTATAATTTCTATTTAAAATCTTTTCATTAAATCCCCAATACCCCATTAGATAATAATCATTAACATACGATTCTGAATTGAGATCGGAATCTACAATATAGCCATGATATTCATCTATTTTGACATCATGGAATGATGTCGTTATTTGATATGATGTCGAAGCATATGCTTCATCAGTATTGGAACTTAAATCAACCCCTTTGAATGTATTGGGTTTTACACCATCACCGAGCCTATTGTGTGGTATTGAGAATACCGAAGCTGTGGAATATAATTGTCCATTTATATTTTTATGGTAAAATGCACTCTTTAATGAAGTCCAAACTCCTTTTTGAAATTTACTCGCTAAGAACTTTGTTGATCCAGATGTATGATTTTTTAGTTGGACATCATCTACTAATAGATCACCACTAATTGATTTAGATACAGGTATCTTTTCATTAAAATCTGGAGACAGGGCCCTTATAGTGGATATTTTATAAGCATCCATTCTAAAGTTTTCATCTGTTATTTTCCAGAGTTTATAGCTATAAAAAGGTCTAAGCTGTAAACCACTTCGGTTTATAGGTTTGTATGCTTCCGCCATATCTTAATTCCCTTTATTATACATCTCTTATATAAGTATTAATTTCAAATCATTTACAACTGATTTAGTATTATTCTTTATATCAGTTTCCCAATACCTATATAATTTATAACCAACAGCCCTTGCCATATTTTCTTTTACAATATCATTTGCTCTTACAGATTCTACATCTTTCCAATGGTTAGTTTGGTTTGGATTTCCATGCCAAAAATCACCATCTATTTCAAATATAATGTTCTTACCTTTTATTTTGAAATCATAAGATTTACAAACGCCATCTTTATTCATAAAATATTGGAAATGATATTTAACACCTATTGAGTCTAATAACTTTGAAAACTTCTTTTCTAATTTATTCATTTTTTTATGAGCAAATATCTTTTTAATTGCTTCGGGTGTATGTGTTTTACCATACATTCCATTTAATTTTCCAATTCCTAATTTTCTGGCTTTTCTAGTGTTACTCATTCTTGATTTGGATTCCATAGAATGTTTAGTACCAACTCTAGACTTATTTCCAATATTAGATTTACTCATTTTCTTTTTAGTTTCAGCTGATAAGGTAGCCCCCCACCTAATACTATCTTTACCTGTTAATGATTTTCTCCATATTATACTACATTTTTTAGAACATGATTTACTCCATTTGGATATTGGATTATCACATACCCTACATTTATTACCAGTCTCAAACTGATCTGAATTATCTTCCTTATATTTTGAAAATAATACATTATGTGTTTTTAGGTGCTGTGGTAATCCCTTTCTACCTACTTTTGAATCACATATACTACAAATAATAAAATCCCTCATATTAATATATATGAAAGATTTTAGAATTAATACCATATTCTAAGATAAGTTTAATAAAGATTTCTCAAAAATCCAACTTGCACTTTATTAACATTTCATTTGAGAATGATTTCAATTGAGGTTTAGATAGTTTTGCAATGGCTATTAATTCTTGCTCACTATTATATAATCCAACTGTTGTTATATAAGTTTTAGGTGAGTTAACAAATGTAGATTGCCTAAATGCCCCAGTAGATCCAGTTACAAATGATGGATTATTTGAGAAATTATATTCACCATTTTTAGCTCTTACAAAGTAATATGTAGATTGTACACGTTCCTCATTCCTTGCAGCTATTCCATAATTTGTATTAAGTGCAGCGGCTCCACTAACAGAGGTATATAATTTATATGCATTATCACCATTTGTATTTGAACTACTAACACTACCAAATGTTAATTCGGTATTTAGAGTATCCGCATTGAATACAACAACACCTTGTTCTGGGAAAACTTTACCATAATATGTTTTAGGTGAATACACACCATTGGATATTGATCCTGATACTAAATTATAAGTTCTACCAATTTGATTGGATGTTTGTTGCGTATCTCCTGAATCATCAATTAACGATATAACTTTTCCAGATGAATTAACTGTAGAATTAGATCCTGTATTATATTGATCTGGTACCGCACTGGTTAATTCAGCTAAATTGAATTGAATATTTCCAGGATCTAACCTATCTTTAAGTCTAGCTCTGTTAATATTTAGAACGTATATGTGCTCAGAGGTTACGTTATTAAATGTAAACGTTCGTTGCGTATCTGGTAATAAAATTTGAGCGTACTGAGAGTATAGTGCTTTAGATGGTGAATCTTGATTCACACCAAGTGATCCACTTCCATTTAAATTACCATATACTACTGAGAATTGAGCTTCCGATGTGGTACTAGTTGAAATTCCGTCAAATATTTCGTAATAATATTGTTTTTGTGTTTCTGATTGTGCTGATGAAGTGAAGAATGAACCTAACGTTCCTACATTCCCACTCCACAAACCTCTTGTTACTCGCTCCACACCACCCTCTACAACATCACCAACTTTGAATGCGGTGAATGTTCGTTTTGATGTGTTAAATGAGCCTGCTGGTAATATTGCCATATCTACTTTCCTTTAAATATTTTTATTTAATTTCTTACGAATCCTTGAGAAGCGTTTGTATCAAATGAAGTATCGGTCGTAGAACCTACTGAAATATCAGCAACGTTTGCTACAGTTAATATAATTTCTTCCCGTCCGCCAGTTTCATTACCAGTTACAATAATTTTAGTTGATATATCAATGTTATCGGATAATATTTTAGTAGTAACTGTAAATGATGATTTAGTACTAATAGTAACACTACGTCTATCCTCTGTGGGTGCTACTGGATCAGAATTCTCTGCTATCCCCTGCCCATCACCAGTGATTGAAGCTGCGTTTGAGTTAAGTAATGTTACGGTATACCCCAACGTATCATTCCCACCATTGATTGTATTCAAAGTAATTACGGATTGAGCCCCACCTTCGTTTATTTCTATTGAATTTGGGTTAGCTTCAATTATTGGAATTCGAATTGTATTTTTTGGCAATGTCAGTAACTTATACTTCATTGAAAAGTTTTCATCAGTTACCGCCTCAACAATTGGCATATTTTCAATAATAATACCATAGAAATCACTTCCATTTGGATGTGATGGATTCCAATTTTCATAATCGACTTCATCATCACCAAGAGCGAATTGACTTATAACAAAAAAGTCTCTACCTTTTGATAGAAGTTCTCTACCTTTTTTTGTAAGTACTGCATCTACAGTAATAGAACTGTTATCCAAATATCCCATATGTTTTTACCTAATATATTGTTTTACAACTATAAATATAAAAATAATAATTTTTACGTTAGATTATGATTTAATTTACCAACGCAGTCCCACGTGATGGTTTATTTAAACTAATGTGGCTGGGTTCTTCATTTGTATTATCTAAACTTAATTTCAATTCAATTAACTTTTTATACTTTTCTAGCTCCACTCTGACATCATCTGAGTTTCGTTTCGTAATTAATATATCAGATGGTGATGATATTGGGTTTGTGTCAAAATCAGATTCTTGATTTTCAAAAACATCTCTATGTGATATAATTCTTTTGTTGTTTTGAATTTGAAATTGCTCCACATCATTTATCAATTGAGTGATCTGACTTATTTCATAAATTTCAGGATTAATTTGTAGCTTCTGTCGGCGATCTGTGAGTACATCGTTTTCAAAAAACATAGAAGGTATTCTCTTTATAATTGGATTTGAATTTATAGAAGATTCCAACTCCTTTCTAAGTTTTTCTCTCTGCAATCTATCTACTTTTTTTTTCAGTAATGATTGCTTTTTATCTATGATACGATCAATTTCAACTACTATTTGAGATTGTACATTAGATTCATCACCATCTTTTATAAATCGATCACCAACTATTGATTTGTAATTTCGTTTCATAAAAAGGTTCTTTTCTAATTTCTTAACTTCAATTTCTCTTTTAAATAAAGAACGACGTTCTTCTTCATCCGATTTAGAATTATTAAAATCTACTTTTCTTTTATTTTCAATATCTCTAATTCGATTCTCTTGTACTTTTATTTGTTTTAATTGACCCTCACTTAAAGAATTTAACAACTCAACTACATCTTTAGCATTTTTAATGGGTGTTGTTAGATAATTATTTATGAAATCTTTATTAGAGATTTGATCAATATTTTTTATTATTTTAGTTACATTACCGATACCACCATTTCCAACTTCTGTTTGGATCGGTTGTATTATTTTAATTATAGAATCTGAATCACTAATCTCATCAGATGGTGTGATTGTGATTTGGTTATTAGATTTTACAAATAAATTCTTACGTAATTCATTACTCATATTAATAAATATTAGTCGTTAATAAAATAATCAACGGAGATTCTTATTTTACTATCATCAACATCTCTATTCAGTTGAATATCCGCCATTAAATCAAATTCAGCGATTCTTGCCAATTCTATATTTTCTAAAATAGAAATGTTTGTATTAAATGAATTAAGTTCGTTTTGATACTTTTGATGATTCTGAAATTGTATTTCTTTATTTATGTGCAATTCATCGATACGTAATGTTGTTAAAGTATTTCCCGCAACTACATCAATATTACCAATATTTGATTTTTGTGATGTATATATAAGAACATTTGGATCAGCCTCAAATATCTCAATAACAGGCTTACCATCTGGAGTATCTGGTGAGTTTGTAGTAATTGAGTCGGATGTAATTTTACATCCATTAAATTTATGATTAGCAGTAGCCAGTGATAGGAAATCAGTGGATACCTGAGATGGTACTAATGATGATGAATATGGTATATTTAAGGATGCCGATTCATCTGTGTTAAAATGAAATATCCGCGATAGAGCGTATTTCGAAACTCGACTTGATGTAATTGCAACCCCCATTGGTTTGTAATTCCAATACCCATTAGAGTTTGATACCCAATTAATCCCATACCCAATATCAGGTCCAGGAGACCAAACTAGGTTGGTGAATTTATAAGTTGCCATATTATATGGAGTCACTACTTCAATTACACCAAATTCTAATAGGTCATTTCTTTCAGATACAACATCAACAGTCGATTCTATTTCAGTTTCAAATAAATTATAATCAGATGTTAGTGTTGTATTTACATTGATTTCAGTTTCTAAATTAATGAACTCAGTATTAATTTCTCTATTAATCGGATTCAATGTAACGTTACGTACTAAATCAGTATATGATATATTAGATGTTGATTTAAACTTAGGTCTTTCTAATATGTGCGGTTCTATTAATATACCTGAATTATAATCCACTCTAGCTGGCATAGTTTGTCTAATCTGCTCAAATACAGATAGATCATATCGTGATAGTATATCTATAATTGAATTAATCAAATTCTTTGTACTGTATTTTTTAAATACCCGACGTCTTAAATGATCTAACTCTCTATATGTTTCTGAGAAACCAGCACGGTTATCAGGGTTACCAATATAATCATCGATTTTGAAAAAACCAGTATGGTTATATATATCTTCCTCATATGCCTGCGTCGCTGATAGATAAACCCCAACTTGGTTTGTATCTACTGGTGATTTATCATATAATGATATTTCACTACTCGTTTCATAATCCAATGGTTTTAAAAGATTATTGTCATCAATTCTGACTTTGTTAGTCATTATATTATTTGCACCTATTGATGGGATTCTTGTATAGTATTCCTCAGTTACACCTAATAAATCATCAGATTCAAAGTTATATAATGATGCTGATATAATACTACCATTTTCAGTAGTTGAGATTTGCTGATTAGGGTGCCGTGATACCACACCAGTTGTACCCACTATAGATTTTAATTGAGAATCTGGTATAAATCGCATCTTCAAATCAAAATATGATGAAGTATGTGTATTACCATTATACATATTTCTTGCCAATGTATGATCTGTAATAACTGAATCTATAAGTGCATTTTCCCAAATTCTTAATTCTTGAATCTTACCTGATAGTGAACCGACATTATCCCATAATGATGGTGTAGTACCATCGGTGGGTAAACTACCACTACCAATAATTAAATCACCACTAGATGTCCAAGCCGCATTATAAGATGATTCAGTCGAACCATCTATTATTAACTTAGATGAAGTACTTACAGTTAATTGATCTCTAAATCCACGTTTGTATATAAGGCTGTATGAATTATCTGTGGTTATTGAGGATGTACTAACATTTCTTTGTATTACTATAGTTGACATTTTACTATCAAACAAAGGAACATCTATAATAGATGATGATTTATATCCCGATGAACCACTTAAATGAAAGTGAATATTACCACGATTAGTTGATGATCCAGTTTCTTCAAGTATAATTGCGAAATCAGATCCCTTACTTATTAAACTTACAGTATCTTTTGTATTTTGTTGAAATTGTAATTCAATAGCATCTGGAATTTTATATTCATTAAAACTATAATCAGATCCATTAAAAGTTGAAGTCTTGTCCCAAACAGTCTTTAAATAATTATCACCATCAAAATTAAGATGATACACAAATTTATCATGCTCCCAATATAATTGAGTTTCAGATTCATCAATTACAGGCCCACCATATTCTCTAATTGATAAGAATGATTGTGGTATACCATACATTGACATAAGTGCTTTTACACTTCTACGGGTACCTTTTGTTTTAAGTAAATGTGGTATGTTATTAACAATTCGTCGCCACACCTCACTATTCATCTGCTTTTCAGATTTAGATGCCAACGATCCACTCTGCATGGGATTTCCTGATTTATCAGTTCCTATGAAATATCTCCAAAGTTCACTTCTCTGCTTTGAGTGTGTTAACTGCCACCCCATTGATGATGCAACATTATAAAGTAATTCATCAGACATACCATCAAGTGGATGTTCTTCTCTTGAATTTATATTAGTTAATGAGTTAACATAATTCCAAACAACATCAAAATACTGACCAATCATATTTAAGAAAAGTAAGTAATCTTGATTTAAATCATCCTCTGCAATAGATGATGGTGTAACTTTTGTTAACATTGAATCATTTGTAGAATCATAGTAACTAGCAGTGGATAACAACCCATTAAAATAAGTTTCAGCTATTGAAGATGTTGTTGTATACAACTTTAGTGGAAATGATGTAGGTGATGATGATTTTTTAGGCCACGGTTCAAATGTAAATGCAGATGAACTATAATGTGTATATAATGATCCAGTCGATTCATAATACATCCAATTTTCCCAACCATCTAAATCACCGATCAGAATATCACGCCTATTCATAGATTGTGATATATTGGTTATCGCATTTGAGCCCGATATAGATTCCAATGTTGATATTCTAAGATCGTAGTTTTCAATTAATTGTAATTTATATTTAAAGTTATGAACACGCTCTACTGCTGATGAGTATTTTACAAAGTTTTTAAAATCAGTATAATCGATGTTTAATTTTGTATTACCAAATGAGCTAGAAAAGTTATTATTAACTATTTGATTAGATGTTATTTGGTTAGTATCTAATAAATCATTCCAACTTTTTAATGAAGTTCCTTGTGATTTTCCATAATTCCCCGAATCAATTGCGAAATCGGGTGCAGAAAAATCTGTTTGTTTTTCTACAGTTGTTGTAGGGTAAACCAAAACACGGTCTATATAAGAATCTCTTAGTACTAAATCAATAGATGGTTGTTCATTTTCTAATCCAGATGAAATTCCTCTGTATAATTTAACTATTATATTAGTTAATCCATTTAGATTTAATAATGAATTATCGAAATATCTAACTGTAGCATAAGTAGGTTGCCCCTTTAGATCATCTGTTAAGTTTAAATTTGCACTAATTGAAGATACTCTATCCTCAACATCTGCATCATCTGTATAAAATATAGGATTAAAATTACCATCTAGTTCCTGTTGAAAGATTATATTATTATTTTCATTAACAATTAATTCAAATCTCGCAGTTCTTCCAGTTGTTATAAATTCAATAGGTAGTTCTGTCTCTGATAACGATTGTTCAGATTCGCTTTCGGATTTTTGAATAGGTAAAATAACCTCTACCCAATCACCAGAATCAGTTGGATAAAATCTAGTATCCTTTTGATTAAAACGCGTTCTAGGGAATTGTATATCCCTTACACTCTCACCAACACGTTTGTTGTTATCAAAATAAATACCAACAATTGGTTCTATTTCGTTGTTGCCAAAATTTAATGCAAATTCATGTTTAAAATCAGTTGGTTTATTTAAAAAATCATAAATTGATTTTAACTTAGATGAATCGATTGGATTTGATATTGATAATTGAATCTCAGTTCCATCTGCTGAAATACTATCCATATCCATATCGGAAATCATAGTATTTAAGAAATTATATACTAAAGTATAATTACCATTACCAACACCATTCGATCTTACATCATTTTCTGGGTTGATATCAATTGTATAATCAAACTCAGCACCATCATTAATATTAGTATTTATTGGATATTCAGAACCACCCAAATGGTTATTTTCAGAATATATGTGATACTCAATTTTTGATTGAGGTGGAAAGTGCGAATCAGTCAATGATACATTACTAATATCTAATTTATTTAAAATAGAATCATCATAAATTTGAGCATGATCTATTGGTTGTTTAGAATCAATCAGTATATTTTTATTACTAAACCTATTAATTGCCATTATATACTCACTATGATTTTAATTTGTTTTAATGTATCCGTTATTAGATTACCATTAATAGCACCTAACGCAACCGTACCAATTGATGCCGAACTATCAAATTCATCTAAAGGTAAGTTAGTAGTTTCACCATTTTGATATAATAATTGTAATGAAAACTCAATATTAGGGTTCATATTTTCAACTAATCTTGTAAATTTATAATTTAAATCAGATTCAGGTCTCAATATAGTTTGCCTTAACTTATTGTCAATTCTCTTTTTAAACTCAACACGGGTAGAGACATCGTTTCCAAACTCTATACCATAAAAATACTCAGCAGATTCACCTTGAAAATCTACTATAATACTATCATCGTAAATAAAATCAAGATCCATTACCTTATTATTACCAACTATTATATCAGTTAGAATGACATCTAACCCACGTCGAAAACTATCTAAATATCCAGAACTTTTTCGTTCGTACATCCTATTTGGAGATCTACCAATATCATCATATATGATATATTGATTCTGACCATAATCTAAATATCGATATTGATTATCAGGATCATCACTATATTCATAATCCTCTCCAACTTTGAAGAAAAATGGTTTACCTAACTTTTCAGCGACAAGGTTTATTATGAGACTTGATGGTAATTTATGGTAAATTTCATTTTCTATATAATAATAAGATGGACTACCTACATCATAAGAAAATCCGAGCTGAACGATCTCCCCACTCCAATTGAAATCATTTACTAAAGTTTCATCAGTATCAACTAAGTTAGAGATGGATATTATATTTAAATTTATTACTGTTAAATTAGATTCCTCAACTGGAATTAACATTTCATCAATATCCGTATCTATAAATTTATTAAACGAATCTACACTATACGTTGATTTTTGAGCAGGTAATTCCATTTTTGGGTATGGTGATATATCACCATCCAATTTAGTATATGATATTATTTGGTTAAATGAATTTCTTCTTACTGTATCTGCCATCTATCGTATTACTTTAAAAACGTACCCATCAAAATATTCTTCCTTACTACCACGAACTACTTTAAATTCAAACTGATAAAATCTTTCCGATTGTAATGTATTAAACCAAAAGTCGAAATAATTACCATCTGAATCACATCCCACTTTAGTATAAATATCATCGAATGGAATTATTGCTAGATTTGTTTCAACATCCCGTAATTGATAGTATGTACTTTCAGGTAAATACTTTAAAGTATTGTATAATGATGAGGTAGCAAACGTTCTTTCTCTAAATCGTTCTCTCCCAACTACTCGTATTCTTGCCTTAGATCCCTCTTTATAATACCTATTTAAGTTTTTGGGGTATAGTATTAGATCAACATCATTCACTTCATTTAACGAGCCTGTATCGAATATAGTATTGTCCCAATTTATTTCTAAAGTCGGTACATATATTGTATGGGTTTCATTTGAAAAGAATTTTGATGATCCAAATCTAAGTGAACCAGTCTCAGATATATTAGGCCGTTTAATAATAAATCCATTATTATCCCTAACACCACTAATCCAATCATTTACATAATCAGTAACATCAACTCTTAAATTATTAGTATAACTATTAAATGTCTGCGATGATGTAGTATTTACCGTTGAAGATGTGTACCAAACACCACCACCATTTGATTTGTAATAAGATGATGTGGTATCTAATAATGTACTTCCAGTATCCCATAATGTAGAATCATTTCGATATCGCCAAGACACACCATTTGTGACTTGCGGTGTATAGTGGAATTGACCAATACCATTATCCCAACTTTCAACTAAAGGGAATATATCTAATTGATATTCAGATTGAACTTCACTTTGCTCAGTTGATGTTAAATTTAAATAATACTTTATAGAACTTCCAGATATTTCATTATTAGATAAAGATGATGACATATCAGTTAAGTTGAATTTAATCAAAATTCGACTATTACCAATGAAGTTATTTGAATCTATTTCAGATTCGAAGAACTTAGTTACTTCTAAAATTTCATCATTACCAGTGTTTTGATCCATACGTTCTGATTGTTCGTAGATTGTAGAATCTTTTTGTGCATATGTTCTGTAAATCATAGTTTAACCTTTAAAATGATAAAGATACCACTCTTCCTCTAATGTCGGTATCTGGGAATTTAATTTCAAATATTGATGGATCTTTTGGTGGATATACTATCCCATTCTTAGTAGCATTGGATATACTATATTTATTGGGTGAATAATTACCATTATACTTATTAGTAATACGTAAACCACCCTGTTCGTTGTTATTAGGTCTAACTACAGTTTGTACACCAGAAACACCATCCAACAAAACATATAATTTAGATATATTAATAGGCTGACCTACAGACCAATTATCAATATTAAAGTATTTTTTTAATTTATCAATACATTTCAATAAAACTTCATTTGAATTATGATTAGGTAACACTATTATCTCAAAATCAATTGCTATGTTAACTATGTAGGCATCTTTAATATTAACCGCATCAGTTAATAATCTATAGTGTGATATGTAATTTTTTAAATTAGTTTTAGTCGCTAAATTTAATTGAGTTAACTTTTTGTTACTATCAAATCCCAATGTATATAGATTAAGTGCTAATGGGTTTAATATTTCATCACCAATCGAACTATTACTTAAATCAGTACGTAGTTTATAATCTTGAATCAGATGTGCTTTAGAAATTGAACCAAATTGGGGTGGTAGTGAATAACACCTCATAACATAATCTTCTTTAGTAACACTTCTATTCTGTGCTCCGAAATATGCCATAGCATTATTTCTTATCTCATCAAGAGTTTCCTCACTCCTAGCACCACGTGCTGGTTTAGGATTTGATACTGCTAATGATTTTTGAGAAAACCTTAATAGGTTAGAATCTAACTGAGAAGTATTATCATTTCCAAACGTTCTACCTATAATAGTAGTTAAATCTTTCTGAGGTACATTGTCCTGAACCCCATTACCTATTAGATATGTCACTGTTAATGTGGTGTTTGATGGTGCTGCTCCATACGTTTTTGTATATAAGAAGTTAGATGGATCTATGCCTTGGTCTATATTTGATGTGGCATTATATAGAGCCGACCCAACATTGTCAGGATTTGGTAGAATTTCTTCATCGGCATTTGCTGATACACCCGCTCCAAATTGTATGACTAATTCATCAGAATCATCAAACCTTGTAATAAATCGTTTTGGAACTCGGTTTAACCTCAATAAATATGGAGTCTGATCATTATACTGATGTAAGTTTGTAGAATTTTCATCATCATTAGTTACTTGCTCAAATACAGTATCTTGTGCTAAGTATGGAACCTCAGTCCAACTATCACCATCTGAATCGATGATGGATTTTATACCTATAATATTCTCTTCATTGATACGAATCTTATCATATATTCGTGGATTATCGAATGTGTATTGTAATTCAACTTCACGACCACTGACAGCATTTACTTTCTTTTTAAGTAAATAATATATTGGTTCATTTGTCGAATCATCTATTTGATAAACTGATATCTCAGTAGGGTCAAATGAGGATGATTTTGAGAAATCGACTGATTTTATAGTTCTAAATTCAGTATTCCTAAATTGAGTAGACCCCACTGCCATTTTAGGGTTAACTGTTAGTGCGTATCTAAAATCAGGCTTAACATCATCCCCAGTTCCGATTGCAGGAACTAATTGATATATTTCTAATTCAACTGTAGATTGTACCACATTTTTGGGTTTATACCCATATGCAGAGGCTAAATTAAATACATTTGATCGTTCTTCCGCATTGGTAATTAACGATTCTCTTAACTGCGTATCTGTATAAAATGATAGGACATCACCGATGTACGATGCCATTTCAATAAACATCATACCAGGGGATGATTCATTAAAATCATTATACGTATTTGGAAAATAGTTTTTAGAAAACTCGATTAGCAATTTTCTAAATTGACCGAAATCTCTACCTATTAACCGTACATCTTTATTTACTAATTTATTATCATTTACCATTTATAATCTCCATTACTCTATATTTACAAACCCAGATGAATCTACTAATATAATTATCTGCTGATTAGCTCCCTGTTCTGTAACTCGAAATCTTAATTTTACTTTAACGTAATTTTTATCTTCAATAATTGTGGCTTGTAATTCACTTACTATAATATATGGTAGCCAAAATTCAATATCCTCTCTAATGTTTTCATTTAAGTCATTTTCAATATCTGGTGTTAATTGCTCAAATAACAATTCATAAATCCTACTACCAAATTCAGGCTGAAAGGGTCTCTCACCTTTTTTGGTAAGAAGTAAGTTTTTAAGATTTGACACAGCTTGTTCCTCAGTAGTATAACTTAGTTTAAAAAGTCCAGATTTTTTACCAAATGGCAAAGTAATACCAACTGCTGTGTCTTTCTTTAAATCAATAGGATCATAAAAATATTCCTTACGTCTAGCCATTAGTTATCCTTTATTTACTTAAACTTCTTTCTTTAGATTTTTTCAATATTTTTGAATAATCCTTAGTGAACATATTTTTAACACCATCTGGTAAAGATTCTACATCCACAGGCCGACCATCTATGTCGTTAGTTGGTATTGATTGTGTTACACCATTCTTATCAAAAGACATTGCATTTTTTGATGTAAGACCACCTTCGCCATTTACATCTTTCCATTCATTTTGAATATAAGTTTCGTTTAGCATTCGATTTAAAGTCGAGTTTGCAGCAAACTTCTGTTCTTTTATATTTTCGTTTTCAATTAATTGATTACCCGATTGATCAGTTATACCATCTATGATGTCATCATCAGATGGTTTGGCAATTTCATTTAAAAAAGATTTCATTTCCTCTTTCACTGCCTTTTTTACTGCGTTTTCAATTATTTGCTTAAATTTCGATACTTTCATAATACGTTCTTTTATATAAATATATAATTCATTTGTTTTACACTATACCAATCCAAGGAAATGGTGGGCCTGGTATAGGGCCATTTGGTGATGGTATAGTTCCAATGTATAATCCTGTAATAGTTAGTAGATGTATTTGAAATGCAGTGACTAATTTTGCGCATATAATATTTCCCAATGGTACGGGTGAAGGTGGGTTATTAAATGCATTGAACAGGTTAACACTAAGAGTTGTTACGATTCCACCGAATTGAGTATTTACCCCTGTAATCGGGCCCACATATCCAATTGGTGGTGGAAGTGGATTCCATTTAGTTTGTAACCAATACGATGATAGTTCGTTTGCCCACTTAATATAATACGGTGGAATTGATTTACGGCCTGATTGTTTTGTTTTATTAAATACATCAAGTATTGCATTTTCCATCAATATAGTAGGTGGTGTTAATATTGGAATTGATCCAATTATATTAGAAATAGACACCATTGATGTTGATGCTTTATAAGAATTTGATATGACACGGGCAGTGTCTCTTTCGGTTTTGGGAACGGCACTATCTAAAAAAGGTGCTACTGTATTTACGAATGTACTCCAATTTGCTGGCATATTTATTGTGCCATTAATTTGAGATCCGCTAACAATTTTTGAACTTGTGGTAGATTAGTTGCTACACCAGTTGGGCCTGCGCCTGTTGCAAAGGTTGCTTTAGCTGATACTAAATCTGCTAATTGTTGTATAACACTTTCTAATATAGTGAACATCTTATCCATATCAGCTGCCCAATTTGGTGTTGATATATTGACTGATTTTTTAGCTGATAATATTATATAATCTGATTTAGAATTTAAAATTATCCTATCAGAGTTGATAAGTATAGTTGGTTTATTAAAACTTTTCTGCGGTATCACTCCCAATGCTAATGATTGAGCTGTTGATATTGGTAGATTTTGAGAAGATGTTAGCCAGATTGATGATAAATCATCATTTACATCCTCTATGGTATATTTATTAGAACCTTTAGATGATTTTCTACCATTTGATAATATGATTATTGGTTCTTCAACTTTAGCCGATTTCCAAGAAGGTCTGAGAGTAGTATCACTATTCTTTGGTGTGTATCCAAATCGAAGGGAATGTCCAAATCTACCTTCTATAATAACATCACCTATAAATGGTTGCAATTGGTTTATCCCACTCACTTCCACAAAACCATTTCCTAAATTATATTTATTTGATTTTAACCTTGATGTATTTGGATTTCCAGTTTGAGTTGATTGGTATTCTAAATTTCGATCTACAACTTTGATTGTTTTAGATCCAGGAAGCGCATTATTATGAATACTGTTTTGTAATGAAATCGGGTTTAAGTAATAATATCTAGTATTGGAAGTTTTGTTGGTTGGTTTTGAACTACCATCATGCGATTTTACTAATAATACAGCCTCACCCATTAAAGGTACTTTTTTTATATTAGAATCATAAGGGTATGCTGTGATTAATTTATTAGGGATATTCTCTACATGAACCCCAATAGAATTTACCGAATTGCTATTATCATCTTTTAAAATTATACTTTTAACTATTCCAGTATTTAATGAAAAATTAGACATTAATCACCCTCACTCTTTTTAAGTAAATCAATTTTATTATCAATTTCTCTTGCGTTACTCAGAAGTTGTTTCTTTTCTTCATCTGACAATCCAAATGAATCATCATTACCAGAACTAGAATCCTTTAACATACGTTGCACAATAGCTGCCAACTTAACAATCTGCTCATCATTCTTTACAGCGATTTCCATATATTCTTTTATAAGTGGAACCACCACTGTCGCATCATTAAGATCTTTAACTAATGGTTCTAACGTTGCTATTAATAGTTTAAGCTGCCTATCTTTCTTTTTAGAATTGTCATATATATGAGACATTAAATCAGAAAATGATTTACCTTTAAATAATTCTGTATCCTTATCCATCTATTTTTATTTTTATATGTCCATTTGCATTGTACTCAGTGTATAACTTTAGATATAAGGTTTTTAATATGTTAACAACGCGAGTTATGTATTGAGTATTGACATTAGTTCGTTCTCTAATAAGTATATACAGTGCTTTTTTGTTATAAGAATATAAATTATGCCTACGTTTAAATAACTCATTTACACTATCAGCAATCGATCTATCACGTTGTTTAGAAAATAACGTATTCAAATTAACATCAATGTATTCTGAAAATAAATCAATAAATTCTGATTTATATTCTCTACTACTTTCTGAATAAACTTCATTTACAATATCTCTAGATAAATCAACAGCCTCTAACGTATCACGTGACTTAAGAATATCATAATTTTTGTTATTCTCATTCCATAGATAATGCCTAGATATAACTGTAAAGTATGAAAATGCTTTACCGTTTTCAGGAATATACATATGTATCTTTTCATTAAGGAATGCCACCACATTAGCTTTTACATCATCGAATGAATCATTAAAATATTTTGTTTTAAATGTGTTTATCGCATTTTCTGCTAACTTATCAAATGGATATTGTATAAATCGTTTATAAATCTTATTTCTAAGCCGTTGATCATCAGTTCCATTGTATGCACATATTGCTACTTGTGTTATATGTGTAAAATACCGTTTTGATTTTTTTCTTCTTCTTTTCTTTATTTTCTTAACTTCCCCCATTCTCTAATTTCTCCCCTCAGTTTCTTCTACATTATTATCTAAATTAAATTCATCATTAAGTGAATTCATTGCGGATTTAATTTCAGCGAATATCGATCCAGATTCATCATCAGATTCAAATGAACCCAATGTATCAATATCCTTCATTTTCATATATGCTGATTTCATTGAATTAAAACTTGCTATAAAAAATCCATAATTTGTTTCATTTTCATCTTCTAATTTTTCTAATTTTTTGAAAAGATTGTATATTATAAAAACACACACACTTAATACAATTCCTAAAATTACTATCGTTGCTACCATATTATATTTTTAATCCGTTTTAAATATACTATCAAAATCTAATTTCGATTCCATTTTGATCGAACTTAGCTTTTCTTTTTTAGATGGACGACCACCTGTTGATTTAGGTAATGCTACCCCACTCCCACGTCTCCATCGGTCATTTTCATATCTTGCCGCCATAATGTCAGCCTGATGCATTATAAACGGTAATGATGTCTTTAAATAATTGTTTTTATTATATGATATAAAGTATTGCTTATTAGATTCATCATACAACCCATCTGTTAGTTTGATCCCAAGATACTCTACCTCTGAAATCTTAATACCAAAATGATTCAACATCCAAAAAGTACGATCATTTAAATTCATGTAATGCATACTAGGATTTGTGGTATATATTTTACCTTGATTCTCAACATGCCATTGGGAATCATTAGGTATGTACCAATTTTCAGTTTCATTACCAATCTTACCTAAATCATGGTGAAGTGCTGTAAAGATTAATGTTTCAGTATCAAAATCACCAATCTCCATTTCGGAATCTTCATAAAGTTTCATTACGTTTACTGCATTACGTGTAACACGTAATACATGATCTATATAACCACCAGCGAAGGCATTATGAAAAAAATCAGTTGAAGATGCAGGTGTTAGTAAGATTCTCTCTTCCAGTACATCATACATATTATTCAAAGCAATTAACCGATCACCTTTAAAAGTATTGGATATAATCTCTCTTAAAAGTTTATAATTACTTGTAATTTCATTTTCATCTAAGATATGAATCATATTTCTATATTATATATTGGGGTTACTATTGATAAAATATCACCTTCACGGTATATCTGATATGATTTATCACCGTTTTTATGCTTAACGCCTGTACCTTGTAGCAGTACCGTATCACCCGCTTTTACAGTCATTTGTATTCTATCACCAGTTTGAGTAAATAATCCATCTCCTGTTATTAAAACAATACCCATCATAGTATCATCAAGGCCCGCTGGTTTTAATAATCCACCTGCTGTTTTCTCTTCTTTGTTTTTGATTATATCGACAACAACCCTATCACCTAATGGTTTTTCGTATCTGTATTCCATAGTTTTTTTATTATTATTTTATGCAATATACGAAATATTTTACGATTAAACAAATTATAAGCTACTTTCTTTTTCTTTTTCTTATTGAAGTTTTATCAGAATTGATAAGTTTCGTTTTCTGTGGAACAATATCGACCTTAGTATTATCCTCATTATTACTAACATAGGATACATATTTGTTTAGTGCTATAACCATAGCAATTGCTAATGGGTCAAATACAATTACAATTAATAATGTAAACCAATTCACAACCTCATTCATAGGTTTTCCTGTTAGTTCTGTTAAGTATAATAATGGTCCTAACTCAGATGAGATAGTACTTTCTGATTTTACAGACATAATCCGTAGCTCATATTTTGTAATAGAATCATTTAATGTATTGATCTTATCTGATAACTTATCGTAATTTATTTGAGAAACATTAAGTTGTGTATTCAACACCGAGCGGGTTGCACTTGATGTAGTTGTTATTATTTTACCAGTGTCATCATCTTTATATTGAATAACGTTGTTAGACAGTCCTTTTGTCAACTCATTTATCGAATTGGATATATTGTTCCGATCAATTGTATATCTGTTTGATTCAGTGATGAACCGATCTTTCTTAGTTTCTAACAACTCAACCTTATTATTGAATATATCCATTTCAAATGCAGTCGACTGATAAGCTGATGTCAAAAATCCATAAACTCCAGCTGATGTTATTAACATTAATATAACAACCCCTAATGTCAAATAAGTCTTTAAAAATACCCCTATCCGTTTCCAATGATTATGTAGGTAACTTGCAATTACCAACTTTGAGAATTCTAAGGTTGATGCCATAATAATAACTTCAATCTGAGATCCAGCGAACAATGAACTAAGACCGTAAACAGAATAATATGCAGCTGTGAATGATAATCCAAATGTAGATAATACCATCAGAATTATAAAAAGTGTACTTTTTTTAAAAATAGTTTTCCAAAACACCATGTAATTAACTTTTTAAATTGTAGTTATAATAAATACTTATGAGCTTGATTCAATTCTTTTTTACTTATTCATGTTTGATCTTTAGATTAACCATGTATATATAAGTACAAACTAATAAGTTATTCTTTAATATCAGATTGACAATAATTAAAATCCTATTAATTAAGGGATAAGAAAAAAATAAGTATCATCATAAGAGGTTTCGGGAATACTATATCTAATTAGTAGATATAAAAAAACACCCAAACTGGGTGTTTAAATTAATCAAATATTAAAATTTCATCAATTGGGTATGAATGAAGATTACCCCTAACCATAATCACAGGTTTCCAACCAGGCACCTTGAAACTGCATTCTCTAACAATAGATACATATTTGATAACATCAGTCCATTTGGAAACTCCATATACGTTTCTTTTGAATTTACACCCAATCAACTCATCCATATCACTGATCGTAGATTTACTGAACTCATTCAACTCATTCATATTTATTTTTCATTTAACTCGTTTTACAACTATCAGTTACCCATTCCATTTTTTTAACTAATTCAGGTTTTTTAAGGCCCGCTGAGGTATATTTGTTTATTAATTTAAACAACTTCCTTTCAAACTCAGATGATATATCAATATCATTATCTGGATGATCATACATTTCAACCCCCAATCTATCAACTAATCGATTCATCCGTTTTAGTTGATCTTGATTCATTGTATGTTCGTGTCTCTCAATTTTCTCAGAAAATGCAACCGAAATTAATGCCACATCTTGGTAATGAAGTTCAGTTTCAAACTTCTCGTTTATAGTAAATCCCATATTTTTTATTTTAATCAAAAGTAATCATTTAATTTGGAGACACCAAACTTTCTACATTAAATTTATGTTAAGTTTATTCGGTAACTTAGATTATTGAATATATATATAGTGAGCAGAACAAGTTACCATCTATGTGGGCAGGGGGATATATGCTAAGAATAATAATGAGTTTAGTAATATTAGTTTTGATGGGATTTAACGTAAATGCTCAAAATAAAGTGATTGATCCCTATAAAGAACGACGTGGTCGAATAGGTGATCATCAGGTATTTAAAACGGGATTAGATACCTACGATCAAAAAAGTGGTCTTAAAGTGGATATTATATTCCCACAGACTGTAGTTCTTTTTGCACTTATTGAATCAGATGGATCGCATTATTTACCATTGCCCCCTGAAATGGAATGTGAGTTATTTGGTGAATTTTGGTGGACTGGTAATATTCATAGACATGGTTATTGTAAGATTGAAATTAATCTAAACAATGAACGGTTTTTAATATGCACTCAAAAAGAATGCTTTATATTAGAAATTTCGAAACCAGAAGAAAGTGTAACTAGGCGTATCGTTTATAAGTTCACATATAGGGATACTAAACTTGTATGGGATGATGAAAAACGAAAGTTAGTTAATGTATTACATAAAGCTAGCTTTTAACGAATAACAGTGGGATTATTCCCCCTGTTTTATTACAACAGGTAGATACTTATTTACATAAGATATTTCTTTAAACTCAATCTCTTCAATTTTCCTACATAAATAATAATACCCATCCTTCTTAAACACACTATCGCATTTATTTGCAACCTTCCAGTATGCAAGTATTGGTTTATTATTAATTTTAATTCGTCTGATGATACTATATAAGTTGTCGTTTATACTTATCATTTGATTTATATTATTCATATTAGTTTACAGATATTGAATTTACTACACCAATTATTTTATAGGTTACTTTACATTTAGAGTTAGCGGTATCAATGGATTGTAATTTTAATATAATACCATTCATAAATATTCTACTCGCGACAACATCGATTGAACTTTTATTAGTGCCAAATATTACTATTTCATTTTTATTTTCAGTAACACCGATTGATTCTTCACTATCTAAAAATTCACTATCATCATCAACTTCATCATCAAACTTATCATCATACATGATTTTATTACCATCAGGATCACAATATAAATCATACATATACGATATTTTATCTTCATTAGATAATGTCGAAAATATATCGATTTCATCATCATCCCACCAATCACTTACATCATTCATATCTCTCCTATCTATATTTTTTATATAACTCGTTTAGGTATAACATCACATCATTATTTAATTGATAATGATGAACAATATAATATCGCATTAAATTGCCCACAAATGCTATTTCCGTTTCAGACATCCCTACTTTCATCGGCATATCAAATACTTTTGAATGCATTCTAATGGATAATTTCTCTAATAACTTCCATGTATTTGATGTACCAGTGATAATATACCCATTATCCCCTCTACTGAAAAGAATATTAGATAATATGTCATTAGATGTTATGTTAAAGTAATCATCTAATAATGGTTCTTCAACTACATTATGTACGGTGGTATCACAAACTTCATTTACATAAGTAATAATGCTGTTACTCTTGGTTACTAAATCCCAATCGAAAGACTTTGGTTCTGGCAGTAGAGATAAAGTTGTTAGATGATCTTTATTATTTGATTTTATTTCATCTATAACTGAGTTAAAGTCTGCATCTGTATTATATATGGATTGAAATAGTGGGTTCGTTTTATCTATCTCCCCCATATCGACCTCATATTCATCCTGCCAACTCCGATCACTGTACCAGTTTCGGGGCAATTCATCCACTGCTGATTTAAAATAAGTTTCTTTATTTTTTTGTGTTTCTTCATCTTCCATACCTCATCTATAAATATGTGAAACTATCTAAATCTTCTTTTCAATAATCTTTTTTCTATTTTCATTGCTTTTTTCGCATCGGATGCTAAATCCATTTTATTTGGGTGAGTTCGTTGTATGTTCTGATCGATTTTAATAATATCATACACAGCATGCCAAGCGGCAAATACTTTGGTCTGATTGGGTATGAAATATGCTTTCATTAGTTTACCGTTATCATCAGATACAAAGTATTTGCCGTTATTATCAGCAGCAGTTTTAGCTGTAGGATATTCCGACTTAACAAATTTCTTTATTTTATCAAATGTTGGGCTTTTCATATTAATTAATTACCTCAAGAATTTTAGTTGCAGTCACTGAGGAAACTTCATATTCCAACCCTGAACTTTTGAACAACTCATGTATCTTAACTTCTCCATCTGATACTGATACCGCATTAACTAAATATTGCTCTGTTACTTTTTTTGTTGTCTTACCGTTATCGGTAATTACTTTTACTTTTACTGAATACCAATTCATATTATTTGTTATTTGTTATTTGTTTAAAATTTATATTAAATCTGAATTCTAATTCTTTTTCGGTTGATAATCCCAATGATGGTGGTGTGATATTTGGTGGAGAATCAGATGAACAATCAATTACATGATAATGTTCTACGTATTCACCACGGGAATCACACATCATTCCAGCAGATAATATAATCAATTCTACTGGAAAATGTTCTGAGGTAAAGTGATGGACAGGTTTATTTCCTATCTTATGTTTCCAATGATCTTTTAAGTTCGACATGATGTAATATATGAAAAAATACTTGAATAAACAAGCCATTTGTGAATTATTAACAGAACGTTAATAACGTATGTATTGAGAATTTAATTGGTAGGTTGAGATTAAACCTCTTATGTTATCACTTTTGTTACCGTGCCAATAAAGTGCGACCTCTATTGTTAATAACGTATCCACATTCAACACGAATGTATGACAACATCACCGCCTTTTTTAATGAGTGGCTATACTCATATCATTATGGAACTACTCAACTTTCATCTTTCCTCTGACCTTGCGAGCCATTCATCACCGCGAAGTGATTAAGTGCAGAATTCAATCAATTCATTTCTGCCTTGCGAGCTTCTACGAACCTACATTCTCCTAAGAGTGTAGGATTAGGTGATTTGTTTTCCATAACTGTTGAAGTCTTTGCTTTTTTCTATCTATATGATAGTAAGTGATGGATTTGAACCACCGACAATCTGCTTCTGAGGCAAATGCTCTACCAACTGAGCTAACTTACAAAGTTTAAATTCACGAAGGTGTGCTTCAACAGTTGCTTCATACCCTTTTGAGATACAAAATACAACACACCTCATACGTTTCGGATTGCAAATCCTACTGTGCGGTATTTTAAGATTACTACGAATTCTATACGAATCCTTTTACCTTTCATACTGAATGTTCGCCTTATCCCTAGCAAGGAATCAAACTCACACTCTACAACTTATCCTATTCTAACTACATTGATTTAGTTTGTAATGGGGTAAGTTACTACACTTATTAGTTCTCACCGAATGGCTCTGAACGTATCCTTTCTCAAGGGCCCGATTACATCAACTTACTGCTATATCCACCATTTGGTAATGATGGCCTGATTTGAGTATCAGGTAAGATGTTGCTTGTTTAAATGAACTAACGAATTAGCGATGAGATGTGATATATCACCTTTCAAAATCCTTACGGATTTCTATTCTTTATTAAACTATCAACTTATTGTCAGCCTGGCTGTTACACATCGATGATACTTTAATTGGATATCAAACTACCCAATATTATTAAACTCCCATTGGACAGTGGTAATACGTAGATTATCTTCAACCCCGATGCCAAATCGGTGCCTACTACCGAAGTAGGATTAATCATGTATTTAGTTTAATACTTTCAATACTTTCAAAGAACGATTTCTTTACTTATTTAACACCCACAATATACGAAACTTAAATAAGATATCCAAATTTAATATGTTAAATTAATGTTAAATCTTTTTGAGCGGGTGGATGGAACTGACCCACCTTCTTCTAACTGGAAGTTAAACGGGTATTCCCTTAACCCCTCACCCGCATTTATAGTTTCCACAATCATTATCGTTTCAACCGTGCTAATATAAGTATTAAAATTAACTTAACAAAACTTTTGATGTTAAATTAATGTTAAATATTATTTTACTTCACTTTTAATTAAATCAATTATTGATTGATTTTTTTGTAAACCTACAACTACATTCCATAAATTTTTCATGTATGTAATATGTGAATCTTGCATTTTAAATTGAAGTTCATCATCCATATAAAATGGTGTCGTTGAACCTGTGATTAATGCATCTATGACATCGACATCTCTACTTACATCTACTGTAGAATTATTCATTAATTGTTTAAGATATTGTATCTTATTAGGTAAACTTACATTCTCCCACCTCATACTTTCTTCATTATCGATTCAAATGCCATTCTAGTTAACATCCCATTTGGTTTATACTCAAATCCTTCAAACGTAAATGATTTACCTTTAACCTTAGTATATGCTCTTGCTATTTTCCCAGCTGAAAACTTACCAATTTTATCAATAGAACCACCTGATTTTGAAATCAATTCAACAGTATCGTTGGTTTCTTTACCTTGATAGATGATAGCATCTTGATCGTATTTCTTTGCTAACCTAACTGCATTTGATTTAGTTATATTGGGAATGAATAACGATTCTTCAACTACTGGTATCTTCATATCATCAGGACATTTAGAGTAATCAATATCAGCACTCTTACATTCCATCCAATAACCTTTAACTTTAAAGAAACCCAATCCTAATGATCTAACATCAGATTCCAATCGTTTATTTCTTTTTGTGTTATCTGATTTACTATTACCACCACGATATGCGGTGATTATAGAAAAGCTATCAGATGCTTCTTTTTGAGTATGTTGATATACCCTATTTAATGAGGCCTCATTAACTGATGATTTGTTACCGTATTTAATAGCGTATGCTAGGTTCTCTAATGTTACTACTTTCATTTATCATCCTTATTATTTAATTTGAGTGGGCCTTGAGGGACTCGAACCCCCGACCTTTACGTTATGAGCGTACTGCTACTAACCAACTGAGCTAAAGGCCCGATAATATATATTATATAAATACAATATACGAATTCTATTTTATATATCCTAATTTAATTTAATGTTTATTTGAGCGCAAGGTGGGATTCGAACCCACGACCCTTTGGTTGGAAACCAAACGCTCTGACCAACTGAGCTACTCACGCTTATATTATTAACATCTTAGTTATTCCAAATCGGAATATGCGATAACCACCACGTGCAGGTGTGTTAATTTCGGTTATCTGGAGCTGGAGGGATTCGAACCCTCGTCTTATTCAGCACGTCATACAAATTCATTCACAATCATAGTTCATTTTTCTAAATAAACAAAATACCAAAATTATTGATGTGGTTTATAATGTCAACTTTGTAAAAACATTCTCATAACGGATTTCCACTATCCTACTACACTTTAAGGTAGTTAGCACCCACTTATAACTTTCTGTTTCTAGGTAGTTATCACCCATCGGCTACGCTGCTAGAGCGAACTCACCACCTACGAAAGACATTGCATCTTCGAAGGTAAAATCTGACTTTTCGTCGTTTAACTATTATCACCATAGATTATAGAGATAGATGACATTTCTCTGATTGCACTCACATAAACTAGATCTGCTAATCAATTCCAAGTCAGCCCCAATTATTATAAACAATCGTTATTGTTTAATTCTTCCTAATTTTATTTCAATCTCTGCTCGTTTGCCGAGTTGTTTAATACCCTCAATTGGGTATTTACAGTGGACAAAGTTATCCTCTGATAAGTATGGTGATAAATCTAAATCATCAATAGCAACCCATTGATCTGGTCTATGTAGACTAACCCATTCTAGAATTTCTTGTGCTCTATTAGATTTATAATCACCATATCCTATTATTTTAGTATATCCAATAATAGTATCTTCACCATAAAGAATTCCAGCTGCTACAAAAATATCTCTCATAACCTGTAACGAATAATGCTTTCTCCAATCTGAACTAATAACTACTCTAGCATCAGTTGATAAAATTGCATTATTTAACGTTATCATTCCTTTTTGAGAAAATGGTTTTGCATCCCAATCATTATCTTTAGGAAATGCTTGATCATTTACCTTTTGGTAATCGGGAACCATAACACCATCAATATCTAAAAATATTATCTTCATATCTATTAATTTAAAAAAGTGGAGCCTAGGGGATTCGAACCCCTGACATCTGAATTGCAAATCCAGTGCTCTGGCCAACTGAGCTAAGACCCCATTAAACGGTTTCATTTCGCGTTATATCATAATACCAGCGAATCGGTAAAATGAATCTGAATCAGGTGAATCTTCTATAACTACTTATTCAGATTGCATATATGTGGATTATTCCTTTCATATGTATACCCATCATATTATTAACTATATAAGATTATATATTATATAGGTTATCTATGTTGTTAATTATAGTTGATTCTTAACACCGTTAAAAACCTTATCATTATTTTTGTAGTGCCCCGAACGGGATTCGAACCCGTACCCCCATCACTGAGGACTGAATTTTAAGTCCAGCGTGTCTACCAATTTCACCATCGAGGCATTTAATCATACTTAACGGAATGGTGCAAATCTTATAAATTTACCATTCTCATGCATTATTTCATCTAAACTACCATCGGTATCATAGTATAGTAATCGTTGATTTATTAGAAACACTATAATCCACGTAATCTCTAATTATTCTCCATTCTTCCATAGTTTTATAAAAGTATACACTCATTTTTCAACCTATTGAGTGTAGTATAATAGATATAATATGTCTATTAGGAATCTTATACTATGGTAGGAAGCCTAATACTAACAATTTATATTCTATCTTTATTTAGTGTTATTAAGCTCTTACATTACTCGAACGTGCTTAATACTCCACAAGGTCATAGGTTTAACCTTTAATTAAATATCATAATTGTTGAATTAATTTTTATAAAAAACTTACAACGACCACTTCGGGTCTTTCGGGGTTTCTAAAAATAACTGGTGTTGGTGATAAACCCTTATCAAATTCCAACTTCTTTTAGCTTCACTTATAGTCATTATAAGTTTAGTTGCGGGGATAGGATTCGAACCTACGTCATTCGGCTTATGAGACCGAGCTGGAGCCTCTCCAGTCCACCCCGCAATTTTATTGTATTTTAGTACGCCCAGCGAGACTCGAACTCACAACTATTGCTTTAGAAAAACAATGCTCTATCCAGTTGAACTATGGGCGCATATGTAATCATTAATATAAAAAAACACATCAGAGGCTTTTGGGCCCTATCTCAATGCTGTATATTCATCGTTTTATCTCCCGATTCCCAAACTCAACAGCTCATTTTCAAACGAAGGGTTTTCGCATGATGTGTTTCTTTTGCTCTCACTCTTAATCTGCTCTTACAATATACGGATAATATTTCGATAATCCTAATTTATTTCAATAATTCCATCGTAGCGTATGGTAAATTCTCGTGATATCCTTTTTCTGATATACCATATTTATGTGTTAACTTCCACTTCCCAGCTGGAATTTCTACAATATTAAATTGTGAAGTTATCTACAGTGGTAATCCGCTGCATGAGTAGCGATTTGCTTTACTGGTTTAATATTCACCTTATATCCCAAACCTTCTGCCCAACCTTTCGTTGCTGGAACTAATCTTTGAGAGAAGTGCTTTTTATCACCATTGTAATCGAAATCCAATTCAACCTTTACACTTTTGATTTGAGAAGTAAACCATTCAGCTACTTCAATAGTCAATACAGTTTCTTTGTATAATTTAGTAAACTTATCTTTAATTCTAGGTACTTTTTCTTTCCAAAATATGTAATGAACTCCACGTGTGGAATATCTGTAAGCAATCACAGTAACGTATGTGGTTAGATGTCCACTGCTTTGTGAATCTGTACCGATATGTATTTCTACATCAGGGTTTTTTTTGATTACATCCAAAGTGTGTTTAATTACATCTACTTTTTCACCGTTTACTTTTTTGAAAACTTTCATTATTACATATATTACTTGTTTATATTAGAGGTATAGATTGGATTCGAACCAATGAATAACGGGGTTGCAACCCGCCCCTTTAGACCACTTGGGTACTATACCATAATTTTAAATCAATCTGTTAAGTACTTCGGACAATTTAATGTACAATCTTCCGCTTTGATTTAAATATTTGAGCCGTAACGGGGATTCGAACCCCAAGCAACTAGCATAAGCGCTTACACCTTACCCTTCCAAAAGTTACGGCATTTTGGGTGAAAAGTCAGACTCGAACTGACGACCTCTTGATTCACAGTCAAGCACTCTAACCAACTGAGCTATAATCACCATAATTACTTAGTACATATAACTTATTACAATTAACGTATAAATTGTTAAAAATACAAGTATACCTATAGTATCTAAGTTCTCTTTTATTAATTTCTTCATTACATCTCCGTATTAAAATTAAGTGGGTATAATGAGACTCGAACTCATAACCTTCACCGTATCAGGGTGATGCTCTAACCAATTGAGCTATATACCCATACTTATCAAACTTCTAAGATTTTATATGTTATTTAATTTATGTTGCTCCCCCAATAGGATTCGAACCTATGACCCTCACCTTAACAGGGTGCCGCTCTAACCAACTGAGCTACGGGGGAATGTTATAGTTCTGAATCAACAGAATGAAATAAAGATACGGTTATTTGATATCATATCCTAATTTTCTATGTTACCAAATTGTTAATAATTGCACAAGTGAAAGGTATCGAACCCCCATCTACGGGTTTGGAATCCGTAATCTTAGCCATTAGACGACACTTGTGTATTTTATATTGTGGTGCTGGGTGGGATCGAACCACCGACCACTAGATCTTCAATCTAGCACTCTACCGCTGAGTTACAACACCTTAGAGGTTCCAATCAGGATCGAACTGATTTCTAATCTTTACAAGAGATTTATTTTATGCCTTCTAAACTATGGAACCGATTTTAAATATAGTTGCCCCCCAAGGATTCGAACCTCAATTCTCTGGCTCAAAACCAGGCATCCTGCCAATTAGATGAGGGGGCAATATTGAAATAGATAAATTATAATTGATGTTAGTCACCACTCTAAAGGATAATCGTTAATATTTTCATCAATCTTATTGGATAGTGATGGGTAGCTTCCTATTTACATGACTTGTGTATAACCCCAACCTATTTTGCCTATCCATTCTACCCGATACGTAGTGTTTTACCACATCTATTTCAAGTTTTTATGAAGTAATATTATATTACAATTGCACACCTGGAGAGACTCGAACTCCCAACTCTCTGCTTCGAAGGCAGACACTCTATCCAATTGAGTTACAGATGCGTTTACTAATATCGTCGGGTTGGTGAGAGTCGAACTCACTACGCCATGACTCCAAATCATAGCCGATACCCCATTCGTCAACCCGATATCAAAATAAAACAAACCCCCATCCAAATTTCAGTGGAATACTTGTAAGGGATTGGCGGGTACTTATACCACAAAACATCTTACGCCTACCTCTACAATAAACACAACTGCTGATACAGTTTATACCCCTCTCCTACCAACTTAATGTTAAGGTCTCAAACGTAAGTGTTGTTTATCTTCAAGTGGGATTTTGTTTTATTGTGGGCCTCGGTGGATTCGAACCACTCCCCGTAAAGGACCAGATTTACAGTCTGGCTGCTGAATCCAATCAACTTTCGATGCCCATATTTTTAATAATTGTACTCCTAACTGGATTCGAACCAATGGCCTATTCCATGTAAAAGAATTGCTCTAACCAACTGAGCTATAGAAGTAAGTTGAACACCATGTATTATCCAGCTGAGATGTTCATTGTTGTCCTCAATACAAATTACTATCGTGTCTATCCAAAAAGGAGCCGACTCAGCCTATTTGTAAAAAGTTAGGAATAGATCAGTGAGAAGCCTATAATTTATCTCTTAATTCTTAGACAGATGATCAATCTGGTGGCAATTCATCCAACCACTTTTCACTATAAGGAACTACCCTATTTCTCATCATGTGTGACACACTAGCCTAGTAGTTAACTAAATTTACAATCTTAGTTGGCCCGTATTTTAATAATGTTCCTTAATTAAGGAACATTTAATTGGTGAGGGTGGGCCAGTAGGTTTTATTCTAGCTATCAACTATCTCCCAGATATATTACGTAATTCTATCCGATTCTTCAAGCTTCTCATGCTACCTACCTGTAAGTGCTACTTACACACCCCCATATATTTTAATAGTACCTCTAGAGAGATTCGAACCCACACACCATGTTTCAGATACTGGAATTTAAACCCAGCGCGTATAACCATTTCGCCACAGGAGCATTTAAAAAGAGAATTTCACGTCACATCCGCATGGCATCTAATCAGCCCCCTCAACAGCGTATTTTCATCGATTAGTGATGCGCCGCTTCCTTCTCTCTTAGTAGTAACGATGGGATTCGAACCCATACTTAAGTCACCCGCCTCGCCTAGTTGTTTCTAGTTTCGGGATTATGACTTTTCCCTCTTTTAACTATTGCCAATTCCAAAGGCAGATGCAGACAAACAGCGTGTTTTCCAGTTTCACCACGTTACCCAACTTCCACGTTAGAAGTTGTTTGTACTGAAAGTGGGAGTTGAACCCACACACCCTTTCGGATACAGGTTTTTGAAACCTGCGCGTCTACCATTCCGCCATTCCAGCATGTGTACCCCTGATGGGAGTCGAACCCATACACCATTTCTGATACTAGCTTCTAAGGCTAGCGCGTATTAACCATTTCGCCACAAAGGTATAAACCCTAAATACCACACTCTAGAAATATGATACCGTTATGATCACATCAGATCCATTGTGCATGGGAACTAATACATCATTTGGGTTATTTTTTAATAAAGTAATCTCGTGATAGATTTCATACTATCAGTACCCACACGTAGGGCGTTTTTCAGTGTTGTTAAACACGAAGATTAAACTAACGAAATTTGTTGGCCCGGTGAGGATCGAACTCACGACACCTCGATTAAAAGTCGAGTACTCTAACCAGCTGAGTTACGAGCCATTGTAAAATCATTTATGGTAGCTGTTTTCATGCATTAATTGGCTATTCCCAATCACTACCATAAATGATAATTTTTTAAGTTACTTTATCAATCGTTCGTTGAAGCATCACCAACACTTACTAAATATTAATTTCACTTAGAGTATAGTACTTGTTTCAATGATGAGTATTCACGTTCCTATGCTGTTGTGGAAAGAGTGGGGATCGAACCCACACGCCAGTTTTACCCGACATCACAGTTTTCAAGACTGATAAGTACGCCAGCCATACGCCCTTCCAAATTGAAGTGGAATTTAAACCACTTCATAATTCCCAATACGTCAATGAACTAAACTATTAATATGCACGGTAGATGTTAATTCATCTTTCTTACCTTATCCTTGAAAGTCGTTTTAACATCCTTATGGGGATGTGCTAAACTATACCAATTTGTCACCCATGAGAGAATCGAACTCTCATTCTCAGGTCGAAAACCTAAAGTCCTAGCCGTTAGACGAATGGGCGGAAAAACAAAGTTCTTTAAAAGAGAAACTTATAAAAACTCTAAAGCGGTACTGATGGGATTCGAACCCACAATCTCTTCCGTGACAGGGAAGCAGCATACACCGATATGATGCAGTACCATTTATTTTATAATCGTTACTATCGATCCACAGTAACGATATTAATATTTCAAACTCTAATGATTAAAGAAAACGTTTCTTCCCTAACCCAACAAAACAAAGATACGAATTTAGTTTGGTTAAACCTAATTTCATATGTTAAGAAATTGTTAATTAATTTTTGGTGGAAGATGTGAGATTCGAACTCACAAGCCGAACTAACGACCACGGATTAGCAATCCGCTACAATACCATTCTGTCAACCTTCCGATTATAAATCCCACGTTTGAGATTCGTAACTTACATTGCAAATATAATCAAAGTTATTGATTAAATCTAATATAAAATGTTAAAATTTGTTGAAGTTAATTCCGAACTAGGTAATTGGGTTATCTGGCATCCCAACTGTTCGAAACTCGTCTACATAGTTGAAATGCCCTAACGACCGTTTCCTGGCCGAACGCAATAATATCATTCAGGCTTTTTAAGGCCGGCGACGAATAATTTATATGTAGGTTAATGTGTTTCATTATTATCTATAAGTATGATAGTTATTTAAATAACCATCGAAATTTGAGTTTTATTTTTTTATTGGATCATATGATATCACTCTAATTAATAAACCAGCTCTTTTCGCTAATTTAATAATATTACCAGTTCCTTTACTTAGACCATCCCAAAATGCTATTAATGCATCGGCATTTTTTACCATTCTTTCATTTCTAATAGGCCCTGCTGTTTTACCATACGATTTCCAATTTGCTAAGTATATTGTATTTGAATAATTACGTAAATCTGCATATTGCTTACCTAATGCATCTGCACCACCCGCACCACCTGTTAATACTTCAACACCATTGACTTTATTTGATAAGTAAAAATCACAACAATTCCATACTTTTAGATAATCAGTGTAATCACGACCACCTGCTATTATTACCCTAAATGGGATATCTGCTGCCATCACTTTTTAGATTTTAATCTATTCACTTTCATTTTATTAGCCCTAGCTAATGCAGCGAGATTCACAGTATTACCATGCACTGAATTTAATTTATTAGCAAATTCAATTTGAGTTGATTTAACAACCGTTATCCACTTATTTAGTACAAAATTCCATATTAAGGAAATAACTGATACTATAATAGAAATTATACATAGTATCAGTAACAAAATTTCGGTTTCATCCATTTAAATTATTTTTTTGAAAAATATCCTAAGTAACATACTAGTTCAACGTTAAGGTTTCTATTACAAAGGTGAGATCTAGTTGAATCTATCCCATAAATCGGGCCCATTGCTTTCTTTACCTTTCTAAAATCTAGAATAGAAGATTGATCTTTAAATCCAACCTGATTATGGTAATCAAGAACAACATGATTGGTATTTTTTGTTTCATAGATGAATTTAACAGAATACCAATGGTATTTACGGTTGATATGAAAAAGATTATTGAAAAAATTCATAGTTGTATATTTTATTTATGTTCGTTCAATTCTAGATACCCTTTACAATGTTATTCAACTCTATCATCAGTTGTTTCTCATTTTCAATCACATCAACCACATACTCATCAGTTGCCCTATATTCTTTAAGAGCTTTAACTACTTCGATCTTTAAGGTATGTTTTAAGTTAGAAAACTTAGTTGCGGTTCTCTTACATGGGTTTCTATCAAACCTTACCTCTGCATCTACTAATTGGGTTTCGATATTATTGATAATTGGAAACAATGTTTGGTATTCTTGAAAACTAATCATATCACCTTGAATTTTAAATTGGTGAGGTTACTTCCCCAACCCAACAAAATAAAGATACTAATTTAGTTTGGTTAACCCTAATTTTCAACGTTAACCTTATGTTAAGGTTCCTTGTTTTCTTGAATATCTCATATATTGTTTTATCTTTTTCGCCTTCTTATCCATCTGATCACGGTTTATCAATTCTTCAATATCAGTTTCGTATAACATTTCCATCGAAGCTAATAGATCATTAAACTCATAAAGGATTCGATCCTTATTTGCCTTAGTTTGACCTATCTGAACTTCATCCCAACCGAATTTTAGAGCTTTACTACATCTGTGGTGTGTTTCTGAGCATTCTTCACCAACTGTCGTTAGCAGGTATTCATGTACGTTCATATTTTATTTTCTTTAATGTGTATTGTATTCGTAATTTAACTGTATGATCTTTATATCTAAGGAATATACAAATTAATTGGGTTATCTTTATGGATTTCGATATCTGGATAAATCACACCAAAGTTTCGTAAATCAAATGGTGTTGTAATTAAATGAATGCCATTTTTTGTAGGCATTTGATACAAAACCTTATCATCATCCCACGGCTTTTGATCTATGAGATATTTACGTAGTTGGTTTATGTAATCAGAATCAATATTACCATCAATATCCAAAATCCATTTCTTCACATCATCATTGTGGCCGTTTCCAACCGCCCGATCATATGATTTTTTAATAAACTCATATTCACCATTAGCCATTGAGTTAGCAATATTTTGCATAGATTTATATGCAACTTTGCGATAACTACGAACGTTTAGACGTAGCATTGCTCTAGCATTAAAATGCTTACATAGTGGGATAATCTCACTATCATACCTTCGGTTAAGATAATCTAAACTATTGATATAGTAGTTTTTAATCACTCTACTATTAGATCCCAATTCAGGGTTTTCTTTTTTCCTCTGTAGAATCTGTAGATAATAAAAATCATCATCCGATCTGAATTTTAGAAAGTGATTCGCAACTTCGATATTATTTATTTCCATTTAATTTAAAATTTTCCCTTTGGTGGGGTTCTATATGATATTGTAGTGTCATTTTTTTGAACTATATCACCATTTAACAATATCAACTTCAATTTCTTTGATTGGTATTTATATGGTAATGTTATGTACATTCTATTAAACTCAAATGCAATAATCAAATCCATAGAGTTTCTACAATAACTTACTTCAATTTTACCTTTTTCTTTGAAAAACCCACTAGGGCTATCTATCGTATCCCTCAAAAGGGATAATTGAAATGTTGAATCTGGAATAATTAAAGTGTACTTGGTCTTATTCTTCTCACATAAATTTTGAAATGATTGGGCAGGTGAGATGGTACTTATTAGTAAAATACTTGCAATTAATATTAAATTTTTCATTATTATGTATAGTTTATTTTAATTATTTTCTGATGAATTCGCAATGGATCGCTCTAATTCATAATGTTCACGTAATTTTTCAGTAATTACCTCAGATGATAGTTCTATAGCAGATGTCCACTGAACTTCATGTTTGATATACGTATATCTCCAATGCTCATCAGATTTATCTTTGATAGAATCTTTAATTGCACTTATAAGTACATTAATGCCAGTGAATAACACATCATCATTATCTAAATCAACTTGGAATGTTTGAAAACCTTTAGGTTTCCACACATCATTCGGAAATTCATCTGAGTGATCTGGATTGTAATTTTCATAGGCTTGTGTTACCACATTAACTCTTACATTTTTCATACTTACGATATTTTCTAATTAGATTGAAAATTTTGGATATATTTGTGAATTTAGTTTTCCCCGCTTCTCTGATTGATCCAAGGGCTAAAGTAAATCCATGATCACCTTGATACTTTTCAGTTACAATCTTTCCATTAATTTCGTTGATGTAGATCCAAGGGAGATTCCCTATAAGTTTAACATCAATACCAACTCGCTTCATTCGATATACAAATACAGCAATTGGACTCATATTTATTCTTTATTAAAAATTGTTACGATTCCTAATATTGCAATAGGGAACCAAGCCCCTGATTTATCGAAATAAATCAATGCCATTGTGATTGCGATTAAACCACACGTTCCAATTACATCAATTAAATTTAATCCCTTCATAATATATTTATATTTTAAATATCATCTTCTTTTTTCTTAATATCACCCAACTGTGGAATGTACTTAATAGCAAGTCCTAGTAAGTATGCCGACGCTATAACATACATAATTGTACATACAAATGATACCACAATTATTAATGCTTCAAAATCTTTTTGATCTACCATATTAATTTATTTTTTATTTAACAAGATTCACCAATGAATAGTATTTTTTTACCAAATAATGGATGGTCGTTTTTTATGAACCTATTTTGAGTCGAATCAAAAAATTCCCAACCAGTACCATCTGAGTTATTTTCCTCAGATGTGATATTTATATCCTCAAAACTAACGGGGCCGAAGGGTTCCCAATTCCCACCATTGGTTTGAATCCCAACTTTAACCTCAGTTTCATCAGGGAATTGTTTTAACCATTTACTCATTTCTTTTACTGTGGTCATTTATTTATCTTTAGAGGGTTATTAATCATTACATAAACAATATAAGAACAATAGTTGTAATATCCAAATATGATATGTTAATAAATTGTTAAATTACTTCTCGATTTCTAATTTTATTTCATTATGCACCGACACCTTAACTTCTTTATAATTTTTACCACTTGAGAATATTACCAACCAACTGAACCATTTGTTTATAAAATTAATAACTCTCAAAAATTTCTTGTATCGGTATAGATCACCCTCTGTTAGTAAGTTATCACCACATCGAGGGCAAGGTACATTTAGATACATATCTATATCGACATTCGGGTCTCCAGTTTCGTTTTTGATTTCAAAATCACAAACAGGATTATCACAAACAACACCACATTCTTGATCTACTTCAATTAATTTACGTTTTTTCATTTTGCTATTTTTACATTTTATAAACTACATCAGTACTAACACTTTCGACAGTATCCTTAAAAACTGCCATTCCATCCACTTCTTTACCATCACCATCAAAACTGATGACAAATGTAATATCATCTTTTTTAATCTCAATCCACCCACCACTACCATCACCAAGTCTATCTGAGTCCATAGAGACTCCAATATTCCGATCAGTATACTTTTGAAATGAATCCGCTAAAGTTGATTGTAATTTAGGAATTTCATCTTCAATTACAGTAAGTTCACCCAAATCTACCCCAATCGGTTGATTATCAACCAAAGAATCACACAATCGTCGTGCGAATTTCTTAGTACTGAGTTTCTTCAATACACGCGTATAAACTATGGGCAATCTACGGCATATTGATTCTCCAGATGAAACATCATCTATCATAATAAAATTGGATGTTATACTAAAAACAGTTCCAATGCAATACCGATCCCCACATTCCCTAAGTGGTCTAGTTGATGCTACTAACATACCCACTTTTAATTTTCTTAATTTTTTCATATATTTTAATTTTTACCAAATAAGTCCTTTACTTTAATTACTTCAATAATATCGTGATCAGTTTCGGGCTTTCTATTCTTTGCGAAAGTGAATCCATCATGTGTTCTAGTTCCAAAACAGTTATAACCACATTTCACATTTGGAATATTGATATACTTAACTAAGTGATCTAAGTACTCATCATCATTAGTAGGTCGAATATACACCAATCTAGCACCTAATGAGCTAAATAACAAATCCCCAGTCTCACAGTTTCTTAAATCTATTTTATTTGTTTGATTTTTCATAACACATTATCTTTTAGGTAATTCCAAAAACGTAATATCTCCATTGGAGATGGATTTTTTTACAAAATCTGAGTAATCCTTTGCATCGGTTTCCGTCAAAAACGAAAAAGTATAAGATTTGCCTGATACCATAGTAACAATAGTAGTTGGTTTTCTCATAACTTTTCTTTTGATTTTATCAAAATAAACAGATTCGTTTTCCCCGAGCGGATTTTCGATTCCTAAATAAGATTGCCCACTGTGAAATATCTCTACTTTGTAAAACCCCTCTTTGATGTCAGATCGATACCATGCGGTTTTCTTATACTCACGAAAAACAGTTTCACACTCCAATAAAGAATAAATTAATCTTGGTGGTCTGGTATCCACTGATTGAATTTTGTTAGTTACTATCGTTCTCATAATATTATATTTTAAGTTTTACTGCTGTTTCAAATGCCATTGCCATTCCATATGAAATTGGATTTTCACCTAAACTGGTGAACTCTTTTCCAGTAGTTACCTCAGTTATAACCCCACGTTTACCACGCTTCAAGTACGATTTACCATCATAATTAGCTAAATAAAATGTCATATCTTTGAATTTTAAATTGGTGAGGTTACTTCCCCAACCCAACAAAATAAAGATACGAAAAAAGCTTGGGATGTCCAAGCTTTTAATGTTAAGGAATTGTTAAGGTTTATTTACGATATTAATTTTTCTATTTCTTCAAATGTTTTCCCTAAATGCTTATTAGTTATTACTTTACCGTTACCCTTTCTTCTATTAAATTTAACAACGTTATGGATAACGGAATCATCTGAAAAGCTTAATTCTTGATATACTTTTAATCTACCCCAAAAAGTTCTTTGATAAGTTGACCAATATGAAGTTAATACAATAATAGTTGGTTCTACTGGTTCCTCTACATCAACAACTTCTGGTGTAAATGCATCTAAAACTAATTGTCCTTTAGGTGTAAGTTGTCCATCTTTAAAAGCAATTGCAGTAGTTTCCCAAGGAACCCATAGTACTTGATCAAATGCAATGTCTTGAATTCTTAATTCTTCGCTTAGAATATTAGCAACATCTTGAATCATTTTAAAAACTTCTTCTTCTGATAGATCATTTTGCTCACCATCAGCAGCATCGGCTGCACCAAATTCAGTAATAGCTAAGAACTTATTTTTAATTTTTTCTTGTATTTCAGAAATTAATTCCCAACGAAAGCCAGCATTTGCATACACGTGCATCGTATAATTTACTGTAGGCATATTCTTTGTGTAATTAAGAACTACATCATTCCAGTTATTGTAAAACTGATCTATGTTTGTACCTTTGTTTGGTGCGAGTTGAAACGCTAAATCATATCCAATGAATTGTGCAAGGTATTGATCGCATAAATTTAAATACTTTTCAGGAGTCATTGCTTTTGTACGGGGTGTCACTTCGGGTTTGTCTTTAGAAAGTCTATATTTATGTTGATACTGCTCATTTCCAAATTCAATAAAAGCAAACTTACATCCTACTGCTAAAAATCTATTAAAAAGTAATTTTATGTTCTCAGGAAGTTCATTCATATTAATAACAAACACTAGATTAACTGTTGGATTTGCTTTATATAAATCCCCCCATGCTTGAATATCTGAATCTTTCCAATCTACGTTATATTCTTTTTGAGATATAGTACCACCTTGTATTCGTAACCATATATCTTTTATATCATTATCTTTAAGAAAATCACTAAAAGATTTCAATTTTGGAACTCCTAGAGTTCCCTTTGTATTCCAACCGAATTTTGCCATTTTATTTTTGTGTTTTATATTATATGTTAAACTGCCCCAACATCCATTCTACTAATCCAGGTCTTCCTGTTGGTGGTAATGAATCTACTGGATTTATATTATTAGTACCCCATACATATGCAGTGGCTCCAGCTTCACGATATGCTTTTTCTAATGCAGCACCATTAGCTGGGTTATGAACGTACTCTACTTTTTCAGCAGGTAACTCATCAGGAGCATCAATAACACAATAGAATGGACTTGCCGTTGATGTGAACATTTCTTGAAAATATGGATCGTACTTTTCCATAATCCCCAAACCTGGTTGTAAATCCGTTACCGATTGTGGAATTGCGTTTAATCCAAACCAAGGAACACACGCCTCTGCTAATTCAGCATCTTGTAATACACTATTTAATGTCACATCAGGCCCCAGTAATCCCAATTCTTCAATTTTGAATAAATTCATTGTAGCATTTGGTTTGAACGAAATGGCGAACTTACCTTTGATTGGGTTTTCAATGGTTCCAAATTCTTTCATAGAATACCACATTGCGGCATATCCACCAGCACTCGATCCCCAATATCCTATATTGTCTGGGTCAATCTGTAATATATCAGTACTAAGTTTAATTTCTTTTAATGCCTCACCAATCGAGTCTATAGCTCTACCAATTCCCTGAGAATCTGATAATTTGTTAGTGAGGGTGTAGTTTATTGAGATAATGGAGATACCACTCATAATGCATTTTTTAAGTAAGTCATTGAATGCTGATCGGATAATTGCACTTTTATCACCACTAACAAAACCACCACCGTGAATATAAATAAGACAGGGGGTTACACCTGTTACATTAGCGGGTCGATATAGGTCGAGCTTTCCTCTCCCATCCCCACGATCATCATAGATTACATCCATATAAAAGTCTACTGCTTTTTGATATTTGTTTGGAATGTTGGGAATTTTTGATTCATCAGGTAGTTGAGTTATCATAGTATAGGGTTTTAGGTTATCAGATTGTTTATTAACATCTACCTATAAATACATATTTATTAATTATTCATTAGTTTTCTTTACATATTTTATCTACTGCAAGTATTATCTCGTCTGCTATCTTTTCTCTTTCTCCGTGGTCAATACTACTAAGTTTCTTTTTCAACTTATCTATTGCTTGGTCGGCTGCTATAAAGTCTATATCCATTCCCATAATTAATTAGTTTTATTAACCCCCATCAGCCCCATCTTTAATGTCTTTTTGGCTAAGATTATCTAGTATTTCATTAAACTGCTTTTGCATAATACTCAAGTCCAACACACCAACCTTCTCCACATAGAAGAAGTGAGTAACTTCATCTCTTTCGAAGGTTTTGCCATCAGTATGATATTCTTTTGTTACATCACTATATATTCCAAAATAAGCATTATCTGGAAACATAATGTGGTTTGTTAAAAATGCTATCTTAACATATGGTTTTATCTTAGTGTCTTTATTTATTTTTATCCACTTCATCATTTTGATTATTCACATTCGTTCTGTGTTCTTTATCTCAAATTTACAACAAATAAACCATATAAACAAATTTAACATTTAAAAACCCGATATTGTTAATTATCGGGTTTTAATACTATATTATTTTATATCATTTTACGTTGTAAGAAATCCATATAAGACTTATTACTTACCTTATATTGGTGTTGGCTCTCATCACAAAACAAAATCCTTTGTACTGTTCCTTGCTCTGTAAAAATAGTTTTTAATAACCTAACTTCTACACAACCACTCACAGGACACGCCCATTTAGGTAAACCTCGCTTAACTGCATTATTAGTTACACTACCAAAATAAGGTTTTAAAGTCATATACAATTCCTCAGTAGTTACAATATCCCCTTTGTTATAATCCACCATTTTACCTAAGTACTCAGCTTGTTCGGCTTTACTACCGTACTCAATCATATCCCACATATGTGTACCTTCGTGAGATTGCTTTAATGTTAATCCAAAGTACTTAGCCATATAAGCCATTGAGAAACTTGGTAATCTAAAATATCGTTTTGCCATTCTGTAAATATCAAAGGACTTTACATATCTATCAACTCGTAACTTATGCTTTGCTGCACGTGTATTAACCCACTTATTATCAAATGAATTATTGTTCTGACCTATTACCATAGATGCCTTATTATAATGCTTTAAAAACGATTCTAACATTTTCTTGTCGCAATGGTTTTTATCCCAAGTTAGATAATGCACTTCGTCTTGACCTAGCCACTTCCAAGCAACACTAATCATTTTAGGTTCTGTTCTTAATTGCTTATGGTTTATGTACTGTTTACCAGTCCACCAAACGGTTGCCTCTGTTCGACTTGTCTCAATATCGTAAACCATAATTTTATCATCTACTAATTGAGATGCTTTAATTCCTAAGTTTAATTCTTTAGCGTATCTCCTAATAGTTCTACGAGTTACTTTAAGAAATACACTTAGTTCATCTTGAACTTGTTTACGTGGTTTATTACTTGAGTATTGGTCGATTATTAATTGTCTGTTAGCCTTACTTAAAAAATTTACACTCATAATTTATCTATTTTTAATTGTTATACTCAACGTTAGAGTGTATTTAAGACACTCTTAATTTCATTGCGCTTTTCTTCAATCTGCATACCCTTCATATATTTGTCGCTAGGGTCTGCCATTGCCGATTCACATTCAGAACCACTTTCCCAATCTTTGCTCATTTGTTCAGATTCTTCACAAAGTTCTTCATACTCTTCAATCAAGTTTTTTAATTTTATAATATCTTCATTCATAATATTTAGTTTTAAAACGGTATATCAGTATAACCAGTTCGTTCAATACTATTATAAATATCATTTATTTTATCATGTGATTTGCTTATAATATCTTCTAAATTTTTAACTTCAATTAGTTGCTCATCGCTTGGAAATCCAAACATTTGAGGAAACATTGTCACCATATTAATTTTACTATCTGGTGATGTTGTAAAAATAATACTACCAGTTTCCAATATTTTAATATTATATATTTTCTGTCCTAGTTTTATTTTAACATCTTCATAATCATCAATACTTGAACCAATCGTTTCCCATACACAAACTGCTGCTTCGTATTCTTTCTCAATTGGCATTTCTTTGCCAAATAAATTAATTGTTTTCATAATTTTTAGTTTACTTATTAACAAAAGATAACATTAACTAAACTGTATTGAAAACGACAGTTTAGCCTTGTGTTGTGCATAATACTATTTTAATCGTTCATTTGCAATTACACAGTAATCCTCAACCATTTCACTACCTATGAAATCTCTATTATTTAGTTTAGCCATCTTTGCAGTTGTTCCACTTCCCATAAACGGGTCATAAACTAAATCATTTTCATACGAATAGTATTTTATTAATTTGTCAGCAATTTCATCAGGGAAAGGTGCTGGGCGCTTACTTTTCGTTTGTGGTTGTATTTTCCAAATATTACTCCTTTCATAACCATCACTAACAAGGCTATTGTTTTTTAAATACTTATCTATTAATAAATTTGACTTTTTCTTAAATACTAATATATATTCTGTAACTATATTAGGCTTGTATGCTAATGGTTTTCTACTCCTAAAAAAACCACCGTTTCTATTTGCAGCAGCACCTTCTGGCTTTTCCCATATAATGTCCTCTAAAAACTCAAAGCCTATTTCCTCCATCATAGGCACAAAATAATAAGGTAATGGTATTCTATAGCTTTGTTTACTTCTTTTTTCCCTAGCAACAAGTACAGGGCTAATATTTATAACACACATCCTACCCTCTTTAATCACCCTTTCAGTTTCTAAGAAAATATCTTTCATTTGTCTCATATATTCTGAAACGCTATCATATTGTGAATATTCTTTAGCATTAAAATAAGGTGGTGATGTAACTATTAAGTCAATAAAGTTATCTTCCATTTTCGCCATTGTATCAAGGCAATTTTCATTATATATTTTGTTTATTTCCATTCTATTTAATTTTAGTTTTTAATAATCCGTACTATGCACAACACTGGTTATAGTGCATTTGCGAAAAGCAAACGACACCATACCCTTAACGTTAGCATTAATACTACTTTAACGCATCCCCATCAAACATTACGTTTGGATTGTATAATAAATTAAATCCTGTTCCCATAGGTAATAAACTAAACACGTCATGCGCTTGTAGTCTATGCCACGTTTCGTTATCTATCTCTTTTTTATACCCGTCAGCGTTAATACAATGTTTTATGTATTCACTACCTACTGTTTTCTCTAAGTGTTTCCATCCTAATTCTGTTATCTGGATATAGATATAATCATTAATGTTGAATTTTTTCATTCTATTTATTTTTTTAGTTAATAATCCGTACTAATGCTAACAAAATCTATATTTAAGTTGTAAAAACAACCAAAACATAGTTTAGTCATTAGCTAATACATAGATTCAATAGTTTTCTCGTAAACAAAAGCCGAGTCTTCGTTTATCTCATCTAACTCGATATCTGTTAGATCTCTGCTTTTGTAGGTTCCTGATTCTATGTAGGAATCGCAGAAGTCAGGAAAGTCTTCTTGGTCTATGCCACCTATTACTATGTTTGATATTAAGTCGATGTCTATCATTGTTTGGGTTTTTGCGGGGTTGGGTATAATTAAAGTTCGTTGTAAGCCTCTACTGCTGCTGATGCGATTATTGTTTCATATACTAATTTACCTTTACTATACACTTTAAATTTATTACTCATTAAAACGTACAGTTTCTTTTTAGATTTAGTACATGAAGCATATAGTATCTCTTGTTTATTTGCCCACACTTCTAATCTTTGTAATTCTATTTGGTGTCTCATGTTAAACAATTGTTTTCATAATCAAATTTGTGTTGTAGGTACTCCAAAAGCCTTTCACCCCCTTCAATACTGTTATCCCAACCATCTTGGTACTCTCCCTGAAGTTCTTGTGTTGCTTCAAGTAATTCCTTTACTATTTGAAGTTGTTCTTCTAATTCCATTTTATATATTTTAATTTAATACCCGCATTATCCATCTATAAAATCTAATTGTTATCCAGCACTCACCTTTGCAGTTTTCTGTATAGCAACACGTACATAACATTCTTGGTTGTGTTATTATTACTTTGTTTTTATCTATTACCATTACGTACCATACAAAAGAACCATTCGCTCGATTGAATCTGCGTGTTTATCCATTCTACCCGTTGGTGAAGTCGCTGATGTCCAGTTACTAGGTGCGATCCACCTCACACCATCGTGCATATTACCAACACTTGCAAGGGATGACCCCCCTGATTTCCAAAATATCTCATAAAGTCCAAACGGGATTTTATGTAAAGCATCGCCTGAATAAGTGTCATAGGAATTTAGATGGGCGGTATTAAGTAAACTTAATAACTCACATAACTGAACTTGAGCTTGTTCAGATGTGAGGTTTTTATTTTCTACATCAAATAGTATTTGGTACATTTCTGCTTTCATATCGATATTGTGTTTTTTCTATGTTGTAATATACAAAAAAAAGTTGGATAAACCAACCTTCACTGTTAATAAATTTTTACCAACGTTCTATTTTATTAATCTCTGTGCTTATTCCATGTGCTTCATAGAATTTATGCAGTGCATCCATTATATTTTCACAGCTAGATAAATGTACATATTCAAGTATTCCTCTATGTCTATATTCTACTCTAAAATCCATATATTTTTATTGTTAGGTGGTTATCAATCATTATAGAGGTAATATACGGATAAACCCATACGCTACCAACGTTTCCAATCTTTTTTTAATTCCTGCCAAAGTGTTGCTATTATCATCATTAGTCTTTCCATTGTTTTAGTTTTTAATCCGTAAAATTATTCCTATAACATAGTTTAACCATTACCCGTAATTATGGTAGATTATGCCATTCAAAAACTATATCTGTTATATCCCTGTCATCTTTTTCGATATAAAACCGCCCATCACCATCAAACACGGCAATTGCCGTTATTCCGTTTGTGTACTTAACCATAACTTCTGTAAATCTTTTGGGTTTTTCATCACTTTCGATCGCAACCCAATTACTAACAACGGGTATAGAAAATAAATCAACTAAGCTTTCTGCTAATTTATCAACGTCTTTATCTTCGTGTATACAATTTATAATTCCCATTCCCACATCTTTAGGTTCAAAGTGTTTATATATCAAGTTTTTTATTTCGTTCTTCATCTTTACTGTTTTTAGCCTAAACGTTATAAATCATTTACAAAAGAGTTCCAATCCTCAATCATTGCTTCTTTGGAATTTCCTGTTCCCTCTTCTCCTACAAAATAATGTCCGTCCCAAGCACTTGATTTGTCTGCTTCATTCAGTGCAACTTCATAAGAAATTGAATGAGTATTCAATCTATTGTACTTTACTTTAGGTGTCTTGTACCCTTTATTTTTTAAGTCCTTTTTAATTTTTGCAATCATAATAAAACGTTTTATAACACAGACTATAAATAAAAGCCTATGAAGATTTGTAATTGAATTGAACATTTTTACTTGGCTTCAATTCATAGCCAAACCATTACCCCCCATTTGGAGAAGTAACTGTTTTCATTACTAAGCCATAACCTTTTGTTTCTTCTGCAAAGTATTTTATGGCTTTGCCTAACGCCTCATCTTTGTTGTCACATTTTGTAACTAAGGTTCTTAACATTGTAGCCCCTACATTTTGGTACACCAAAGCCACAAAAAAACGAGGGGTAACATTGTATAAATCCAATAACTCACCGTGTAAGTCATCTATACACATATTCCCTTCATCAAACCTATCCATTAATTCATCAATTTTTTCCTTCATGTCGTTACTGGTTTTATACTTAGCATTAGCAATAATTAAGATATAGTTTCCACACATAGCCAAACGTTATAGTGAATTAGCTAAAGATTTCTCCTCTTTTGATAATGGCAATACTTTGTACCCAAATCCTTGCTCAACTTTCCATTCATAACACTCCCCTATCGTTCCGTAAAATAAGGAGTTTTCATTTATTGTTGTTACGTCAATTACTTTATGTGTTTTCATTATTGTGTTATTTTATGACTTAAAAACTCACTATAACACTGTATATAGTTTATAAGCCAATTAATATTCTTTTTCAATTGTAAATTTCTGCTATGGCTTACAAAACCATATACTAAACGTTATACCCTATTTGCCCAACGCTCCCACAAATCGAGAATCCACAGTAAACGATTTACTTTGCGTTCATACTTTTTAGGTATTTTATTATGTCGTATAGAGTTGTCTGAACCGCTTAATTTGCGGCTCAGTTCACTCCATTTTATTAGGTCTTTGCTCATTATGCTGCTTGTTTTTTCTTTAGCATCTCCATTCTTTCTTCGTGAGAATACATAAGAGTTATTAGTGCTTGGTGTAAAATCCAATCTTTTGCTTCTGCTTCATTTTCTTTTGATTGGTATTCTTTTTGCACTTGTGGTATTGTTAAAAGTTCTTTTGCTCTTACTATTACCTTGTTGTTCATTTCTTGGGTTGTCATAATTTCTTTTGTTTTAATTATTATACTACAAATATACAGCATTCTGTATTAACCACCAAATAAAAATACACTTTTCTGTAAATTATTTTATCCAACGCTCAAAAACAGGGTATAACACCACCTATAATGCAGTTTTTAAGAAAAATAAAAACCGACATCATAGCCAAACCGTTTTATTTAATTTAATTCACTATTGGGTTAAGTTTCCCCCTTATCTTTGACCAATGTAATCAATTAAATTATACTACACAAGTTTATTGTTGTAATTTTTTACAATTACCACCCAATCTAAAGAAAAACTAGTTAGTGTACACTTTAAATACTATGCTATACCTGATTTAGACCTGAGTTAAAGGTATAGCAATCCCTAAGAAGTTCGTTGCGAAACTACGTAGGGCGATACCTTTAAACGATATGCTTAACCTTCATTGAGCCTTCGTTATTAGGTGCTTCGTTTAATTACAATCCGATGCTCAGAACTCTATAGGTTGTGTAATAAACCTTCTTAGTGGGCGTTCCTTTCGCAAACCCGTGCCGCTTTCTAAGAACCCTCTCTAGCGGCTTTCAATTAAACATTCCGAGCGATACAGCACAAAGGCTATTGGACGTACAAGAATGTCTGTAATGTATTAGTCGATTCGCTGCCGACTTCTATACATCTTGTAAATATACGAATAATATGTTGAACTACCTAATTTTATTTTAAAATTTTGGCACTACACATAGCCTTAACGTTTAAGAAACCTCATTTAAGAACCATTCCCAGCGATCTTGTACAAACTCTTTTGCTTCATCCAAACTAAAACATAGTTTATGTTCGTTTGCTGTATCGTTCTGCATTGTTGGGAAATGGCAAGAAACACTAAAAATAATTTCATCTTTATTTTCTATTCTACTTATCCAAGCTATTCTGATGTTTTTATAGATGGCCGTTCTTGCCCATCTACCCATTATATCGGGCTCATTTGCTGTGCTACTATATCTATCAAAATACTCTATTGCTACCATTTGTTTAGTTATTTATTTAGTCGGGTAAAAATTAAAAATCGTTCCTTTTCATCCACTTTTTGTGCTCTCTTAATTCAAACCAAAGCGGTACAAAAAAAGTTAGCACCATCGATATTAATAAAAGTCCAATCGCTATATAATATTTAGTTTCCATAACCGTATTTTTTAAAATTCATAGCCCAATCGTTAGCGTTTATTAACTATTTTTCTTAATAAACCGTTTTCAATGTATTCATCTATCCTGCTAACATCCTTAATTCTATCGTTGGATATTGGTATCCAAGTGTTCATTTCAAATGGTGTTCCTTTATCATTTATAAACATTTCGTATTCAAACGAAACGTTAACACTATCTATAGGTAATGCTTGCCCTTGGATTATCATCTCTTTTAATTCTTCTGTTCTAATATCAACACCTGTTAATGTCTCTTCATCAATATCTAATATACTGATTTCATACTGCAACTGCCCTATTTTTTTTAATAATTCTTCCATAATTCGGTTTTATTTAGTCGGGTAAAAACTACACATATACGTCATCTTCATTTTCAGATACGTACATTTTTTCAATTTCTCTTCCAGTTAATAATTCAGGGATTCTATCAGGGCCAAAATACTTAGTAGTTAATTCACCTTTTTCAATTAACCCTAGTAATGGGTTTGAACCTAAACTATCCCACCATTTTATTGATTCTTCTCTCGTATTTTTAGTTGTGATTAAATCAGGCCCATCGGTTGCCCAAAGTCCTACCGTTGTATCTATGCGGTGTTCGAAATTTTTAACCAGTTCGCTTGAGTATGGCACAAAAGTCCATTCTTGTTGGTAGTCATCCTTTTCTACATCCCAAAAATTGTACATAAATCCACTCTCTACTCTCATTTTTCTAAAATAAGGTTTGTCGTGTACTTCAATAATTTCGTGTAATTTCATAATTAAGTTTTGTTATTATTCAATCCGTTAAAGTTACAAAAAAATTATTCATATTGGTCGCTATCTTTTATCTCTTCAAGAGCACTAAGCCTTTCTTGTAAAACTTTCTTCTCTCTCATTAGCAACATTATACTCTCTTCTGCTCTCCTAAAATATAATGTGGTATCTCTTATTGCCGCATCAATTTTTGTCATTTTTGTCATTTTACCCATAATTCAAATTTGTTCAATATTAATTAAGAATTCTTTTATTATTTTAATCTGTTTTATCAATCCATCTTTGTCTTGATTGAATCTATTCTTAACCATAGCTTCCATTATAACTAATTGATTCTTTAATAGCAATTCTTCCATATCTTAAAAATTTATTGTGTTTATTTGTTTATTTGAGTGCAAGTTCAATCGGCAAGTAGTTTAATGTAAAGTCAAAGTCAAATTCTACAACGTTGTTATCATTACCGTTAACAGAGTAGTAGTATAAAGTCGACAAGATACTTCTAGCTTGTGCCTCAGTATTACATTCTATATGTAAATGACTTCCGTTGGCTAATAAGACATCAACGATATGTATTTTCGTAGACAACTCAAAGTCGCCAGCTTGTGCGTAGGTTTCTGCTCCTACCATATTTGACTGTATTCCGTATAATGCTAAATTACTATTTTTCATATCTGTTATTTTATGTTAGGCACAATAAAAATTATTACCTACCGTTTTTATGGTCTTCGAGTTCTTCTCGGAGTTCTTGTATAACATCTTCTATTGCTTGAGACTTTTTCTTTTCACTTAATGTTTCGTCTTGTTCTATCAGTTCAATTTCGTGTTCTGCTCTTTCTTCGTAGTCCATAATAAACTGTGCCTAACAAAATATAAAAACAAAAGCTAGTTTAGGCTATTTTTAAGGCTTCTGCTTGTTAATTAAATACTGCTTGTGTGATACACAAGCTTTACAGAAGGGTTTTACCTAGGGAGAAAAAGTAGCCTCACAACGGGGGTCGATAATGCCCGATTTGGTTCGCGTCTTTTTTTCTTTGGTTACACGTTAATGCCGCCCCCCCCCTTACTTACTGGGGGGAGTGGCACCTACGTTATTTATCACAACCCAATTGTAATATTATAATAATTAAAAAGGATTATTAAGATTACCCGCATCTACTGATGGTGATTTAACTGCATACCCCTCACCTATTGCGAATAGATCTTCTTCATCTGCCTCAATAAACTTTTGAACATATTGCTTAATGTATACTCGCTCACTCATCTCTGCCCCACCTACATCTTCGTACTCTGGATATATTGTGATGGTTGCTGCTTCTTCTAAAGTAAACCCATCTGAGATTAGACTACCTATCTCTACTGCTGTTCTAGTTGATAGACCTGATGATAACTTAGCTGATTCTTTTTTAACCTCTGCTCTAGTCATACTGGTTATCTCACCAATCGATTCTAATGTCTTAACTCTAACATCAGGGTAGATCATTTTGAGTAGTGCCGTTTCCTCTGCTGCGGTCAACGTTTCCATTTCGATTACTGTGAAACGATCTCGTAGTGCTGCATCGATTTGTCGAGTGGCAGTATACTCATTACCAATGTTTGCTGATGCGATGAATGATACACCATCTGCTACATTGATGATTGGTGCATCAGGTGCCTCATCCAATCGAAGGTATCTTTGTTCTTGATCCAATACTGTCATCAGAATATTGTGAGCTTCTGGATGTGCTCTACTCAACTCATCCAATACGATTACTGTATTAGGTCGTTGAATTGCTTTAACAAATGGTGATTGGTTAAAGACGGTTCCTGTCTTAGCTTCAAATTGGGTATTACCAATTAGAGTCGCTCGTGGGTCTTGTGTCGAACCTAAGTTAAAGATTTCAGTGTTATACCCCTCGATTGCTGATGCCGCTGCCTTTGCTGCCATTGTCTTACCACTACCTGCGGGGCCAGTCATCATAATGTTCTTACCTCTGATAATATTTCTTATCAGGTATTTCCATTTCAGTTCATCGATGAAAAGCATTTCGGGTTTCAATTTGCTAGCTTCATTATGAATGAATCCTAATACATCTTCACCAACACCTACTGCTGTAGTTACTATTGGTTCTGTTGGTGTTTCCACTTCATCGGTTTCAACTACCTTTTCACCAACCAAATATTGATCAAGTCCACCTGCTGGTAAATCAAAATTGGAAACTACATTACACTCAGTATACTTGGCTGCTGGAAATTTACCAAATGTCAATTCGCCGCTGGATAGTGTACCTTTACATCGGGCCTTAATACAGAACCGATCAGGAGAATTAACAGCTGCTACTGCACGTTTATATTCCTTACTACCAAATTCATTGATAATAGGAACGTTGTATTGGTGACCGACCTCATCTACCAAATAGATGATATCATTTTCACGTACTGCTTTTAAATAAACAAATCTTTGTGATTTCATAATTAAATTTTTAATTGGGTTATGTTATGTTATTTAATATTGTCGTTACTACAAAAAATACCACCAATCCAATTGCGGTGGCCGCTTCAAACTTACTGATTGTTAAATCATCATCTTCATCATTTAGTAAATTATAGTCTATCATAATTAATATCTTTAAAGGGTTAGTCACTCACTCAACACCACTAAGATACGCATAATTACTATCATATCCTAATTTCCAATGTTAATAGATTGTTAAATGTAATGCTTGTTAGCTTTCTTTAATCGAATTACCAAGTTCTTATAATCAGTGACCGCTGAATTGGGATTAACATCGATTGCTCTGAGCAAATCACCATTGAGATTGTTGATGTAAACTATCGAACCACTTAACTCAACTTCAATGTTATTGATAACTTCTTTCATAATGGGGGTTTTTAAATGGGAAGGATTACTCTCTCAACCCAACAAAATAAAGATAATGAATATATTCGATATATCCTAATTTAGTATGTTACCAAATTGTTAACTGACGTAGTGATTATACATTGCTGAATCCGCATCATCATCGAATATCTCAGTATCCTCGATTTCCTTTAGGTCGTTTTGCTTTCCCTCTACAATATCTAATACCGCCTCTACTTCTGTTTGCTTTTCCTCTACAATATCTAATATCGCCACCATGCCTTCATTTTTACACTCAGCACCGTAACTGTTTACTATGATATCCATCAACTCAGGATTTACTAAATCCATTGGAGTAAAATCATGCTTTTTTAAAAAGTCTTTAAATGTCATATTTTTGAATTTTTAATTATGTGAACGTTGGTATATGTTGGTACACGTTGCTACTTTGATTGCTGTGTTAAATGCTGAAATAAAATCCTTCATTGCATTTAGCTTACTGTGTGTTGGTATAAGACCGTGCATATCACTTAGATTTGACATCACTCGGTTATTTACGATAAGTGTCAAGTTGGTAATAGAAGTCGCTTCGGATAGTGGAATATCGTACTTGTCGCAAAATTGATATAGTGGTTTAAAATTCATATCTGATAGTTTTTAAATGAGGGGGTTACTTCCCCAACCCAACACCACTAAGGTACGGGTAGCTGTTATCATATCCTAATTTAGTATGTTACCAAATTGTTAAGTTTAATACTAACGACATACTATGTAAATTTCTTCAATTGCATACCATGAGTAAGGCTCTCCATCTAAAAAAATCATTGCAAGTTCTTTAGTTTCAAATGTGTCAGCCATTCTCTGCCTATCACACCAACCACAGCCGTAACTATCCCCAGCGTAATACTTGTTTTTTTCAACGTCCTTTACTATATATCTTATCATAGTTGTTTTAATAAGTTAACATATTACCTATTCGAGTCATCAATTTTGAATGTTTGTGTGTTGCTCGCTTCATCGAGCTAGTCACTACATACATCCCTTTCATACGGAAGCAATGCTCACCATTCACAATTTCATTTGGAACTGTAATGTATTTCATCCCATCCCATGCTGCCCAATGTGCTTTGGTTTCCATAGCCCTCGCTAATTTCACAGCCACTTTTTTATTAGGTGCCCATACATCATTAAATCCAACGTAGAAACCTTCTTCGTTACACCATCGAAAGTGATAGTTGTAATCTCCATTTGATGATCTCATTAGCTTTTCCATAATTCTGATGATTTTTAATTGGGAAGGATTACTCTCTCAACCCAACACCACTAAGGTAATAATAGATGATATGATATCCTAATTTAGTATGTTACCAAATTGTTAATTAATCTCTTAGTTGGCTATCTTCGATCTTAGCCCAATTCCAACCTAACTTTTGAAGTTCTGCCCATGTTGACCATAGAGTGTCAATTTCGATTTCATTCATTGGTGCAGTGGAAAGGTATTGACCTCGTAACAAAAGGTAATTAGACTTGAGTTGGTTTAATGAAAGTTTTGGAGTGTTCATTATCGTTTTGGATTAGTTTCTAAATTCAATACTTCAATTCTTAATAATCTTCGTTGCTCCACTGTAGGATCAAAGACTGGCACACTATGAGTTGGACTAATCACTTCATATATGAGTGCTGATCGATGAGTTCCTTGCTCATAAATTCGATCTCCGATTGATATTGTTACTCTCATAGTTTAATCAATTTAGTTAGTGTGGTTTATAAACTTAATAACACTCTCTTAACTTTCTCTCTTAACGATTTCTCAATCTTACATTGCAATATACGGATAATATCAATAATTACCTAATTTATAATGCGAATAGATGATATCGATATATTCATGTTATATAATATTATAATTTGTTATGTATCGATCGGTCGGGATACGGGTAGTGACCGTCCCATCCAAAGTTACGAAAAATAATTGAATTAACCAAATCAATTTTTAGCCATTATTGGATTCCCAACTGGACACGTGAGGTGACCGTCCCATCCAAAGTTACGAAAAATAATCGAGATGGCCAAATCAATTTTTAGCCATTATTGGATTCCTATTAATAGATAACCACTATTGGATTCCTATCAATCTTTAGCCATTATTGGATTCCTACGGCAGATCACAAATTAAGTCGCATGACCATCCCATCCTAAGTTACGAAAAATAATTGAAATGGCCAAATTAATCTTTAGTCATTATTGGATTCCCATGCCATATTAATAATTCAGTCGCATGACCATCCCATCCTAAGTTACGAAAAATAATTGAGATATCCAAATCAATAATTAGTCATTATTGGATTCCTACGGCGCACTGAGATACTATTGGATTCTTATGCCATTCTGATTACTGTAATATACTGATAATCACACCACTCTATTGGATTTCTAATAGATTTTATTGATGTCGCAGCATAGTCAGAGGGTGATATATAGCCATTTTGGATTTCTAAACAATTTCCTCGTCTCTATAAGCCATCAAAGTAGTCTCCACCCCAATAGATCGCCTGTATTGGTTGTTTTATAATAAATTTAGCATCAAGCCCCCCTCTAAAGATACGAATAATAGTTGAAATGGCCAAATTAATCTTTAGTCATTATTGGATTCCTACCGATTTTCGAAAATTAACACCAAATTCCCTACAAAGGTACGAATAATAATTGAAATAGCCAAATTATTAAGCCATTTTCTTTTGATGGCTCAGATTCTCATACTATTTATCTATATGAATCACCCCAAAATAGTGAATTATGCACCGAAACCCCACTGGATGGCCCTAATTGCGATTTTGATTCTATCCCTATAAGCCATCAAAGTAGTCTAACTCACTGATAATCAGCAGTTACATACTATCAATACAGGATTTGCGGCACGGGAATATCCATAGAGGCTGTCTATGTGATAGATAATATCTATGTAAATTGACGTGATAGAGGGTGTCTATCAGCTAATAGAGTTTTTCTATTGGATTTTTTTTGCCAAATCGAAAAGAATGTGTAGTATGCTACCCTATTCCTGAATGGTTTAGTGTTCCCACCCTTACCATACCCTTTGTTGTTTTTTAATGGAGATTGTCATATCCGCAATGAATGTACTGATATATTATTAGTCTGATAATAACAATCCCCTAAAATTATGAATAACGTAAACACACATATATGACTCGTTTTCGTAATATCTCTTTATGAGTGGTATATGTATGTATTCTGATAGATATCGTTGATTTATGCTACAACTATGTCCCCATCTGCTAATTCCGATGCACTCTCTACTCTACTCCTGTTCGCTTCGAAAGAAATTGTAATGCTTTTTTAATAGCCTTTTTTGGATTAATATGACCATCGGTGTAAAATACTATTCCATAGTTAGATCCATAACCCTTGTATATTTCAACTGAGAAGTCGTTTATCCTTTGATAAGTTATTGAACAATTAAGGGATCTTGATATACATTCATCTGTTAACTGATTGAACTTGTCCATACTGTTAGTTGTTAGTTGTTATTTGTTTGAATATCTATTATTTTTAATGCTTCCATTAATCCTTTCTCTAATGCTTCTTCGTATGTTTTATAAAGCTGAGAATCCTCGGTTTTTTCCTTGCCTTTATTTACTATTTCAAACACAAATCCATGAATGCCATAGGTTTCTTTTACATCGGCATCGTTATAGTATCCATAATCTAGAGCTACTTCAACATAAATATCATATTTTTTTCTTAACCATTTCTGTAATAATGATTGAGTTGGTGCTTCAAATCTAAATCTTTGCATCATATTATTAGAATGGTTATGATTAGGAATTATTAACTCTCCAGCACCATTGTAATAATTACTTTTATTTTTAAACCCTTTTTCTTTAGCTAACCTTGCGGTTTCAAATTCTATAAGTGTATCTTTCATTTTATCTTTTGCTTAGAAATTTCCTGAATTGAGGTGTCCTTTATAAATGTCAATAGACCCTGAATCCCATTTCACCGCAAACATATCACCATCATAATCACACGCGCCAAGGTATATTACTTGCCCACGAATTATTGGTGTGGTACTCAATTTAACCCAACCCGTCGTTCCATTTGAACGATGCGTAAACTCAACTGGCTTTTCACCTGTAGGCCCTTCACCTATAAAAATAACTTTTCCCATTTGTCTTTGTTTTTATGTTAGTTTTTATTCTTTTATTTATCTATTTTAATTGATGTCGGTCTTGGTGGTGGGTTTCCTTTCTTTGCTCTTAACTCCTTTAGATTACATTCTTTATCATTATACTCTGAACAACATCTTGCTCCAATACCAAATAATGATCGTTTAACATTGATGTTAGTACACCAAGCCCCATTGTCATTGTGTTTACAATTTATTCTTTTTATCATTCCCTGCAATTTCACAATGATGTAAAACGGTCTTCAAAAGTTGATATCTCCACCTTCACCTCATTCCAATAATCTATCTCGGATTTCACTTTATATTGGAACTGTGGCCCATTTAATGTCTTTATTATCATATCCACACATATATTAGCACATTCACTAAGTTCATGTTTCTTCATTAAAGGGATCATTCCATAAGCTTCCATTTCATAATCAGTATCATGTATCTGCTTATAGTGCTCTATTAGCTCTTTTGCTTTTTCTAATGGTGTCATATCATTTCGTTTTATATGAAAATAAACCTAGGGTATGTACCGCCTTTATAAAATTATCTTTTGATATTTGCTCACTCCTATTACATTCAATTCTACCAACGATACTATACACATTACCATTAACATCCTTCCTCGGTGTGTCCATATCATCTAAGTACATATGAACACATTCTAAATCTTCTTTAAGAAGCATTATTTCATTCTCTTTAGTATTCATCTTTGTACTCACTTCTGCTTCTTTAGCAAGCTCTTTTGTTTCTTCCTCATTTTTGATACGTTCTATAATAAGTTCGAAGATATCTCTATCTAAATCTTCATATAAAACACCGATAGTATCTGTATCGTAGTCATCATCACCAAAACCAAATGGGTTGTCGAAAACCACACGAATACCATCTTCATCGAGTGATACATATTCAACACACGATGGTTGATATCCCGAAGTAGCACAAGCCACATTGATTGCTTTCAATCGAAATGAGTTTACGTCTTTTTTTATTTTATTAGCTTTCATAATTTCTTTTTATTGGGTTACTAATATTAGTAATCGGTATCCAATCCTAGATACCCATCATCTTCGTAGAGTTCAGGAAAGTCATCGTATATGATGACATCATCGTATATTTCGTTTAGTTCCTCATCTTCATGAGTATAACGTTCAGGATGTATAGATTCTACAACCGCCTCCGTCTGAATTGATTTACTTCTAATTTCTTTAATGGCACTTTGCTTTTGATCTACTATCATAATTCTTAAATTAACGAGCTGACTTCGTTATCAACCCAACAAGACAAAAATACGAAATTGAGTACACTAAGCCTAATTTTCAATGTTAAGGTTATGTTAAGGAATCTTCTTATTGATCCCCACATATATCCTCTAGTTCTACTATAAAGCATTTGTAAGTGTGTAGTTTTGCTTCCAATCTATCTCTACGTTCTTTTGGAGTCAATGGGTTATCTATCATTTTGTTAACTGTTCTAATTCGTCTTAGATGGGTCTCTTTAAGTTCTATTACTTTCTCCATTTTACTCATCGTTTATTAATTCTTTATACATTCTATATTCACTAGGTTCTATCTCATAAGAGGATAGGATGATTCTTTTTTTAGAAAGACCATTGAGCTCTGTATAATGCATCGCATATTGGAATGGGGTTTGATCTACCAAATCCCTACCATAGTAAATACGTTGACCTGGTATATCAATTGCATAATTTATGAAATAATACTTTTTCATTTCTGACTCTTTTTAAATTTATTCATTTGTACCACTTAACCGATCATTGATCGCTCCCATAACATTATCCAATGCAATTTCTTGACTAAAATAGTCGTAGGCCCCTTCGGGCCCGTAAGAAACCATCTCACCATCTCGAATTGCTTCTTCAATATCCTCACTGAATTGCTTATCTGTTAAGCATGTGAACCCACTTACTATAGCAAACTGCAATATCTCAATCTGAGTTTCATCTAACTCTTTTCCTTGAAGTTTAAGCCTTTTATTTGCCCACTCAAGGTGCCTTTCTATTTTTTCTTTTAATCCGCTCATTTTATTAATTCTATTAATCCATACCCAACACCCAAACAAACTGATGTTAAAATCACAACCGCGACCAATCCTATTAAGTATTTATATATCCACTTCATATTATCGCTTGCACCATGCGGTTTACCAATATAATTATATACTAAAAATTCACCCACTCGATATGGGATGAATATTAGAAATACCACCCCAACTAAAATTGCCCCAATACCAATTCCCATTAATTCTGCTATTATTTCCATTTTAACTTTGTTTTCATTTATTTATTACCATTAACTTCATCCCATAAGTCTCTAAGTGTCATTCTCAAATTATGCTCCAGATATTGATTAGAATTGGCCAAATATCGGCCTATTCTCCATTGATATTTAACTACACCATCAATTAATAAAATAATATCTAACATCATTTCAGTTGGGGGGAAATCGACCCATTCTATTTTAATATATTCATTACCATTTAGAGGAAGGAAATTCCAACCACTCTTCATCAACATCTCTAAGAAATCCCACTGTGTTGAGGTTAAATATTCAGCTGTTGCTCTATCATTCATAAGAAAACTATTATTTATCGAAAATTGGGTTAAGATAATCCCACATTTTTCTTAGGGCGGATTTCATATCATCTGGAATATGAGTGGTTCCTTGAGTGGGATCGCAAAAACTCAGTCTTTTACTGAATTTACTACCATTACCATCAGTTATTAATTCAACTTCCACCATATAGCTATAATTGGTTGGTGTATGTGAAATCCTAAAGATTAGAGTGAACTCAACACCATAGTAAACACCACTATTATGTGTCGCTTTATGATAGTTCTTTATAAAATCCCACTGTCGTTTTGTTAAAGGAGTACTCATTACCATGCTCATAAAATTATTATATGTTACCATATAGGTTGTGAAAATCCCACATTTCTCTTAGTGCTGTTTTGAAATTATCTGGAATATGAGTGGTTCCATCTACTGGATCGGCAGTAATGAGTGTTCTACTAGATTCATATTCCCCCGTGCCAATTCTTAATTCAAGTTCTATAACCCTTATGTTTAAGGGTGATAAATATTTAATCTTGGAGATCAAATCGAAATCACGGCCAAAGTAAGGTGGCAAGCACATTGGGTGGTTGCTATTTATAAAATCCCACTGTCGTTTTGTTAAATCAGGCATTACCGTCATTATATAATTAATTATATGTTTCCATTTCTTCGATGATAATTCCACATTCTTTTTAGTGCGAATATCATGTCAGATCTAATGAGAGAATCGATATACTCTGTATCACGAGCGTAAAAGGTATAACTACGTTCTTTTTCTCCAGAACCAGATATTAATCTAATTTCTATGACTTCGGTTGGTAGAAAGATGGGTGTGTTTTTCAGTTCTACTCTGAAATCACCACTATAGAATTGATTGTGATCGTTATCAGCGGCCCATTTTATAAAATCCCATTGTCGTTTTGTTAAAATCGTATTCACCATATCATTTAATACCATATCTTTATTATTAGATGATTATTAATCATTACAGAGGCAATGTACGGAACTTAAATGAGGTATCCAAATCTCCTATGTTAAGATTTTGTTAACTTCTTCGACATAAGAACTTCTATAAGTTTACTAAATGTTTCTTTAAAGAAATGTGATGATGCATCTGAAAGACCCCGTAGATATGACTTTAAGCATAATGTATATACTTCATCTTCATCCCACACAGGTTTGATTGGATTATTTACCTTAGTTTTTATCTGAGGCTCACTATTGAAGGTTTAGATTCATATGTGATTTCAGTCACGGTCGTTGTTTCTGTAATTGTTTCCGTTACCACTTTATCTTTAACATCAACTACACTGTACGCATATCTAATTTGAAGACCCGTATTGTAATTGTAATGATCTATCGTAATAGGTGTAATATCATACAATATAATTCCGTCTACAGTTTCATTTGCATCTATAAATCGTTCTTTCCTCATCTTCCATGCATTAAAGCCACCATCTAAATCCCGAACCATTTCAGTCTCTACATAAAAATTCTGACCATCTGTGTTGATTCCACAGGGGTAATCTGTTGTTACAATTTTCATAATATTTGTTTTAATTTTAATTTAAATTTCCAACGAGTCCAATATTCATTTAAACACGATTTCACGATTGGTGGCATTCTACGGTCTCCAATTTGATCTTCTTCGAATGAATATAACAACATCTGATGATCAGCTTTTTCGATTCTAACGTAAATACGACCCGATAATCCAGTAAATATACCCAATTTGAAAGAGCTGAATTGGATAAGTGGTGGTTCTACATTATACACTTTAGACATCTGAGACATCCAATCATATTGTTTTTTTGTTAATAATGTTGAATTATTCATCTTTATTGTTAAGTTCCCAAATTTCATGCATTATTTCTCTAACTTCCCGTGTGAGGGCGTGGTGATTCACCGATCTACTTACAACTGAGTATGATGGTCCAGTTACGGCTCCTTGATCAATATAAAACGTTAATCGATGGGGTTCATTAGTGGATTGTATTAAATAGACACGTTTATTATTTGATAATATATAAGCATGACTTCGACCATCTGATTTACTTAAACTTTCCATATAATCCCATTGGATTTGTGTGAGCATATCTGTAATTATTATACCTTATTTAGAAATTGTTCCTCAGTTAATTTAAATGTTTTTTGTTCCATAGACTTCTTAATGTGTATTTAAGTAAAAGTGGGATTTGAGATCCATTTATATGGCGTTGGGCATGGTTTTGTTTAATTTTATACTGATATGACTGACCGTGCTTGTACACATACATCCATATATAAGGTTTTATGATACTATCTACACCAAAACCGTGATAATTAAATTTAATTGAAGAATTACCTGTGAGATCTTTTACATAAGTGGGCCCGCTATGTTCTACTAGACCATATAGAAATTCCCACTGTGTATTATCTAAGAGTATATTTTTGCTATGGTTTATCATATCGTATCATTCACTACAATGGTTACGGTAATTGTTAAGCAACCCATTTATATTATCCCTTCCTACGGGGTTTGCACTTTGCACAGACCATTGTGGTAATTCATCATTATTATCAATACAATAATCAACTAACCATTTGGCACACTCAAATCCACTAATTGTTTCACGTTTTTGAATCCTAGCTTGTCGTTTACTCAGTCCATTGGATACTTTATCTCTAGCAACGTCCTCACCTAAATCGTGATCAAAACATATCATATCAGGCAATCCATTAGTATTGATCCAATCGGTGAATTCTAAGTAACTCCTAACCCAAATCACTTCTTCATCAATAAATCGTGGTGCGTAATCTCGCAACCAGTTATCAATGAATGGGTTTCTCATATCATCAAGCCAAAGTAATGTCATTATATTTCCTTATTTAAAGTAAATTTAAAATCCACATCTGTTATGTTCTTCACTATCAAATACTTCACGAAGTGCATTTCGACATTCTAATGGCAAAGTTCGTTTTCCAACGTCAGTTAATCTGAAAAGCCACCTTGAATTAATACACACATCCGATTCGAATACTACATTGATTCCAGTATCACGTATATGAGCATCTGCATCCGTTATATGAGCATCTACATCCGTTATTTCAAACATAATGGATTGAGGATTAACTTTTGAAAGCACATTCAAATAATACCGATTCCGCCTACGTTTGCCTTTTGTTGCTAGTTTATATAAGTAATCATACTGAGTTTTTGTTATTAAATCCATACTACAATATAAGAAAAAAGACTGATATATCAATCTTTTAATGTTAAGGAATTGTTAAATTTAGATGAATCTTACTTATTCCGTATCCGATTCTGCCAATGCATTTTGGGAAAATCCCCATGCGTTTCGTACTACCCTATCAAATGATGTAATCCCATCCGAACTCTTATGAATATTAGATGTCATTCTTAATGCATGTTCAATTAGTTTTAACTGATATTCGTAAATTATTATCTTTTTCATTATATAAAATCTGTTAGTAAATAAGCTAATTTATACCCTATGAAGGCTCCTAATGTAGTTGGTATTGGAAATACTATGAACTTACCAAGTGATGTTACGTACTTCGGTCGATTGATGACCTTACCAACGTAGAAATAATACATCATATATCCAATCAGAACCATCATATCTTGCTTCTGTGATATAAACACCACCAATATAGAACCTAGTAATCCGTATACAAAGTTTTCTAACATAGATGTGTATAATGAACTCTTTGGTTCAGCTTTGTATTCCCTAACAATAGATGTGTTGGCAAATAGGTTATTGAATCGTTTCATTATTTAAAATTGCTCGTTATTTTTATTTAGATGTAGGTTCATTTTCCCGCCATTCAATCTCCTTTATGTAATATTCTCTATAAGGATTGTCGGGTTGATTTCTCTCTAACCAATCGACTAGGGTTTTTAACCACTCAATATCCATTTGGAAAAGTGGGGTATGTACTGGTATACCTAGACCGTCTTTGTCTTTATTTATTCTACAAATATACCTACGTATTAATATGAAAGGGTCACCTTCATGTATCGACATCTCAATAAACTCACCACCACGTTTAAGATAATCAATTCCACCATCGACCATACTATATCGACCATTTTCATCTATATGTGATTTAAAATCATGCCGATGGTGTGACTGGAGTATGGTTCCATCGGGGCACATAATTAAATTTGCTAATATTCTCATTGTTACTAAGGTATGATGTTTATAGATAAAACGGGAACCTTAAACTTCTCTGATATTTCTGACATTCTAATATCTGTCATTATTTTTGGCATCCATCTACCTTGTCGGTAAACCGTCGAACCACCAATCACAAGTATATCCTTATCTTCATCATAGTTTACTTCATTTGATGTGATGCGACAATTTCTTAACAGTGTATCACCAGTAAGTTCAAATAGATCTACGTTAGCCCCCTCTACATACCCCAATCGAGTTGCCAATTTTATTAGTTTGGGTAATACTATATCAGTTGAAACTACATTAGCCTCTACCCGATCACCAAGATCAACAACGTATGATGTCCAAGCACCATTAGATCTGAAACCGTAATTGGTTGAATCACCATTATAATAAAACAATGCACCACCAGAGTGTAGTATTTCATGCCACTTATTTGATATCAAACCATTAGATGAAAATTCCCCTGGAAATTTATCATTAATACTATTTCTCAACTCAGTTGAGCTATTAAATAACTCCTTAACAAACTTCTTATACTTATTCATATTTTTTATTTATGTTAATATTATTTTAATCCACAAATGCTGCACTGACAAATCCGATAAACCAATTAAATGCAAATAGAATACAGATACTAATTCTAGCACCCCTACCCCACGGTTCGGTTAACCAATTAATAACCCAATCGACTGAATCAGTATTCCATTCCACAAAACAGATAATCATTAATATAATTAAGGTGATCATAATTACAATTATGATTTCAAAAAATGTGATGATAAATGCCATTATAAGTCCTCTCATTATTATCATTATTAAGAATTTGTTAAGTATCGCCATGCGATTATATCAGTCCAATCATAATTGTACCAATTAAATCCTGTAAAGGTGTCTTCTTCAATTTCCCCACCCTTTAACATCACTTCATACTGTCTATCTATTAGGTATGGTATCGTAGTGGGGTGCTCGTGCCACGGGTTTTCGTTAAACATCAGTTTCAATCATTTTAGTTATAGGCCTGTAGTACCTTTTCTTTTTATAATAACCGTGCCTTCTAACACACCATACCTTGATCTCTCTCTAGCATATCCAATACCAGTTAAAGTGTCTTCGGTCACCACCCACAAATCAGAATCTTTCCAAGTTATATTCACAAATCGTTCATTTTCTTTTAGTTCAATTTCCTGAGTTCCACCAAATGAACGTGCTCTTGTATTCTCCGTACAAGATGATCCCAATACGGTCATTGCTACGACCATTGCAAACAATACTACCTTTTTCATATTTTTATTATTTTTATTATTTATTTGTATTCATTAAATCATTTAACACTCCCCAAGCCTTACCCACCTCATCTTGTGGGTGATGTGGATTGGATATTGCCTCAACAAAATATTTATGCTCACTTTTATACATTTTAAGCTTTGCTTCATTATATTGCAGTGATTGAGTTACATTTTCAATTCGATCACATATCTTAACAACTGTGGCCTTCCAATTAGATTTTATTTTCGGAAATGTCTTTTGTTTCTTTTCAATACGATTACGGCCTAGTTCATCAGTAACACAATATACAATCTCCGCCACTTCCACACCAAATGCCTTTCTAAGATCTTTATACGAAAGATCAGTATCTTCTAATGTGTCATGTAATATACATGAAATCACAATAGCCTCATCATACCCTAAAGATTCAGCTCGATTTGCAACTCGTTTAACATGATATGTGTATGGGTATATATCATAGGTTTGATTGCGGTGTGCTACTTCTGCCACCATTAATGCTCTTTCTTTGTTTGTCATCACTTTATTATTCTCGTTGTTTCTTTATATCCTATCTTTTATTACAGTAACAATATACGAAAAAAGAATGAAATTTCCAAGTGTCTAATGTTAATTAATTGTTATTAATTATCCAAACATCACCATTGGGTGTCGAATAGACTGGGTATATGGTATCTAATATTTGATACTTTTTGTTCTTTGCTTTGAGTGTATGGGATATGATATTTTTACCATCTGAATTATTACCATAATGATTACTATGCCTATCCTTTACATATCCAATTGTCATATGTGGGTGATACTCATCATATTCACACTCATTTGGAATTTCCTCTTTTAAGAGTTTATGAATATCATTCAACTGATTAGTGGTATCTGATTCGATTACATCAAATTTCAGCGGAACTGCCCCCTTTGAGTTTGCATCGAACCTGCTCAATTTTGTTTCAAGTTTGAGATTCGGTGGTAGGTTAATCTTATTTAAGACATTCTCTACTGTACTTCTACTAACCCCAGCCAAAACATTACTTAGAAGTGTAATGTGTGGGTATGATTCAAGCCCATACATATTAGAAGTATCATTAAATATGTGCTTTTCAGGTATCCATGTGTGAGTGAACTGTAGGTTATAATACTTTACATATAACATTATACACCCATAGGTGTATTTAACCTGCGGTGTAGCAATATGGTGAGTTGACATTGCAAGTTTCTTTTTAAGTTAGTTTCGATTCGTTGATGATTCTTCGGTTGGATTATCATTACCCGTTGGATTTGGATTTATACGATCATCCACACCACCACCTGCATTTGGCCTATCAAACTGAATGTTTAATACCGCATTGTATACTCTATTAGCTACAATCTCAGAATCATCATTACCACTATTTAGCGATACGTTATTTGTTATATAATCGGCAAGTCGTTTTTGTAATACATAGGTATCCTCAAACAAATCTTCACCAAGATACCCCTTTGAAGAAAAGTACCCTTCAACCATATTGAATATTTGTGCTTGATATATTGTTAATGTTATTTCTGCCATAATGATATGTCCTTTTATATAAATATTAAAATTATTAGTTTCTATCCTTTCTTAGAAAGATACTATATGAATCAAAGAAAGTTGCAACAATACTCCTGTGTAGGATATCAATTCGCACTTTCTTTGATTCTGATTTATTCACAAATTTCAAATGAGTGTACCCCTTAAACTCAGGAGCCCCCTCAATATACTCCAATACCATCGGGTGAGTTATTAGATTATTTTTCTCATGTGGTCTAATGGCATGAAGTGGTCGGACTGATATGTTTAATTTATCTAACATTAACTTTTTTATAGAATCATCAACACCATTGGTGATTTCACCACATGGTAATAACCAATCAGTTTGCTCCGATAATTTAACTATCAATATTCGATCTCCGTTTATTAAAATACCACAAGTAGCATTCATATCAAATTAAGATACAGATTCAATTAAATTCGCCCATGATTCAACAGTCACATCGGTGTAAAATGTCAATGCACCTATGATAGTTATATACTCAAAGAAATCATGCGGCCTTGCTACATATCGGTTATCAAATATTGTGTAATCGAAAAACATTCTCTTTGAATTTTTTAGTGTTATTAACAGAGCAATGAAAGTGATTGAGTAATGTTATCATATCATGGTTTGATACGGATTCTACGTTCACCGAAGTGGCAATATCAGGCATTCCATTTTTCATAATACCTAGACATTTTCTCTTATCATTAGTGTAAGCCCATGTAGACCTACCCTCACTTACAACCAACCAAGCTGCATTATCAACTAATTGATGTGTTATACTCTTCCCGAATATATTGTGAACTTCTATTTCTGATCTCATATTATTATTTTTTATAATCTTCTAATTTATATTCTAAAACTAAGTAATTATCCATAGTACAATCACGATTCCCATCATCGGTGGTATCTATAAAATTAAATGGATTTACTTTTTCTGGCCCAATGGCCTCTCTATTATCAAGTTCATACATATCCAATAGACCTAAGACTTCAGATTGAATTCGCTTTTGGTCTATTGATGTAATCTTTATTTTCTCTATTTGTAATCTAAGTGTTTCTATTTTCATCTTAATTTATTTTTATTTGATTCGGTAATAAACCACCATCTCTTAATTGAATCAACTTTAGTTTCTCTCGTAAATAACCAAACTTCATAAAATGTATTATATGTTAATGAGATGTATGGATATGTTTTAGCAAGGTATATGGTATCGATTGGTTCAATGGATATGCTATCAGGATATCCCTCATAATTATTGAGGTTGTAATCTGATTTTAACCTCAATAATTGATATTTACTTGAATCGTAGGCGACAAATAAAGTCAAATCAAATTCATTCAATACCCACCATTGGTATTCTAACTTCAATATATCTGATGTGAGAATTTTAGTAAGTTCCCCATTGGTTTCACTATACACTGTTCCAATTTGTGGAAGATGTATTACACTTGTGTTCTGTGATTGAACTAATGTCACATTAAATGCCATTAAAATAACTAATAATATATTTCTCATTATATCAGTTAGATAACTTTGCTTTAATAGACGGATATGATTCATAACCTTGGATTTCAAAATCATCATACACCCACCACTCAGGTTTGAATGAGGGAACATTTAGCATATGAAGTTTAATATCTAACTTAGGTAATTTATATTTATTCTTTCTAGAAAGTAATTCTGTTGCAGCATCTATGTGATTTGAATAGAGATGCGTGTCACCTAAGTTACCAATTAATTCTTCGGGTACCATATTCACCATTTTAGCCAAAATCTCTAATAACAACCCATAAGATGCTATATTAAATGGTAAACCTAAGAATGTATCAACTGACCGTTGATTCCACATTAAGGATATTGCTCTTGTTGGGGCAAAGTCAGCATATCTATCTAACCAAACACGAATGTGGGAATTATCTTTTTCATCTCTGTTGATAATGAAATTAACCATTTTAATAGGTCTACCATGAGCTCCATTTCTATAATAATCCCATCTTTCTTGAGTACTTAATTCCCTTGTATAAACTTGAAAACCATAGTGACATGGTGGTAATGTCATTTTATCGATATCAGATACGTTCCAAGCATTAACCACCATTCTTCTACTATCAGGATTGTTGTTTAGATCATTGATTAGATTTTGAATTTGGTCAATCCCACTTCCCCAATCTCTCCACTGCTTACCATAGATAGGGCCCAATTCACCCCACATTTTTGCAAATTCATCATCTGTTTTGATTTTGTTAATGAATTCTTCTTTTGATAATACTTTATCTACATTCTTACCTTTTAATTGATTTCCTTGGTATTTCTTATAAGCATCACCTACCCAAATATTATTACCATCTTTCAGTAAAGATTGAATATTTGTATCACCTCTTAAAAACCATAGCAATTCAGTTACGATTTGTTTCCAAGCCATTTTCTTAGTAGTAAGTAATGGAAAGCCATCAGACATTTTATGTCTGATTTGCCTTCCAAATACACTAAGAGTTCCTGTACCAGTCCTATCTTCTTTAGTAACACCATGTTCTAAGATGTCAGTTAATAGGATTTGATATGTTTCATCTAAATTGTTCATTTGTATTTATCACTCTTTATAACATCATCCCATTCAATAATTGGACAATATTTATTCTTAATGGAATGCATTCCTTTTAAAGTAGATGCAATTAGATTACTATCTTTATCTGATTTGGAACCGATATTCTTATCTTCAAAGAAATTAGATATCCAGCTTGCAATAGATATTATACCTGCAATAAAAAGATAAAGTAATAGTATAGTAATACCAAATGGAATACAAAATAAAAGACCACTTCCAATTAATTTAAAGTAACCTAACAATGGGCTCGCCAAAAACTCAACCTCTGTGATTATATTATAGGCGGGATATGCTAGAATATCTAAAAGTTTTCCAAACGCGACTAATACAAGATTAATACCAGCCCCTGCCACAAAATTAATTTTGTCGTTATCTTGGTATCCGATTCTGAATCTACATCGTATGAGATTCCAAAAATTACCTATCCAAGTTAGTGGTATTGTAATTACCCCAATCAATGTTAACCAAAAGGTTGAACATAGTGTTTTAGGTAATTTATAGTGTGAGTCAGACATTGCGAATTGTTGCCAATTAATGTAAGATACTATTTGTTTTAAAGCTTTCATGTGTTTTGTTTAATTATTGATCTATTGAATTGTTATTTGTTTTTTCTTCTGATTCTTTATCGAATATTACCATCGATTCGGTAGTTAGCAATGTACCTGCAACCGACACTGCTTTCTCAAGTGCAGTACGAGTCACTTTAGTTGGATCGATTATACCTAATACCACTAAATCGGTAAACTTTTCAGATACAACATCATAACCCATTGAATTAGTACTATCAAGACTTCGATTAATTAAATCAAATTCATTGAGTAATTGGGAAGAGTCTAACCCAGCGTTCTCCATTATTCTCTTAAATGGAGCCTTACATGCTTCGAATACGATATCATATCCCTTTAATTTATCTCGTGTTAATAAACTCCCATCTGCACACTGCATACAATGAAGTAAGGCAGATCCACCACCTGGCACAATTCCTTCTTCGATAGCAGCTTTGATTGCTAAAACAGCATCATCAGTTCTATCTTTCTTCTCCTTCATTTCAATTTCAGATTGAGCACCGACTTTAATTATAGCAACACCACCAACTAACTTAGATAATCTACTCTCCAACTTACCTTTTTCGAAATCTGAATCTGATTTATCTTTTTGTTTCTTAATAAATTCAACTCTATCATTAATAGAATCGGCAGTACCTTTACCACCGATAAGAGCAGTCTTAGTTTTTTGTGATACAATTCTATCACATTGCCCTAAGTGGTCATACGTTACCTCATCCATCCCTATACCAATTTCCTTTGATATTAAAGTAGCACCTGTGAGAGCCGCCATATCCTTTAGAATCTCAGTTCTATCTGATCCGAAGCCAGGAGCTTTTACGGCTACAACTTGCAATCCAGCCCTTGCTGCATTTACTACCATAGTAGCGAGTGCCTGCCCTTCCACATTATGTGCAATTATTGCAATTGCATCACCCTTACCGTGGCATGTTTCTAATAATGGTATAACATCATCCATATTTGATATAGATCCATCAAATAACAATACCTTAACATTGGATAGTATACAAGCCAACTTATCTTTATCATTCATAAAAAAGTGTGAAAGATATCCCCTATCAAATTCAAGCCCCTCTACGATTTCTAACTCAGTTTCATTAGAAGAACCCTCTTGTACTGATATGATACCATCCCTTCCAACTTCACTAAGTGCTTCTGCGATCATTTCTCCAATTGCAGAATCATTATTTGCTGAAATAGTAGCGATTGATTGTAAGAAATCATTTGAATCAATTTTCTTAGACATCGACTTCAATTCTCTAACAATATGAGATACTGCGATATCCATACCACGTTTAAGTTCAATTGGGTTTGCACCAGCTTCAACCAGTTCAAAACCATTTTTGAATATTGCTTGAGCCAAAACAGTTGAGGTTGTAGTTCCATCCCCCGCTGCATCTGCGGTTTGTTGTGCAGCTTCCTTAATCGCCTCAGAACCTAAGTTCTTAGCTGCATCTTCGAATGATATTTCTTTAGCTACAGTTACACCATCTTTGGTGATATACGGACTTCCGTTTTTCTTTTGTATAATAACATTTCGCCCTCTGGGCCCTAATGTACCACCTACGGTATTTGCTAAATCATTAACACCCTCTAATAGCTTAGCTCTCGCTGAATCTCCTGATATAACTTGTTTATGCATATAACTTCTTTTTTTGTTGTTTATTAATAAGTATTAAATTCTTCTCACAATATACGGAATCTATTCCGATTTTCCAAATTTATTTTAACTTTTTTTATTTTTGTTTTCTGATGTTTTCTTTGCTTGTGTGATTTGCGCGATTCTCCATTGTGGTTGACTTCCACGCAAATTACCTTTTAAATTATGATAGCAATTGTAACATAGAAATCTGATGTTTTCTCTTCTATGATTATGCCAATCATCATCTAAATGATCTAACACCAATGGCATTTTATCATCTATGATTCTTTTTTCATTATACCTACAATTATGGCACTCATATGGGAAGTTTATAACATGGGAATTCTTTATTAACCGTTGTTTCAATTTATAAACAGGGTAATTTGGATGCTTACCTTCTAATATATCATTCAAGTTGTATTTAGAATTGATATACGTTCGTTTTACACCCTTACCTGTCTTATTACTATGGACTGCCCATAAAGTTTCTCCACTTTCTTCATCTGTATATTGTCTTGAATATTTCCAATACGTAGATGTCGATACATTAAGAAACCTAGCTGCCTCTGAGTTTGATTTACTATTCTTCATAGCATATCTAATTTGAGCTTCTGTTAGGTTCAGTGGTGTCCTACCTTTACCTATAACATACCCATTAGATAGTATTTGTCCTTTTTTCCATTCACTCATATACCTATAAATATCAAAATTAAATCAATTCCAAAACTTATTGACACTACCATCAATAAAATCTTTCTGCTTTTGAATGGCCGCATCTAACTCCGATTTGGTGCTCTTTTTAATAGTTTTTTTCTTTTTAGTAGTTGAGTTCTTTTTAACTTTAAATCTTGTGAATATTTCACCTGGAGTACCAGATTTTGTGAGTTCTATTCGATTTTGTTTATGTTTGGATATATTATCCAATTCCCTCTGCGATATTGATTTAGTTAAAATTGATGATAGATAGCTATATGGATCACTCGCATCATCCATTTCCATTTCATGGTATATGCAACCAATTGAACCAGTTGATCTAATTGTGTATGTCGAATAACCATCGTTGGTATTAGTTAGATCACCGATGTACCCATAATCCCTAAACCCATCCCATTTGAAAACAACTGCGGTGCCAATGGTGTAATGGTGCTTACGTGTCCTACGTTTACCTTTATTTACATTCCTAACTACTTTCATTTTTTGATTTTATAACTGCCATTTAAAATGTAGTTAAGTATTAAAATTCACGTGAATTTTGTGCTTCAAAGAACATTTCTCTAACTTTATTAGATATGTACTTATTCACATCTTTCGGCTCTAATCCGTTTTTTATCATTGTGTCCATTTCTTCTGATGAAATATCATTAACAACCCACCTTATAAAATCACCCATTTTTCTTACATCCAATGGTTCCTTACCAAAAACGATTTCGATGGCTTGATTAAATCTATTTTCAGTAACAGAATATTCAACAAAATCCTGAATTGAGTTTAACTTTTCGACATCGATGCTGGCAAGCTTTTTAACTTTTGTTACTGAATGCTTATCACCCTTTACTTTAAATCTATGAACGGTTCCTTTGTATTCAGTACTCCATACGACACCCTCACCTAATCCATTATCAATACCAAACGCCTTAGATATTGGACATTCATCTTCTACCGTATTAGTTATCTCAGCAAACTTATTTTGAGCCAATTGCGGCATATTAAGGTCTACATCAACAGAATATGTTTCATAATCTTCTACGTTGAATATTCGATATTCTACATTTCTAACATTACTTGAATCAATCCAATATGCATTAAACTTAGGATCATTTGTTTTGGATATTTTCACACCAAACACATAAAATGCTTTCTCTAATTGAGATATACCCACACCTTTTTGAATACCCTTTCCTGCCCACTCACCATAAATGGAAACCGTATATATTTTAGTGTCTATTTGGTTTTCATCAATTAAATCATCTAATAAAGAACATAGTTGTATTTTATAGCCTTCTGCAAAAAATGCAAAACCAGCATTATCTTTTTCAACTGTAATTATGTTCTCTCTGGATTGTATCCAAAATCCATTTTCAGAATTAAAACAAACACCTGCATTAGTTCCATGTAATTTAACGGTTCCTTTAAATGTTAAAGTGGGTTTTTTAATTGATGGATCGTAAATAGCATCACCATTTGCATCTAAGCCAGTAAATGCAACTTCTCTATTAATATTTGAAACTATGTTTCTAAATTGAGGAATTTTTGGGTAACTAATATGCTTCTTCATTGCTATATATATAATCTTCGACGTGAGATGCGTTTTGGAAATCAGATGCACCATACTGAATAAGTTTACCTTTGAATTGACCTACCCCATTTGCCGTTCGATCATCTATCAAATAATCACCAGCACATAGGTTTTTATTATGTGATAGTATTAGTCGTTTGTGAGCTAGAGGAAGGTATTTTTTAATCCAAATTAGTTTGTCAGTCCAAGCAGAGGGATTGCCCCAAGGTGGTGTAGAAAGTACATAACAATCGAATTTATCATCACATACCATACGGTTGAATAGATCAACCATTTCCACAATCGGTTCCATCATTGAGAAAATGCCAGGTATATTATCAACATCATCTCCATATTTTTGAACGATAAGTTCATCTCTGATTTTTAGTTTATCAATGGCGGATTTGAAATCGACTAGTACGCCATCCATGTCGAAATATACAATTTTTTTCATTTATTTTGTTTCGTTATCATCACTTATTACAAGTACAATATACGAATTATAGATTAGAATTCCTAATTTAGAATGTTATTTTAATGCAATCAGCTTGAATGAATTCAACAATCCCTCATCAAATGCATCTACATAATCACCATATCGACTTGATTTTATTACCCTACCATCACATCGTCTGATAACATCACATACATATTTATCACCATCTATGGAATCAAAAAATGGTCGATGCATCAAGTGAATACCACATTCTACTCTAAGCCAATTTTCAATTTCATGCCTATATGGTGCTGAACATTGAAACCAACTTTCATTAGTTAAATCACTAAGTTTACAGAAATTAATAAAATGCCCAATCTGTAGGCTAGTTTCACCAAGTTTCCATCCAAATGGCCCTGCTGCACCATCTTCGGGATGAATCCGTTCTGTTAATGCATGCTGATAATACCATCGGGTTCTCCAATCAAATCCATGTTCTTTTGCTAATTTAGCTACCTCAAATTCTACAGATGTATCTATATTCATATCTATTTTAATATTTCGAATAGAATTCCAAATAAAATCACAAATTTAAACATATAAACACTAATTACTACGATGCACGAATCATCGTCCCATTCCCGTATCCACCAATTAAATAAGTGATCTAGTATAGTGTTTAGTACAACTACAATAATTACTGCTGCTAAAATTGTTATCTCTATCATATTTTTATAATTTTTCTAGTTCTGCTACTGCGGTTTGAATTATTTTATCAGATGCGAATGAAGAACAATCCTTGATTGCTTGGTCTAAAGAAACAGCACCACCTGCATATTGTGAACTAATAGAAGTACGTTCTTTTATAGAGTTCATAATGTGTGCAACAGTTCCAAACTTTGGTTCATTTTCAACGCTGATGTATTTTGTGTAAGCATCAATATGCATACCACTATCAGTGCTTAGAGTATCTGCATTATACTCATATGAATCGGTCATTCCATTGAAATTACCCATTTGAAACTTTTTAGCAAAATTACGAACATCATCGTAAGCAGATTTATTTATTCCTCGACCATCTTTGTGAGAAATATAAGCTCTGGCTGAACAACCCATACTATAACTCTCACTTGCGGTAGAAACTAACACATCAGGGAACTTCGCCTTAACGTATTGTTTAATGATACTTGCCGCTGCTACATGATTAATACAAATTGACCTCGTTGGTGATAGAATTAAGTGCTTCGTACCAAGTTTGAATTTCATCCCATCAAACATAAAATAAAAGTGCTTTTTCATAGTATTAATTTTTTAATTCGTTAACATTGCTTATACCTCATCTAACCATTCAATTACGATTTTCTCACCATTGACGTGACCACCAGATATAAACCACTGATTTCTGTCATGGCAGTATCTTGCACTTCCTGTAACCTCTTTTTTATTGTACTCACTAAAGAACTTAACCGCCACCCATTCACTTATAGTTTTAAATGAATAAACACCATCTGGATTTCGTTCACTTGGTTTAACCCACTTCATATCTTTGAATTTTAAATTGATGAGGTTACTTCCCCAACTCAACAAAATAAATGTACGAAAAAAGCTTGGGATATCCAAGCTTTCAATGTTAAGGAATTGTTAATTAATCAACTTTTTATTCTTTTTACGTTTCCAAGGTGGATCAAATAATGGTTCCCCCGCCATAATACACCCATATGGCATAATTCTATCAATAACCTCACCTAATCCAAATTCAATCATTTGCTTTTGAACCATATCCGCACTTTTATATGCAGATGGTAACTCTGAAATATCAATCTTACCTGTATAGAATCTAACATCCAAACCATCAGTTTCCTCAGCGAAAATCTCATCAATGGTTTGATTATCTTTTTTCTTCTTATGTGCAGTACGACTAATATTTCTACCCGCACCATGTGGTGCAAATCCTAAGTTATTATCAGTAGTATTACCCCTAACCACCAAAACTGGCTCGGCCATGTTCAATGGAATTAAACGTAACCCATTGTAGGTATCAGGAACAAATTTATCATCAAGTGGTGTTGCTCCTTTGGCGTGGTAGAACACATCATCAGAATCTTTGAATACAAAGTTATGTTCGTTCCAAAATCTTAAAATCATATCAGTACCAACGCCTGAAAGAGTTGCATCATGGATTGTTGTATGATTTAACTTAGTCCAATCTCTTACAATTTGCAAGGCTTCCCAATAGGATTTACCTTCATCTGTATCATAGGGAATCCATGCATTTCTTTTTAAAGTATTCGGTGAGATTTTCTTTCTAAAGTTCTCTGCACTTTTCATTCCTTTTTTGTACAAATGAGCCCCAAATCCACGTGAACCATGATGAGTTACCATTATAGTTTCGCCTGTATTTTCAGATTTACCTACAAAAAGGAAATGATTACCATCACCTTGAGTTCCCATATGAGATTTTGATAACTCAATACTCTTTGGGTCATTTAAGAATGAATTGGATTTAATTCTAGCTACTAATTCATCTGGCAATTCAGAGAATTCAGGTCTACCACCGAATCCAAAATGTGTATTCTCATGTGCTAAATCCAAAATAGTTTTAGGGTCAACATCACCGAAGTTTGTCATCATTACTGAACAGCAAATATCTGCTGAATGCATAGATGGGTGAATTGCGTTTTTAGTAGCAACTACACCACCCACAGGGATTTGTCCGTTCTCACCAGTAGGACATGCATCAGGCATAACTGCACCAGCCACCACAGTTGGGGTTTTCATAAGAACATCCATAGTCTTAAACACACTCTCAACATTTGAACTTTCTTCATCATGTTCAGCACGGATGTTTTTATGATACCGCACTGGCATATCATTTGGTTCTATTGTAGGTGGTGGTAGGAATGATTTTACCTCATTGTGAATAGCACTCTCACCAAATATTGAGTTTTCGTTCAAATATGCAATTGCTCTGCTGAACCAAAATGCTGGTTTATATCCTAATTCTATTAATGTCTTACCTGTAATCATTAGTTTCTAAGTGTTAATTTAAATAAAGCGTTTCACGGGTTTGCTTTGATTAATCCCAATTTTCAATGCTAAGAGATTTTTAAAAATGAGAACATCCGAAGATGTCCTCATTGATTTATAATCTAACCCCCATCAGATTACTCAAACAATTTATTCAGCGACCGTGCTAATGGTTGAAGTTCATTAAGAGAAATTGCTTCTGCTGCCTTGCCATACATTTGTTGAAATGCGGGAAGTTGAGCATTATTACCATAAGAGGAAACAAAGTATGATAGTATCTTAACACCAGTTCTTTCAATAGATTTAATTTGAGATCTGGTATGTGCAATGGCGTTGGTGCCTGTATAGTAAACATCTTTATTTGAAAACCCAGGCATACCATCTGAAATATTCAATAGGTAACTATCAGTATCAGGATTAACAGTTGATGTTATTTGCTTTTTAATAGCTTCAAAACACAGACCTTCTGGAGTTGTACCATGTGGTGAAATATATTTAAAAAGTGATGTGATTTTTGAAAACTTATCTTTTCTAGAATCATATGCCATCAATACCAATGGATATTCATGTGAACCATTATACTTAACTGCTCTATAAGAAATAACAACATCCATATTGTTAGTCATCGAAGCTGCCTTTGCGATGGCCACTGCGGTCGTTTGTGCTGATCTAAACAACCCGCCACTCATAGAGGAACTTGCATCAATACTAATGTGAATGAATGCCTTTTTGCGATTCTCGACTTTCAGTGTAGAGAATATTTTATCATTTCCCATACCGATTTCATTTATTAACCGCCTATCAATCTTACCTGCATTCAATCTAGTAGTAAACAAACTTTTAGATTCAGATCGAACTTTCAATCTTCGCCCAAGTGCCATACCCAATTGAACACCTTTATTGACCGCCTCTATCATGTCAGGTGTTTTATAACCATCTGATAACATTCCAATCACATCACCATTAACAAGTGATTTAGTTAAGTTATTAACAATCAAAACTGGAGTTGAATTGGATCTTGACGGATGATTAGAATCATAATCCTTACCTGCTATTTTTTGAGTAATGTCAGCTTCGGATAACACATCCAATCGTTTTTTCTCAGCCGCAGTAACTGATGTTTTTTTAACAGCACCGTTCTGAAATTCGTGTTGCTTCTTTATCTTTTTTTCAAGTTGAGATTCTTGCCTTTTACTTAGATCACGCAAATCTGAACCAGAACCACCTGATTTACCGTTACCAATTTCGGTTTCGGTTTTAGCTTTACCCCCATCAGAATCTCCATCAGAATCATCTAATTCATCAGAATCATTTTTGGAAGTTGCACCACCACCACCACCACTGTTACCAGTAGATTTGTCTAGTTCATCACCTTCACCCTCACCTTCACCTTGACCGTCACCTTCACCTTCACCTTCACCTTCACCTTCACCTTCACCTTCACCTTCACCTTCACCTTCACCTTCATCGGGGGTTGGTAAACTATTTTCGATCATCACAAAGATTTCACCTGCCAATTCATAGGCATCGGTGGTGGATTTTAATCTATCGATGTTTCTCAAATCAATTAAGTTAAAAACATCTCTGAGAACTGGTAACGCATCTAGATCTCTATTTTTGTTAACAATGTTGATGATGTGGAACATATAAGAATCCCAATCCAAATCTCGTTTCGAATTCGATTGAAGTGCCTTATCAATAAGTGGGTCATTAAAGTACCTATCATACATTGCTTGGTAGTATCCTTTGTAACCAGGGGCCGTAGAGTAGATGTAATTATCAATACGCCTATCTTCAACTACATTCAAAAGGTTCTTTACAATACCTTTTATATAACGGTTAGTTTTAAATAAATCAAGTCCATATTTTACTTGCAAATCAGAAATAAAATCATCGGTAATTTTCGATGGAAATCTACTACAATTTAGATCTACTAATATTTCGAAATTAGTTAATTTAACATGACTACCTTCATGCAATGCCAATCCTACTGTAGAATCAAAATGGTTGTTATCCATTTTAGCTGAAATAGTAACAACCTTACCATCAGTATAAGAACCATCACCTCTAAGATTGAACTCAACAGGGATATTTTGATTGGTTGTTATTGCTACAAAGTTCGCAATGGATTTTTTATAAGATGCCATTTGAATCAAATCATTCGATTTAGATTCGGCATCATCCAATCCACTGCCATTTCGTTTGAAACAATCAGCCCAAAAGGAACTATATTTGTTATCGGTTTTCATCATATTTTTATCATTTGGGGGTTATCAATCATTACATAGTAAAGATACGAAATATATCTGAATAATCAAAAATTCAATGTTAAGGAATTGTTAAGAATTACTATTATCTATTTGAAATAGATAACTAACTACGTTACACTGCATTTCCTTTACTATATCAATAGGAAGTGTATTTCGAAGTACGGAGATAGTAACATATTCAATGTTATTTTCTATAACCAATTCTGATAATTCTTGCATTCTATTAGACAGTTGTACATCGATCATTTTCAAATAATCAACAACTTCTTTTTTAATCAAATTCATATCTTTGGATTTTAAATTGGTGAGGTTACTTCCTCAACCCAACAAAATAAAGGTACTGTTTTGATTTGATTAATCCTAATTTAGTATGTTAAGGAATTGTTAACGTTTTCTTATACTATTTCTTTTAAATCGTAAACAGCGCAAGATTCACAAACTACTAGAGTAGTTTTTAGAACTTCTGAATAGGTGTGTATTATACTATTTTTTCGGATATGATGGTAAACATTAACCGCTTTTAATTCTCTTATATTTTTAACAATATCCACAACTTCGGTGATAATGATCCCATCTGAATGCTTTATTTTAAACGTTTGCCCTTTTTTCATCTTGATATTAATTTGATTCAAATATCATAATTTTAAATTGGTGAGGTTACTTCCTCAACCCAACAAAATAAAGGTACTGTTTTGATTTGATTAATCCTAATTTAGTATGTTAAGGAATTGTTAACTATCTGAATCAGATCGTACATCAACACTCTTAGGTGCATTTTTAAGTACCCATCTATATAATCTCATCTTCCAATTCTTTTCAGGGAATATAGATTTTCCTTGTGGTTTGATTGGTAATGCTAGAAAACCTTTAATAGAATCTTCTATTTCATCACCGTTGGAATCTTTATGTCTGATAGTATGTTCGGTGTTACCCAATATCACATCAATTCTACCATTTAATCCCTTTGGTATTGCCTTAGTTAATATACCCCAAATTGTTTCAGCTGCACCTTCATGTGTTTGTAATTGCATATCATCTGGCACTACTCTAGGTCTCTTTTTGTTCCGCTCCACTGCCAATTCGTAATTTGATAGAACCCATATTAAGTGAATATTTTTTGCATCATAACCCCGATCTACCAGAGGTTTGATCAGATTGGTTACTGAGGTTATCTTTTTAGCGGTCATGTCAAACATTAAGTTAGGTAATGTTTCTTTATTCGATTTTCCATTCAACATATTAACCAACCACTTATCTTTAAGACCCATTGCATCAACAATAGCATGTAATGATGCTACATTATCAGGGTTGCTCAGGTTGTCAGCTAAATCTGAAATAGACATGTTCTTATTTAAAACGAATTCTTGAATATGTCTGTCTTGTTTTGGTGTTAAATTACCACCGTATTTCTTATACACGGCATCTATTGATACCTTACCTAGTTTATCTAACCTACCAAGTGCCTTTTTCATCTCATCAACATCTCTGACTTTGAAACCCGTTGAATCAATAAATTTATCTCTTGCAAATCCCTTACCACTTCCAGCCCCACCTGCTAAGAGTACTATTTGACCATACGGTGATCTATTAGAAAATGTAATTAACTTTTCATCAATACGATCATTTGATTCATTCTTTGATGAGTTTAGTTTATCCATATGGTCTATAGCATCTTTTTCGTTTTTGAAATATTCTACTACTTTACCACCATTTACTTTATAAACTGCGAATCGTCGTCTGTCATCATTATAATCAAGTGCATACTCATCAGATTTAGCTTCGACAACATTTGATGATTCATATTTGATGTTATCCATATTAAACTTTTCTAAGTTCGTTTTTGCCCAAGCCACTGCTTTATCATATGCATTCTTACCTTTGAATATTTTCTTATCAGCTTTAAATCCTTTATCCTTATTCATATAATTAACAGATACAGTTTCCTCAACTATCCTAGATAATACCCCACGTTCAATATATTCGCTTATTTTCATTTTTACACCTAATTAATTTTATTTGTATGGTTTCCAAGTATTTAGTTTATCAGCCCTTCCATCACAACCACAATCATCCTTACCCATATATTTAGCAATTGATTCGGCAAGTTTATCTATTTTAGTAAACTTAGTTATCTTTTTAATATCATCACCTAGTCCTTTTGATTTAGACATCCGAATCCTCTATTTTTAAAGATAAACCCTGTTTAGTTAAATAAGACATTGCATCTGATATACTAGCAGTATTCTCACTTTCCATTACAGAACACCACCCAACATTATCCACCAAAGATACTATTGATATTAGTTGTGATTTGGGATATGTTAAATAAGAACCCAACAGGTAGATCACCTCTTCGAAACTATGTATATCATCATTTAACATTATTAACTTCATATAGATTGTATCTTTTTACGTAATTTCTGCACTATTTCAATTAACCCACTCCCATTACAAAGGTGAGCCTCAATATTGACATCATTTTCAGTTCGAAGGTATACTATCAAATCATCACCATTTCTAATTACATCACTCTGCAATTGCTTTATCATTATATTCACCATCATTCTCCCTATCAACTAACATATTTTGAAGAAGAACACATCGTTCGTATTCTTGTGATTTTTCAAAATAGTTAATCAGAATTTTAAGTAAAGCTATTTTCATTTCATTAGGCCAATCACCATCCCATTTAAAATCTGGTGATTTCAAAATACCATATGTAACTAACATTGCTTGATTCTCGTAATCCATAGTTTTTGTTTATGTCTATAAATATGTTAATAAATTTAATTACTCACCAATACTGATTTTAAATCAATTCAATTTTGGAATTCCACCTATTTTTGGAATTCGATTTTTCCACGATCTATACACAATACTTCTCTCACGATCTGTAAGATCACCATCCTTTACAAATAAATCTAAATGATTATCAACTACAATTTGATAAGGTTCTTTAATACTCTTAGCCTTAGCATATAACCCATGTATATTAGCATCAATCTCATCAGGTAGTATTAGATACCTATACACTGGTAGCAATCCCGAATTGATCTTAGCCCGTATGGAATTATTATGTCTTATTTTCTTTGAAATTTTAAGATTATCACCACGTTGGGTGAAATGTTCTATTTCATGCCGCACTGCTTCTCTTATATATGGATTTATTTTACTTAGAATTTGATGACCATCGGTTGGGTTTACAGCAATTAATAATTGCAAATCACACCAAAGTCCTTCATCAGCGAATGCATTTATATAGAAATCACCCGAAGGAACCGTATCTGATATTTTAATCTTTAGTGAACTTGATAATGATAACTTCGATTTTTTGTCTTTAAAATCACCTATGTGTATCGAATCATTATCATGTGATAGTAGATAATGAATCCCCTTACCCATCGGTGGGTCAGTTCTGATAAGATAACAACCCATTTTTGTTGGTTTATGTTCTATACACCTTCGTATCTGTCTCATTACTGATTTTGTGATTACTCCTGTAATTTTATCGTACATATGCAAATATATATCAATTTGAATAACAATATACGAAAGTATTTTGATAAATCAAACCATACTATGTTATTAAATTGTTATCTTCTTATCAGATGATTTAAAGTCCCGCTTCCTCATAACCGTTTTTGCTATAGCTCTGTTGGATTTTTTCATAAATGGTATGTTTATGTTGGTCTTATCATCAGTAGCTACCAACGATTTATATTTATCAAGTAGAGATAGGAATTCTTTTTTATTTCTACCCAATTGTTTGAAAAATCGTACTAACTCCGCAACGGATATCTCTTTTTTATTTCTAGGATCGTTCAATCTTGCAAAGAAATGTGCACCTGTTAAATCAACATCAATTGGTTTTAACTGCGTATCGGCAAACTTATCTATTTTCTCTAGATCAGCTTTTGGCATTTCGTTAATATTCGATTCATCGAAACCACCCCTATCATGTTTAGTGAATTTGTTTAGTTTATCAAATGCTCTAAATGATTTCAATTTATCCTGCTTTTTCTTTCGCATATCAGGCATTTTCTTTATTCTCATATGATTTTTAACTATATAGAATACATTAGCTGCATTCCCACCAACATCTTCAATAAATTTCTTATGTTTCTTAACCAATGATGCTGAAACCGCCTCATGCCCTAAGTGCTGTGTACCACGTGTTTTTAGACTTGAAGATGCAGTTTCATCTTTACCTATATCATGGAACATTGCCGCCAATGCTATATCAATATCATCATCTTTTATTGCTCTATTGACAACCACAATAGTATGCTTTAATACGTTACCTTCGGGATGAAAGTCACGTCTCTGATCACTATTCTTTAAGTTATAAACTCTCTTTTGTAAATCAGATGGCATCTTTTTGAATAAATCTTTAAAGTTTTTAATACCTGCTGATTTAAGTGATTCATTTATGTACTTTTCAATTTCCATTTGTTCAATTTTATCACCAATATCCTTTCCTTTCAATCCAAGTGATTTAACATCGTTACCACCATAACTTAATTTAAAATTAGCGAACTTTTTCAAATCACTTCCTATGATGTTACCCCATTCTATAATTTCGCCAATTTCTAATGTTGTTTTAACCTGAGCCCTTTTCATCTTATACACATCATCGGATTTTAATCCCACTAATTTTATTAAGAATGCGATATCTAATGATTCTTTATCTGTGTATTTTAACTTTTTAAGTACTTTATACACCAAATCATCGGTGTTCTTTCTTAGTAAATTTGCTATTACTAATTTATAGTTGCCATTTTCTATAAAGTCCGTATTATATCGGACATTTGGTAGTATCTGTTTCAGCATTTTAAATGAATCTACCATCTTTAGGTAAGATTTAGATGATTTAGCAGTCTTAATTGATTTAATAAACTCATCACGGATACGTTCGGCTGAGACACCACTAATATCGGGGTTATCTTTTATAGCATTAACCGTGTCTTTTTCCATTCTACCACCAATTCTTGCAGTAAAACGTAAAGCCCTTAACTTTCGTAATGGATCTTCATCAAATCTATCCTTTGCATCACCGACAGTTTTAATCGATTTATTCTTTAAGTCAGCGATACCACCTACCAAATCAACTATTTGCTTTCTATCTATATCATAGAATAGTGCATTTATAGTTAGATCTCTACGTTTAACATCACCATATATATCAGTGTAATCTACTGCATCAGGCCGCCTACCTTTACCGATATCTTTTCGAAATGTGGCGATCTCTTCACCATTTACTATGACAACACCAAATTGTTTACCAACTTCTGCTGTTTTAAATCCATACTTCTTAGCGATATCTAAAACATCATCAGGTTTAGCATCAGTTGCTAAATCAAAATCTTTAGGGGTCTGCTTTAGAATCGCATCCCTTACTGCACCACCCACAATGTATAACTTCCTACCTTCCTTTTTGAATGCCTTGTGTATATCTAATACGTTCTTTGGAATACTCAATTTTAATTTTGATTGAACTTCGTTTAATTCTGATATCTGTTTGTTTTGAGATTTCCAATCTTCAAATGCTACAATATCTATTTTTTGCATTGATTGATCATACCCACAAGAGTGACATAGATAAGGTCTATCATCATCAAATTCAAGTTCCCAGTTATGATCACAACTTTGACATTGAATTGATTCACCACTACTTTCCTTTAGGATTCTGAATTTCATAAATGGCTTACCATTTATAGTGATATCACCTTTTTCATTCGTATCTATAGTCTTAACCACAATTTTCTTATTTTTGAACTTACCACCAAGAACAGTATCACCAATTTCAATTGGTACTGTTATGGCCTCTTTAACTATAATATTAGATATATGTGTTGATATTCTAAATGCTGATCCTGGAACAGGAATCATTCCTCGGTCTTTTATCTTTTGAGTAATGTGATATTTACCATCACCTAAATCTTTAATGATGAATGTCTTCTTGCCAACTTTGCCTGAATCCATATTATTATCCATCATTTGGTTAATAACTTTCTTATCATGTGCCGTTAAGTGCCCATCTAATACTTTTATTCGTCGATTATTCTCAACTATGCTTTTTTTTTTAGATTCATTTTTAGGAACGCAGTTATTAACTCTTTTACCAGATGAAGAGGATGTTTTTGTTTTAGGAGATCCGACTTTATAATCATCCCAACATGGATCATCTTCATTAAGAGATTCATTTGCAGATGCTTTCATATCAACTATGCTAGCCGCCATATCACCAATGGCTAATTCAATCATATCTTTTCCGTTGTTTGTTTTTCTGTGATAGAGAAAACATCGATTACCACCTGCAATTCCACTTTTTAGTTTAAGAGAAATTCGTTCAACTTTTCGTTTACCAACTGTGGTTTTACCCTTTGATACTATGAAAGTTTTGTAATCATCACCCTTTCTAATTGATGAATCAAACTTTATGTCAACAAAGTCACCTTTCTTTAAATTATTATAGATTTTTAATTTATCAGAAGTTGATATAGATTCAATTACTATAGATTCTTTTTTCGGTTGTTTTAATTTAACAGCTATGTTGTTAAATAATGTAATTGCTTTGATCTTAGGTAATCCTATTCTAATGACAGGAATTAATACATCATCACCCCATTTGTAAATAGCAGCTGCCCATCTATGATGCCCATCTACTATGAAATTATCAGAAGATATCACTAATGGTTTTAAATCTTTAGCATTTTTGAATGATTTGGATATACCAATTATCTTATTCTTATGAAGTTCTTTCTGTGATTTCTTTAATTTCCCAACTGCTATTTTCTCACTACTAACCTTAACCTTATCGGATGCAAGTTTAATAGCTTGTGGTAAATTATCACTATCAACCTGTGGCATGTTTTTTCTGCTGATATCACCCTCTGATAGTATATATGCTTCAAGTATGGTTACTTCATCGAAATTGAAATTGAAATTATTTAATTCCTCTTCAATTATATTTTTTATTTGTTCTATCTTATTCATTAGAATACCTTATATATCTCTATGGTTTATTAATGTGTATGTGAATGAATTACCGTAAAAAGATGCCGCGTTATGTAATATACCCATAAATCTATCAAAATCACTAACTCTTTTGAAAACCTGACAACCTGCCGACCATTTATTTACATAATATGATTCTGAATACGGATTTGACCTATGTATGTTTATACCAAACAATCCATTTTGAATAGTATCTGGATCTAAATCATACTCATTATCTAAATCATTATCCCTATAAACCTTTACGGGCTTTCTTTGGCATAATGCTTCATATTTACCTTGATGTAAGGCTATTTTGTATGATGATCTATATTGACCTGGAACAAGAATTGCAGTTCCATCTGAATTTAACGGGTGATTCATCCAATGTTTTCCTGGATCAGTAGTTGCTTTATATTCGTGGTAATTCCACTTACCATTTGAACCTCTGTATGAAATAGTTAATACATCATCAAATACATTTGTGATATCATTACTTCGATTACGACGTACACCAATTACATTTACATCGTAATTTTTACCAGTAAAAAAAGAATATCCTTTTGATTTCACTGCTCTATTTATCAATTTTAAACTATAATAACTCATAAGATATCTCTTTAATTTTCCGCACTTTTTATGTACCTTCGTAAATCAATAACATCAGTAGAATCAGCTAACTTCCGTTGAAGCATACTCACTGATGAACGTGGTATGTGTCCTAACTTAACAGATAACACAAACTCCCATTGATCTTTCGATAATTTACATTTAGATGTCATATCACCCTTTAAATAATACCCTAAGTATAAATATAGAACATTTTTATTTAACGCACTGGTCTATGATGGATGGCACCTCATTGATGGGATTTTTACCTCAACCGTTCCAATTCCGTCTTTTCTTTTCTATACCGATGTGAGTATCACCCTTTCGACCTCTAGTAGATTCCCTTTGTGATTCGTGAAAGTTTTGATCATACGGATCTTCTTTATACACCCCACCATCATTTTTGGATTTTTTAATTGGCTCTGTACCACCATACTCATCATCAATTTGATCATAGTCAATATTAATCGGTATCTTTCCCATTTAATTTTGTATTACGTTTAGATTTACCAAAAAATCTATAAATTCTTCTACATTATATTCTTTTGATTGTTCATCTTTTATCTTCATTGATTCAATAAGATGTGGTTTTTTGAAAACTATTTCTAATAGTAAATCATATCCCTGATCTGTCCAAAAGTTTTTAAATGATTTTTCTCCAATAGATAAATGATTACCATCTTTTACTTCTATATAATATTTCATCAGATTATGTTAGTAAATCCCTATCCCCATTTGTATAATCCCACGCACCTACTGATGTCGATCCCCAATCAGATGTACTTAGATTTGTTATAATTTCATCAGTGTTATTATATCTGGTCGTTTTCAAAGCCTGCTGCAACCAATATAGAGATCCTATTTTAATCCACGAATAGACATTTCCTGATGCATCTTCGATCACATCATTTCCTGGCTCATTGCTTGATACACATCTAATTGTGGCTCCAACGTTTTTGTCATAAGTAACAGCTGCAACTGTTGAGGTGGCTGCGGTTCCCCAAACTTCGGCATCATCACCATCATCATTGGATGCCCAATTAAAAGATCCGTTTGTGAAATTACCAAAAGAACCATTAGTATTTTTTATTCCAGATGGATATAAATTCAACATCGATGAATTAGTACCATCCCAAATTGGCGATACTGCTCTCAATTCTTCTGCGGTGAAATTATTTATAATATCGTCATAATCACTTTCTGTTGGAATTCTAAAACCAATGGGTGCAATACCACGACTATCTGCACTGGCGAACCAATTATAAAGTAATCCATATCCTGAATGCGGAACTGGTAGAAAGGTGTTACCACCAATACCAACACTATTCTGTACGGTTTGATTTTCATTTGCCACTTCATTTAAAGTTTTATAATAATCAAACTTCTGTTGACGTTTACTTAATTGAAACCCGTACTCTCTTAAAGCTTGTTGTGGGTTTTCATCGTAAAGTTTTCTATTGTTAGCTTCGGAAATCCAATGTTTCCAATTATATTCACTCATAGTTATTACCGTTTATTTACCTATAAATATTAGAATTTATATTAATCAGGTCAGTTTCATATGTTTTTACACTATTCACTGTAAATTTAAATATCTCAAGAATAAATTCACCAGATTCTAAATCCGATCTGTTTAAGATTTCTGAAAATTGTGTAATTAATTCAAACATATAATTACTCACACCCATACAATCGAATTCTACAACAATATCATGCTCAGTATGTGGATCATTAATACCTAACTGAGATACCCGAGTCTTTAGATTAAATTTAGTATTTGGTTGCTCTAATGTAATATAATCACCCACCAACTTTACATTATTATCTTTTAGATATATTGCAGAACACCACGGCTCCAATAAAGATATCAATTCACTACTACAATTATCCACTATAAATGCTATATCATATTTAGGTGGTATGATTGGTTTCATCATTGTATCATGTTTGACAAAGTGCCCCCATTTCCTAATAAAGTTTCTTGTGGATTTTATATTCTGCTTTTGCCATTCATCCGATGCAATTCCAACTTCGGTGATTGTTGGATTAAATCGACTTCCCCTACAAGTCATATGATACACACACCCATCCCAGGTTTGTACAAACTCACACCCATTTAATTGAAACCTATTGAAAATATCAGAATCTTCTTTAGATTGTGGTGCATATAATACATCATGCCCACCTATCTCTTGAAAATCATCTTTGTACAAAAACCAAGGGGCAAATATCCCATTTGTGATCTTACCAGTGGCGGGGATTTTTAATGAATTTAATAACTTTTCTTCATCAAAAGTTTCTGGCTCAGTTCCACAATCTAATAAAATCTTCTCAGGGCCATCAGGATGTAATGGTGGTTCAATTCTAGTTAAAGATACAATTGTTTTAGGTTTTATGTTCTCAATTACAGATTCCAATGATCCTGGGCAAAGATACATATCAGCGTGGAAAATACCAACTATCTTTGTAGGTGCAACTTCATTAATCAATCTATCATATAATATAGTATGTCCTAATCTATCAGGCCCTTCATTTCTAATAGCTAGAAAGTTTGGATCTATTTTCATTGTAGATTGACACCATTCCCAGGTCCCATCTGATGAAAAATCATCTGCAACACATATATGTGGATCGGGCCCACCATTCTTTCTGATCGAATCATATGACCATTTCAGATATTTTAAATTATTTCGACTGGGTTGAATAAAACTTATATCTTTTTTACTTATCATAACTTCATTTTCTGTTTAAATACACTCTCACTGTAATGTTTTATGTATAATTCTTTTGTTAAAATACAATTTTCTTCGTAGAAATCTAAATCATTCCACAATTTATCTACTAACCGTCTTGCAGTAACCATATCACCATCTTTAACTGATAAATTAGGGTGTAATATTCGTTGTGTATCTAATGTATCATATCCAATGGATGGAATTCCTAAGAAACTACAGTTTAACGAAAAAGTTCCAGCTGCATGAGTTCTCATCATATGAATACCTAACCTTCTTTTTGACAATTCAGTGATCCAATCCTGCCACACTAAATAAGGTAATTGGTTAATACCCAGTGATGTTTCACTTTCTGCACGTCGACCCATCATAGGTTGATGTATATCATCAGTAACACTACTAGCTAACATAAACGAATCAAATCCACCATACCACGATTTCATATTACCACCTATCATAATACCAGTACGTTCATCAGGCCTCATTATATCATCTGGTACAGCATCACTTATCATAAGTGATTGCAATACCCTTACATCTTTATGATTAGTCAATCCCCTTCCACGTTGCACCATTGGTGGTATAATAATGATTCACTCCTATTGATGGTGTATATAAATATGATTTTTTCTTTGATAAGGCGGATATGGCCCAATATCGATCTTCTTTAGTAGAATAACTCTCAACAAATGGAATATCCATTAAATCTGCTTTATTGTAGAAACAAAATGCATTATGTAAGAATGGTCTATCTTCAATTGATGACCACATATTTACCGTCTCAATTTCTGTAAAATGAGACCATATGTATCGTTTTGAGATCCGTTTCCCATAATAAATTGGTGTTTGATTTCCAAAGACAGCGGCGTGGGTTTTTAATTTCTCAACCACATACGGAACATCCATATCTGTAATCTGAGAATGTGCTGATAAAATCAATATAGTTTCATTAGAACACATCTTAACTGCCGTATTAATTGATTTACCTGGAGTATAATTGGATATCTCAACCACTGATATGTTTAATCTATCATTAAATAATGCAACCAAATCCAATGAATCATCGGTTGAATTATTATCAATAACAATTACCTCTGCATCGGGAATATAATCACATATGGATTGTAATGCAAATCCTATATGATTGAATTCATTTTTATTTCTAAGTATAATACTAACCATATTAATTATTTTTTTTAAAATTATGCATCAAATCTACCAGTATAATTTATCCTAGAATCCAATTCACTCAATTGGTAGTTTGACCCTAAAGGAAATAACATTTTATCTCTCATATTAATATAATCCGTTAAGTTTTTCATTTCATGTGGTAATATTGCGAATTCATTATCTCGACCTGGTAGGTTATTATCGGTTGTAAAATGCTTTTCGATAACCATTGCACCCTCACCAATTGCTATTTTTGCCGATTCAACTCCTTGAATGTGATCTGAGTATCCAACCGTTGATAGGTATTTGAATTCACCCATCCGTGATATGTTAGCCATTTCTGGTTTACATGGGTACGTTGAAACACAATGAAGTAAGTATAACTTTGCTTTGTTAATATGTGTAACACTGAATACGATTTCTTGATGCTCCGATGTACCAGTCGACATGAATATAGTATCGAAGTTATCATTACAATATTTTATAAGATCTATATTTCTAGATTCAAAACTTGGAATTTTAACTTCTTTCAATCCCAATGAAAATAATAATTCAGCATCTCTAATACTGAATACACTTGATAAGAACTTAATACCAACTTTGTTACAATAATCAATTAACTCTATATGTCGATCTTTTGTTAGTTCCGCTTTTTGATATATTTCACGGCGACCATCTACATCCCATTTGCCTGGTTTTAATTTACTAACAGACCAACTTTGAAACTTCGCATATGTTGCACCACTTTCTTTTGCAGCGAGTATCATTTCTTTGGCTAGGTTCATATCCCCACCGTGATTCCATCCTAATTCTGCTATTACTTTAATCATTATTTTTCATTTTTAGTTTTGTTTTATTTAGGTCACTCTCAGTGTGTATATCAATAGCCGAGTCCATTATACAACCTAGTCGTTTACTAACCTGCCCATTTTTTAAGTAATGGTATTTGAAAATACGAACTGATCCACTTCTCTTATATTCAGGGTTAACAGTAACTAAATCATCGTAATTATTTTCCAACATATAGTCAATACAATCATCTAATGTCTGCCATCTATTAGGATTATCAGGTTGCAATCCAACTACCAAATCATAATTAACAGTGGGTTTATCGGCAAGTACACTCATATACACATCCACAACTTCCACATCACCACAGAGGGATATATCTCTATTATGAAATTGCACAATATCACCATACTTACCTTCAAATGATTCCATAACTTCCGAACTTTCCGATGAAACAACCACATGGATCTGATTCTTGCTATTCAATGCATATTCTATAGAATGCTCAACTAATGTCTTTCCATTAATCTCACGGATATTCTTTTTTTCTAATCTAGTGGAATCTAATTTTGCTGGTATGATTACTAATACTTTCATATTATTTACAGTTTGTTAATTGCCCACATATAGGCTTTTGTTTGTCCTTGTATAGTCATACCCCCAATATGAGGTGTAACTATACAATTTAATTTTGAATTTTCCAAATGAAAGAGTGGTGAATTTTTAATATCATCAAATTCATCTTCAATGACATCAGATGCATATCCAATTAATTTAGATTCCTGTAATGATCTGACAACATCGGATTCATTTACAATTTCACCACGAGATGTATTTACTAAAAACTTAACATTACGGGAAAGTAATTTGTAATCGATCATATATTTAGTCTCATCGTTAACATGGACATGCAATGACACAGCATCACACTTATCAAATAACGATTCTAAGGTATCAACAGTTGATTCGTTTGAATATGGGTCGTAGATATCCACTGTAGCATCAAACGATCTACAATACCCAGCCATCATCTTCCCAAGCCGACCATACCCCACTATACCCACTCTATAACCTTTCATCTGCTGCCCTACGAATGGTAGGTAATCCCAACTCAGATCACGTTTTGTAATATTATTTGATTTTGTGATATTTCTCATCAAATCTAAAAGTAAACCAAATGCAAGTTCAGATGTAGATGGTAAATCATTAATAAGCCCCATATCATTGGTTAATGAATATATTAAAATACCACTATCCTCACAATATTTGATATCGATGTGGTTCATTCCTGTTGAGCACGTATTGATTAGATCAATATCAGTACCATCTAATAACTCCTTATCAATTTTATACGTTTGTTGATTTGGATTACATAAGATGGTATTAACACCACTACTTAGTAATATCGATCTCACATCCATTTTTGATGCTTCTTCATAAAAAATCACATCACCCTTTGATTGTAAAAGTTCAACTGCACCCACTATATGCTTTATTGGTGTTATTACTATTATTTTTCTATCTATCATCAATTTAATTTTACTTTAAATTTTAGTGGGTACTACTAACTGACCAGATATTGATCATTTCGTTTACTATATCAATTAATTCCTCATCGAAAGTAACACCTAAAACTCTCCGAGCCTTATCCGTGTCGGCAAATCTTATCTGAATTTCAGGATATTCACCAAATGCCTCAGTGGTACTTATATATTTTATTTTTGAGTTATTCCCTGCGATTGTATTAATTAATTCCGCTGCATCACGAACTGACATTTGTTTATCAGAACCTAAATTAAATATCTCAGATCGGGTCAACTGCTTCCGATCATACATTCGGATTAATCCAGTAGATATACTTTCTGCATGGCAAATACTTCTCGTTTGAAGACCATCACCATGTATGATAATATCATCACCTTGCATTGCCTTATGTAAAAATAATGGGATATGACCACCACTCCACCCTTTGGCTGCTCTGGGGCTAGTACATCCGAATATTCTTGCAATTGATCCTTCAATATAACCCTCTTTAAATAAATCCATATAATACTGTTCTTCCCATAATTTGGTTACAGCATAACTATACCGTTTTATATTAGGTGGGCCAATTGTTAATCTATCAGTTTCATTGAATGTGGTTGAATTTGAATACACATCAGATGTACTACTAAATATGAGGAATGCACCCGTTGATTTACATATAGATTTAATCCTCTCTGCCATTGTAACACTATTTATCATAACTTCGGATGCATCACATTTCACCCCACTGAATGTTTTCTTTAGTGTTGCTAAATGGAAAACTGCATCCAATTCACCTACGTTTGTAAAATCTTGAACTTTACTTTTTACAAATTTAAAGTTCGGATGCCCATTCATATTCGATCCATAACTTAAATCATCAACTCCGATCACATAATGATCTGCTTTTAAAAGCGTTTCTACTACATGACTTCCAATCAGGCCTGCGCAGCCTGTTACTAATATCCTACCCATATTGGTCCGTTTTTTATATTGTGTGTATAGTACTGATCTATTAGAGTACCAGTATATTTATGTTTTACGATTGGGAATGTTCCTTTTACATTCTCATAATCCCACCCCCATCTTTTTTTGAAATTAATCAAATGGGGGCCGTATTCCCCAAAATGATAATTATTACCAGCTTTAGCACCATGAGCACTATTCACATCTATTCCAAACTTCAATTTCAAGCTCTGATCATTCATACAATATAAATTTGGCAGAATTACTGACATGTAATTTTTGAAATTGAATTGAAATGCTACATCAGGAGCCCATAAATGAAATTGGTAATCCTCTGTGGGATTAATTACATCATTCCATGCTTTTACATTAATACCAAGTGCAGCCCACATCGGGAATTCTATTGCAAATGGTCGGTTGAATTTAATGTGTTTAATTAACTCAGGCTGTCTAACGGGACATAACCATCGTTTGCGATTATCCTTTATGCTTAAATGGCATAACCCAAGTATTCCCTTAACATTATCTTCATTTCGATTATATCGTTTCAATGCATCTCCTGTGTAAGATCCATTATCTAAGTGATTAAATCCAATTAAACCCACTTTTTCATTTTCCAATAATTTAACCTGATGTTCCATCGAATCAAAGAAATTATCAGTTATTGGGTAGTTGTCATGTTGAAAACAAACTACGTATTTACAATTAGGTCTATTTTCATTTACCCAATCGATCACTGTTTGAGTTGCGTATTGTACCCCACACTTCTTATTTTCTAGGAATGTGAATCCAATTCGTTTTGATTGCTCTTTACCTTTAGATATCTCAATATCACTACTACCATCATCTACATTGACAAATTCATAACCATTTAATTTAATATTTTTTAAAACTGCACCCTCAACCATATCATAGTTATTTCTAGATGAAACATACACTATTATACTTTCTTTCATATTTTTTAACTGTTTACTATATAAATTGCTTTATAGTGCTAATCACAACATCAGTACTATTAAATAATAAACCACCTTCGATTGAATTTAATATCCAATCATTATTATTAATATTATGTGATAGGTGCGGTAATATATTTGTATTAATATCAAATAAATAATTGTAATCAGAAAAGCTACCCTCTTGGCCCGTACCTTTTATTAAAACAGTAGGTATACCAATCTGAATTGGTTTAAATGCAAGAGTCGATGGTGCTGAAATAACACATTTACTTTCCGATATTAGTTTATTATCATTATCAGTATCAACTACTATTTTATAATCTAACCCAACTGGTAGTATTTTACGTAGGTATGTGATATTTCCTGCATAACCACCATCATTAGCCCTACTCTTTAATTTTATAATTACGATAAGATTAAAATGCTTTTGTATGTTTAATATATCAATCTTTTTGAAAAAGGATTCATCAAAGTTTTGCTTAAACGGTGAACTTCTATTACCTAAGAAGTTAACTATAACTAATATATGTTTTTTGGGTATATTTTTATAGTTAATAAGAGTGTCATTAGCGGGTATACCACTAGCTATACAATCACTATGGATGATGTCTTTTTTACCGAAAACCATACATTTATCAAATACAACCATATGCCCTTGTTTAAAATAGGGTTTTTCAGAGTTACCATGCTCAAACGCTATAAGTTTACAATTCTTTTTAGAATACACATCTTTTAGATTAGTCTTTGCATTATTTCTATTATCATCGGATATAATAAGATCATAGTTTGATACATCACACTTATGTTGATATATATTCTGGAAGTATTCTGAATATTTTTTATCAAACACTTGCCTCATGTCAATATCACCAACCCACTTATGATTACCAGCCATCTGATACACTTTTAGTAAATCAATATTATACTCAGATGCAAGATTTGGTATTATTGGATAAATTCTCTCACCAGTCCGATATTGTGATGTTATAAATAATATACGTTTCATATTAACTACTGTCTACCACTATGCTTTCCCATACTCATAAAGTATTTATTAGACCGAGAATCACCTTCTAAATATGTGAAATTGAAATCATTTTTCCAAGCAACATAGTTAAAACTTAATTGATCACGTTTTGAATAATACTTTATCTCAGCCCACCAATCTTCGTTATGTTTTATTACATCAACATCATTATGATTTCTAACTACTATTGGTGTGGTGGCTTGACCGTTGTTTGATGGATATCCGATGGATTTATACAACCTCATTTGTTTCTCAATTACAGTAGGGTCATCTTTCCAATTAGAAATACCCCGATCTGGTGTTTTTTTTGAATTAATTTCACCATATTGAATTATCATATTAGCTTCATCATATACACAATTCCACTTGTCCATCACTTTCATATGATCGTAAGTCTTACACGAATTACCAGTACATAATTCTGTAATATCCGACTTTATTTTTATATTACCATCTACCCAAATTGACCAATCATATCCTTTCAAATATCGATGTGATAGTGTTTTGTATTTTCTGGCAGTTCGAGTATTATCATCATATAAAGGTAAAACTTTTCGGATTTCCCATACATCACTACTAATATCTCTATCAGTAAAACAAATAAAATCAACACCATCTGGCTTCACCAATGGGTCAGTTAATGTATCATACCCACCTATAATTGCTGTATAAACTACTATTTTCATAAATAATTCTGATTATGGATTATATTAGAACCGAGATTAGGCCGTGCCACCGTGAAGGTTGGTGTGTAATTTGCAATCGTATCATTAACACCTGATTGATTACCTACATTGAATTGTGCTTTTCTTTTAATGTATAATTGAATACGAATATTCACATGCCTCATATCTAGAGCTTTTGTAAATTCCAATCCTTCAATTTCAGGCGATTTAATCCAATAAAACATGGGTAAATCATATTGATCAATCACATCTTGGATTCTATCAATACCCACACCATCAAACCGATTCGATATAAGGAGAGTGCCAAATATACCATCAGAATGCTCTTTAATAATCTTATCACCAAGTTCACATTCTTCTTTTGACCAATATAATTCTGGTTCGATATTATCGAAATTGTCAAACTGCCAGAATCGAAGGATTTCTTCCATTAAAGGCACATCATCAGTGCCATATATTCGATAGTGATCATTGAAAACATCACCTTCAAAGGAATCAATAAACCCATCAACGTAGGGGTTATTGTCAAATATAGTATGAACTACATTAAATGGATCATCCCATGAACTCCAGTTTTTCTCCAGTCCACCGAAAAGATTTCTAAGTAATTTTGGTGATGGTATTAAAACCTTACAGTTTGGATATTTCTCTTTAAGTTTAAAAGGGAAAGCTGATAATATTCCCCAATCACCCACACCAAATGCAGTCCTTAGAATTACAAATTCACCATTTTCTAAATATTCATCAGGTATATATGATGGATCGTTAGTAGAGAATCCCAATTTGTCGGTTTCCTGAATTGAGTACACTTTATTATTATAAGTTCTCCAGAATATCATAATTCATTATAATATTTGTTTTGTTTCTCCTGTATATCAATATCCTTTGAATGAAAAAATGCCCATACTTCTTCCATTGGTAAAAGTGATGATGTCTTATACCCATCTATTTTTTCATGCACTTTGTTGATCCATTTTATAGATGGATCATTTCTATAGATTCTCATCTGATAATCGGGGAAATTTATCCAACCCTTTTCGTTTATCTTCCAATTCCATTGGGTGATATGATCTGTGGTTATCCCACTAACCATATTAATTCTAGGAACTGCTATCAAATCAATATCTTTATTGAGTTTTAATACATCATGTATATGCTCAATTAAAAACCCACTAGGCAGTTCATCTGCATCTATGTTTATTATGTAATCTCCCGAACACATTGAGTTTAGTTTATTCTTCCACTCTGAAAAATCATCATTAAATTTCAATCGATTTAAACACCCCAAAGAATGTTCTATTGATATTAGAAAGTTCCAAACTGATTCAGGGCCCTTATCATCCATAAGAACAACTATTTCATCTGAATTTTTGATTCTCTTTAAAAGATATGGTATTAGATTTCGTATCGAATCTAATTCATTGTGGACTGTAATTGCGTAACTGATTTTCATATATTATCGTATTTTCCGTAATCGTAATTAACTGCTGATGTGATACCCACTCTCTTTAAATCAAATACCCTATAAGCTCCTTTAAATTCAGGGTTACTTTTTATCTCTGTAATATAGAATCTTCGTGAAGATTTATCTATCTTTAACTTTGGTATGTTTAGTTTACGTACTCTTGTAGATGTGGCCATTACCTCATTATAATCTTTTGCGAATTTCATAAAATCCTCAGGCTTTACATTGTCTAATGAAAGAGCGTGTAATTTTCCCTTAGAATCCTTCGGAAATTTAGGTTGTAAAACAAACAATAAGTATGGTTTTGATACCATCTCATCGATTGGTTTGTATCTGAGAATAACAACCATACCCCTCTCCAATCGACTGGTAGCCACTACCTTTGGTTCTTTAGTCTTACTTAAATGCTCAGTATAATACCCCATTATTTATTTTATTTTTTTCAATTTAGGTAATTGTATCTTAGGTGTTTCTGTTTTTTTCAATTTAGGTAATTGCAACGGTACGTTTTTTGGTACGTTATCACCAACTTCGTTTGGTATTAACTGAGAAATAACACCTACCATATGTGTATATGTGAAGTTATCTTTAGTGAATTTTCGATGCTTTCTTGATAATGCAAGGTATTTATCGTAATTTTTAACTACATCTCTCATATACCCACCAGCTTCACTGTAATCGATTGTAAACCATTCTGAATCTTTCAGTATAAAATTATCAACTGCTGATGAATGTACCTTATCGAATGTTCCCTTTACAAATGTTACATATTCTGGGTGTAAAAAATCAACAGGACCCGACCACTGTGATACGATTATAGGTTTCCCACTTATAGTTGCTTCTAACAAAGGTCTACCAAATCCCTCACCACGAGTAAATGAAACATGGGCCTTTACTTTATTATGATTGTAAAGTGCATTCATTTCAGAATCAGTCAAATCTGAATGGATTAAGTATATATTTGGTAACGTTCTAGCATCGATACTTTCTTTTATAATTTTTATTTTCTTCTCAATTGCGACACGATCAACCAATGATGTTCCACCACTATTTGTTTTTAAAATAAGAGCTGGTCTATTTTTCTTATTTTTGAATGTTTCGAGAAAAGTCCAAATTAAACCACCTACATTTTTTCTATCTTCTCTGAAATCACCTTTCAACCAATGGCCTACAAATAGAAATGCGAAATCTTCACTAACAGTAGAAAGTGCATCATTCACTCTAGGCTCACTATCGGATTTATTATCATATATGTCGGTATTAATACCCTCAAATAAGACATCAATTTTAGTAGATGATTTCAAGTTACCAACAATCTTGCCACTATTTTTATCCTTTTTATCAAAGTTAGTTTGCTCAATAACGGTTTTAGTAAATTCAGATGATACAATTATCTGATCCATTCGGTTAATACCCTCAATACACTCAGGAGGCATTATACTAGTCTCAACACCCGCAGTTACACCGATGTTATAATAACCAACTGCTTGAAATTCATTAGGTACTGTTATCTGAAACCAAACATCTGGTTTTTTAGGTAAATTCCCAGTTAGGATTAATCGATTGATTAAATCACTATCAACATTTTCTACCAATGCATCCATTGGTGTTGAACCCCATCGTTGCGGTAAGATGTGAATATCCCATTCAGGTTTTGCCTCAATTAATGCTCTTATAAAATCTCTACTTCTTGCACCATAACCACTTCTGGTTGCTACTGGTGCTGATATAACTACGTATTTCTTATCCATTATTTTTAATATTATCTATTTCTTTTAATTTCATATTTTCCAAATTACTATAGATTTTTTGGGTTTCCATTCATTTAGAACGGTATCCATTGCATTTATAAATCTATCACCCATAAGATCTGCACTCATTCCAACTTCTGCTAATTTTACGTATTCAGATCCCTCAATACCACATTCAATTCTTACACTTTCATCGGTATCATACCATTTTCGCAATGCCTTAGCAACATCTAAAAATGAACACCTATCATCAAAAATATAAGGTGTAGTGGGTGATCCCTGTAGTGATCGGTTTGTCGGCCATACTGGATTCACCCAACGACCCCAACTCAAATTATGAGGTAGGTTTTTTATATCATGCAGGGATGGTTTATTCACATAATCAATTTTATTCAAATACTCACCATTGACAGTAAACCCACACTGATCTTGCAATCCACCAGTTACGTTAACAATTATAGGTGTGCCTGATGCTAATGATTCAGCAGTTGCCAATCCAAAACCCTCATTTGAAGAAATGTTTAAAGTGACATCTGCTAAATTATATAAACGATTAAGATTCTGAGTATCATATTTTGTCATTGTAAATACAACATCATAATCAGGGCAGAGCATATCTACTATTGATAATATATCAGTACCATTCATATCAACAGGCTCAGTATGCATTAGTAAAACACATTTATCTGATTGTTCTTTTGGTAAGGTATCACAAAATTCCTTATACGCTAGTATTAAATCTCCTGGCTGCTTTCTTCTAATATTTCTATTGTTAAATAAAATTACAAAGTCTTTAAGAATTATACCTAACTTTTCTTTTAGTTTCATCACTTCTAAATACTCATCACATAGGTGAGGTATTGGTTTGAATTGTGCTGAGACACCATGCGGTATGTATGCGGTATATGTTGTATTACCCTCTAAATGTTTACTATACTTTTCTTTCATTACCATAAGTTTTTACCTTCAATTTCATTCCAATCTACTAATTCATCAAAATTCCCAATTACCGACCCATCACTATCTAATGGTATAACCGATCCGTTATTGTTTTTAAGTACCCTGTGGTGAATACCATATGATTGCTTTGAAATACCAAATATAGCATCACAACTTCCATAGAATGGGTGATTATAATCAGGATCAGGGCCATCATCCCAGATTGAATAATACATTATCGGGCAGACTCTTCTTACTTCATCTTCCATAGCATACAACCAATCCCAAAATCTAGGATCTGTAAAATGCAATATTGCATCTGGACGTTCGGATGCGAGAATTTGTCTTATTAAATCCTGATTCCCATACCCATCATGGGGTATTAATCTAACGTTCGCATCGTGGATGTTGGTTTCTTTTTTAACTGAATCTGAAATATCAAAGAATTTACCCTTATCGGGGTGGTTGATGGCAGCTGCGACTTGAATCCAATCAAATTTCTTAACAGTATTAAATACTATTTCACGGGACATAGTGGCTATACCACTATGTAATCTCAAATCATCTGAAAGAAGTAGTATTAATGGCTTTTTTCTTTTATTATTATTCATACATTGTAACTTTATATATAAGTATTATTTTCTATTCAATTAACGTAAACAACTGTCTTACCCGATCGTTTCAGTAACCTTTCAAAGTGGGTTTTTTCAGTTTTTTTAATTCCACCGAAGTAGACTATTTTATTACAATTCTTAACAATACAATCGTATTGATGTAATCGTTGCGTTGGGTGATATACTTTCCCATAGTAATCATCAGGCATACCACTATATAGTGTTCTTTGTGTATGGGCTGGATTATACTCTGCATAATCTAATCCAAATTCAAGTGTATATTTTTTCACCCAAAACTCACAACCCACACGTTTCCCTCGTGTCACAATTTTAATATCAGTTCCTATCTTTTTCTTTATATTAAAGATAAACTCTCTTATTTTCCTAATATCATCATATCGTTCACCACCTATTATTGCAATCTTCATACTTTAAGGTTTCTTTTTACTTTATTCCAATACAGTTTAGTCTGTTTTTTCTTAGACCATTTAGGCCCACCATTCCAAAACCGAGCAATAGATTCATAAGTAGAGTATTTGTTATGGTAATTAGATACTATTTTAAATATAGTTATTGATTTATCACGATCCCATCTATCTGATGGTAGATATCGGTGTGGTGAGTTTTGAATCTTTAGAATTCGATTACACTCAGCTAACATGATAGGTCTTATTTGTAAACATCCGACTGCTTTTTCTTTTTTACAATACGCAGAATCATTACCACTACTTTCCACCATAATAATAGCATTAATTAATGATTCTAAATTAGTATAATCAACAACCTCAATTTTCAATTCAGGAGATTCCTCTACCAACTCAATGGTTTTAATGGGTATTGAATCTATATAAACCTCTGGCGTTGTACTTACCAACGTATAGGATGTTAAAAATAACGATGTTATTAATATCAAATATTTCATATTATGAATTTAAATTATTACTACAATATACGTATTATTATTCACTTATCCGAATGAATTCACACATAAGATGTGCTTCGATTTCAGTTTGTCTTTTTGAATCTTTTTCAATCTGACTAGGTATTGTTATACCTTTGGATTATTTAGGTGCTTTAGGTGCTTTAGGTGGTGTAGGTGGTTTTGTTCTGTTCTCTTTTGGACACCGTTCGAAATCATCTTTAAAAACACAATATTTACAATTTTTTGAATTCTTACCCACCTTTGCTGGGAACTTACCACTTTCTGTAAAACTACCATCAGGATTATATGCGTTTTTCACAAATGATTCAAACTTTTTAGTAAGTTCATTCACTGTTACACTTCCGTTTGCAGGTGAAAACATTTGCACACGTTTCTGTGCAAACATCATCCCCTCATATAGCTTTCTTTTAACTATAAAATATTTAACATCAATACCATCCACTGGATATCCAAACTGCTTAGAAAGGTATATCTTATAAAGAATTAACTGCGCTATCTTAGTCTTATCGGCCTTTTGATATTTATTCCAACCCTTAGTTGAGGTTTTTATATCCCATATCTCAATCTTACCTGTGTATTTATTCTGAAAAACTAAATCTAGATACCCTTTAATGTAAACTGAATAACCATCTACTGCCTGACTGTATATTGGTAACTCTATAGCCACCAACTCCAATTGCTTTGTGCTAAAATAATCTGACCTTCGGTTTGTAACAAATTCTATGATATCACATCCATCTTGAAAGAACTCTTCTAGCTCAGATGGTGTAGAGAAATGATCACCACCACACTCTTCCTGCATTTTCACATACTGAAATATCAACTTATCATGTAACATCTGACATAAATTCATTTCAGATGCTTCATTTATTGATTTAGTATATAATGTATGTAACCAATCTTGCAATACCTCATGCATTGCCGTACCAAATACCAAATGCACACTTGGATCAAACTTCCGAATCTTATCCTTATATGCTAACTTCCATTGATGTGGGCATTTAGCGTACATCGTATATTGTGAATACGATACAGATTTCTCACCATCTTTTGGTTCAACTATATTAAATGATAGTATATTATTTATCTTACTTTCTTTCATAATTGAATTTTAATCATTGCTAAATATTCAAAATCAGATATTAAGAACGTCTCAGTTCTTCCGTATGTTGAATTTAAATATTCAACGATAACAATAGTATCGGTAATATCCTTAACTTTTACTAAAACTGGCGATGAATTGCTCAAATCTAATGCAAATTCCTTTCCTATTATTTCAACCTTCTTCATAATTATATGTGCATACAATATACAAAAAAAGCCTGGATATACCAAGCTTTTAATGTTAAAAATTTATTAATTACTTACCCCACTTACCCCTTCCTACTATCTGAGAAATAATACTATAGTTTGATAAATCACTATAGGTGTCTTCTAACGATTCACCTACTAAATCATCTTTTGATAACACTACCAATTGCTTTAATCGGTTTATTTTATCTTGCATCCTAAACCAAATACCAGTCAATGATAATTTAACATCATCAGATGTTTCAAGTGTACTTCCTAAAGATATGTTTCCTGTGCCATAATTTAAGGATTTTCTACAAAATAATTCATATTGTTCTTGTTGAATTTTGCGGAATTCTTCTGTCATTAACGGGTATCTAGTTGCACACTCCACCATTGGTGAAACTGAAAAACCATCCTCTGTGTCAGCAATGATTATACCATTATTACGTTCATTTATCATATTATCCATTTAATAGTTGTTTTGTATTTCCGTTGATGATATATTTATTCATCATCTGTATGTGTGCATCATATCTAGCAAGTTCATCAAGTAAATATCCTGTGGTGACATACGTCGAATCTGTAGGATTAGTATTGTTTAAATTACTTTGAATTTCATTTGTAAAACTTCTAATTCTACTTCTAGCGTATTCAATTGTTTTTTCAATTTCTTTATCTTTCATTTTAATAACTTTTTAGCTTCTTTATTACTCAATCCATATTTCATTACAATTTCAATCACCGCATCTTTAGATAAGATACCCAAATAATCAATAGTTTCACGTTGAGATACACCATACCATTTGGATAAGTACATCAATAAATCTTTATTGTATTTCTCAGATTTATCACCTTTGATGTACTTATCAAATGTTTTCTTCTTAGGTAGGAAATCCAAATACAACTTATAAACCTCACGTGGCTTTAATAACCCTATAGTATATTTCTGCAACTCATTTATAATTGGCAGATAATCCATATTCATGGAAATCGATCTATTAATAATGAATGGTGAGAATGATTTCCTATCCATTTCGGTTAGGGTATCCCACTTTACTTTCTGCTCTTTTATTCCTGAGAGGTGCTGAAATATACTACGGGGTTTCTTCACTGTGGATTTAGCACCCATTAGATTAGATTAATTGGTGATAAATCTTCATGCGGTTGCCCACACTGCTTGCAAATAATCATTGGAATTGGTAACATTGATTTCTGCCCATTTGGTGATTGCATAGCGGGTACTCTTTTGAACAATGTAACTTCCTCAAAAAATATACCATCACAATTAGAACATTTCAATGTCTCCAATTTCGTCGGATCTAACTTAGTTGGTGGTAACTCCGACCCGTTACCACCATTCATATCTATAAGTTTACCCATTATTTTGATTCATTTACAGATTCTTTTCTATAATCAGTTACTAACTTCTTCAATTCACCAATGTGTTTTCTAGCCCTACCTTTCGATGCTTTTGTTGTACCGTAATGCTCTTTTTCAAATGCTTCGAATAGAGCTTTCATTTCTTGGAATGTTATTTCCGATTGTGTTTGTGGTTCCATAATTTTACTTTTTTTGTTTATGATTTTATATCTATTATAATTTCGAGTAACATAGCCATGATAGCTATCTCTTTGTCGACAACGGCAGATTCTTTATATTGACCATCTGCTATTTTTAGGATAGTATTACCCACCTTACCGTTTGCATATTCATCTACGTTCTGATATAAGAAACTATAGAATGGTGTAAAATCTCTTACCTTCGAATCTGCAATTATCTTACGTATGTTCATAAAACATACCTTAGTATCACTACTGGATTTTAATTCAGATATCACCTCACCCATATAGTTAGCCTGTATAGTTGATTGCTTATCTATCTGAATTTCACCATCTACAATTTGTCGTTGTGCTGAGTTTAATACTCTTCTAATATCAGGATACCCACTATTAACTAAGGTTGCCAAATCTTCCATCTGATATGATACTTTCTCAGTATCAAGAATGTCTTTCAATCGTTTAGCTACCTCTGCCTTTGATGGTGGTATGATTCCAAATGTCTGACATCTACTCTGAATTGGATCAATTATCTTTTCAACATAATTACAAGTCAAAATAAATCTCGTTGTTCTTGAAAAGGTTTCCATTAGATTCCGTAATGCAGCTTGTGCATTTGGTGTTAGATAATCAGATTCATCTAATATGATAACTTTCCATGTTCTAAATCCCATTGATGATGCGAAGCCACGGATCTTATCTCTAACAGTATCTACGTTGTTTTCATCAGATGCGTTAATATACATCACATCACAATCAATTGAGTTTGTAATGATTTTTGCTAATGTGGTTTTACCCGTACCTGCACCACCATATAGAAGTAGATGTGGTACATCTTCATTCTTAATATACCCTCTGACTTTTTGTAGTATGGTTTCATTACCAACGTAACCATCTAATGTATCAGGACGATACTTTTCCACAAAAAGTGAATGTTCATTATTATTTGTCATAATTTCCTTCTTCTGCTAATTTAATCAAATCACCATGTATTTCTCTATAATCCATCATCTACCTATTTCTTTTAACCGTTCTTTTTTAAATGTCTCCCAATCCTTTCCAATACCATCACCATAAAATAGATGATCTGGTTTCAATCTACCCTCTGAATGTAATTTCTTATATCTGCGTATTGCTTTTGGCTTCCACCATTTAGTAATATAATCAATACCTTCGATAAACTTCTTCTTCATTACCAAATCATCTTCATTGATTGTATCACAAAGAAATTCATTCCCATTATCATACATCATTGCCAAATACACCCCCCTATGAAATCCATGATGATATTCAGATTGTTTGATACCACACTCTTTAAGTATTTTTGATAGTATCTTTTGTTTAATACCACTCACAGGCCCATTTCGATCATAACCCATACTTTCACCATTACGTGCTCTTTCTTCGGTTATATTTGTCTCATACCACTCACTATGGTTTTCTTTTAACCACTGATGCCACGGATCGTAGAACTTATCATCAGGTTTAATTGATATCTTACCTGCAGATTCCCCAACTGTTTTGAAATGTGGTATACCATTATACTGCGAATGTATTCCATATAGAGATGTAGTACCCACTGCTATCAAAGTTTGACCGTAATTAGATTTCCAATAATCACGAATCTCTGAAACAGTAGCCATAGCTGCGATAAGTTTACCACCCAAAAAGTTATAACCCAACGGTTGAGTACATACTATAGTTGATGCTATAGATGTGTGGTTTAACTTACCTTTCTTAAACCGATCATCACGTGTCCACCCTATGTAATTATCCCGTGCCGCCATTGAAGTAACATCAGATGCTAATGATATCTGACCTAACAGTTTACCACTAACCCTATCCTTTACATTAACTTTAACGTTGCGGCCTGGATTTGCTACAAAACTCATAGAATGAATCATTTTTCTAAGATAAGACCATTGAGTTGAATCATTCGGATCATCTACGATTTGAACATACGGATCAATATTTTCAATTTCTTTTACCGTTTGTTCAACGTCATTGATGTCAGTAGGATTCCATTGTGAATCGTATAATTCAGTAATATGAGATTTATTAACCATCATTACTTCCTCTTGCAACTCTACCCACTTTTTGTATAGAGTTTGTTCCTCTACCGTCATAGTGGATAAGTAATCCATATTCTCAATTAACAACCTCTTTTGATCTTCAAAAACAAACTCAGGTTTGTCTGGCGTACTATCCCAAAACTCCATATATCTTCTATTTCATTTGAACTAATAGATAGGTACTCTCAATTTCATCTGTTTTAAATACAAGCCTACACAGCCCCTTAGTGGATATTTCCATTGTTGCTGATTTAGAACCTCGATTTGATGTCAATATTTCTTTAAGATAATTTGAAGAAAATGAAATTGGATCTACATCAGTGGCACATTTACAATCAATCTGAATTGATACACGGTTTGTATTCCGTGATGAGTAACCTAAAACGATTTCAGCATCTTTTTCATTTCGAATGAAAGTAAACTTATCAGAACTGATACCCGATTTAGCTTTGGTGTACTTAGAAATGAAATCATCATCTATGTCAATTTTTACCTCAAAATCAGGAATTGCCTTCAAAGGTGGTACTACTGGAATTACAGATGGCTCACATAACATATAAGTAACAGATGTAGATTTATCTGAGAACTTAATGAATGCCTCTTTACTCGCCTCATTAACTTTACTACCAACGGTTATGCTAGATTCAAGAATATTTAACATAGCTTTAAGTTGCGATGTTGTGTATATACTGAACTCACCATCGGGAAAGCCCACTACATCAGAGGTAACAGTTCCTAATAATGTTTTATCATCTGATATGAAATTTACACTCATTTTGTCTGAATCAACTTTTATTGTAACTGATTCTACCTCACCACCAATACTATATCGGTTTATAAAGTTTTCAATTGTCTTTTTATCCATTTATAATTTGTTTATTTTATACAATATACGAATTTATTTTCGATTATCCTAATTAAAGTCGAAAAACTCTGCTGCTTTATCTAAGTTTGGGTTTGGTAAATCCCATTTCATTGCATCATAGAAATCATCTAATTTATTTTGAAGTTCTTTTTCCCAAATTAATTCGAAATCTATGTAGGTTTTAATGAACTCAATTATTTCATCAGGATCATTATACCCATTCAATGCAACCCCATTCAATCCCAATGGATTATTCTTTAAATACACCCATTTAACCTTATCACCATCTTTAATTGGTTCGTATTTAAAAGCAGTATTGAACTTTTTTAATAATTGATTATAAGTTATTGCTGCTTTAACGTGAGCGGGTGTTCCCTTTTGAAACTCACCAAGAGCTTGGTTTTTAAATAAATGCTTACTCATATCCGTAATTGCTGAATTCTTTGCAATATCAACATAGTAGTAATTTTCCATACCATCTTTATAATCTAATATCTTTTTATCGATGTTCAATTTCGCATCATCTTTTAGAATAGACCATAATATTTCAGACATCACTTCCTTAAAGTATACAGGAAATGAACTTCGTTTTACATCTAACCCCTTTACATCCAACTTATCACAATTAACAGAGTTATCATTTATAATCCACTGAGCGTATCGTTTTTTAGATACCCAAAATCCACCCTTTGCGATTGTTTCTTGCTTTATGTCAAATCTATGGTTACTGGTATTAAACATGGATTTAGCCATCACATCATATGTTTTATTGATGTGATCTTGCACTTCTTTTGCAACACTAAGAATGGCAGGTATCATTTCTTCATCAGAATTAACATCGATTTTAGGATTTCTAGCCTTAACCAATGGAGCTGCTTCATAAAATACTGAATCAGTTACGTGTCGACGTAGATGTTGTAATCTACGCCGACGTTTGTTTTTTTAATTGTTTTTATTTTCATATTTTGTTATATTGCCCTTATAATCGATTCTTACAAACACACACTTTAATTTCGATATAATCAAGTTCATTCTCCATATATCTTTTGGATGCAATTCTCCGTTTCTAAAATGTCGTTGTTCATCATATTCAATCACTACATTATTTGATCTATCATACCCATCTACAAAAAACGTATTATCTGGTATTTGATACTCACCACCATTTTCAGCATGCTGAAATGTATATCCATTATCCAACCCATACCGTTCTATAATTGGAATTGAATTTGGATTATATGAATGTGGCATCCCATTACGTTTTACACGCTCTATTGCAGATACACTCATTCGTTTCAGTTCATCAGGTCTTTTTGATCTCTTATAGTTACCATTATCTTCACCATGTCTAGCTTTACGTTTAGATAACTGAAAATTCATATCATCTGCCACATCTCTACCATACTTTTCAATCCAAATCTGATAATACGATGACCCATGATTACCATTCAACTCACCAAAACTACCTCTCTTTTTATTATACGCATTGAACTGATCCTCATCCCAACCACAAATATCACGTTTGTATTCAAATGTATTCGTATACGCCTGTTTTTGTTTATAATCTTCCCATCTAATATTACCTTGAACATCACCATGCCTTCGTATCATATTTTCTAATGAGTGAACTCCCCTCTGAATCATCCCATCTGATTGGATTGGTACATTGGGAAATTTAGTTCGATAATCTGCCATACTAATACCATGTGTCTTTAAATGAGTTGCTGTGATGGTGTTATACTTCTTATTACATATTTTACATTCAATCATACGTTGATACCCCCGTTTCTATATATAAGTAGTATTAATTATAATAAAACATCATCTTCTTCTGTTAATTCTGAAACTTTCTTTATCATTCCATTAGTTAACGTAACAGGTAGATTACCACCCATACTAACAGTTTCACCATTTTCTAATTGAATTACATAAGCATCGCCCGTTACACTATTATAATAATTATTAGCTATTAACTCAGTGGTTTTAATTACAGTCTGCCCTGTAAGTGTTACCGCTTCCGCGTTTTTCACATTATAGAATCTAAATGACTCCAAACCAAGTACACCATAAAGGGAATTGAGCATAATCTTCTGCACGGATTGCCGTTGATTGTAAAATTTATACTTATCATCATCACCTGCTTTTCCGAACTTCTTCATCAAATCTTTATATTCAACTCTCTTGTCGAACCAAACATTCAAAATTTCAGGAATTATACCAACTTTACTTTGGTCGTATAATGTACCATTAGCAGCTACACTTAGATTCATCTTTGTAATGAATGCATCATACTCAACCCTATCCATCGGATCTGATATATTACCATGAATATCTGTTATTTCAAACTTAGAAATATCATGCCGCATATAAGCCTCTGTGGAATAATTTGTTATATTACCCACTTGAGTTTCGGGTGATATGTTAATAGTCATAATGATACAGGGATATATTGATGTTAAATCTAAATCATATACCCATTTATATAGTCCTGGTTTTGGTTCTTTTACATAAGCCCCCTCAAAATCAAGTTTAAGTATCCATTCTTTTTTTAAGGTTTCCTTTAATGGGTGCTTCAATATAAATGAATTGGTAGAGAAATCAATATCATCATACTCTACTGATATCTTAGATGATTTCGATTTCCAAATCTTTAGTTTCCCTGATCGGGGTGTTAGATTCGGTAAATTCTCTAAATAGATTCGATTTTCACCTTTTTTACCTGAGTTTATCTTTAGTGAAACTCTATTGGGTTTATTCGGTGCAACCCTACCACTTCTACGTAGAAATGTGAGCATAGCCCCCTCTAACCACTTTGAAGAGAAAAGAAAATCCTCATAAGCAACATGGCCTGTGTGGCATATTGCCCTTGCCAAATCAATAAACTGTAACTTCTTATCTAAATCAACAACCAACTCAACATCGACTAGGTTATATTCAATAAACTTTTCAATATCATCTCTGAATAATTGATCTAAGTTACCATCATATTCAATCTTACCACGACCTAACTCTAAAGTTGCTATAGTATCAAGTCTATAATTCGGGTGTTCTGTGTATGTGAAGTTTTTAAACAATGCCATATAATCTAAACAAGATACACCTGCTATAAGGTAACGTTTTCTATATTTATTATACTTTATTTTACCAATTGGTGACAATCTGTTAGCCTCAGTCGTTGAGAATACATTACACAATCGGTTGTAAAGATATGTAACATCAAAGTAATCAATATTCCAACCCGTCACTATTGTTGGCGATATATCTACCCATTTATTTAAAAATGCAGATAGCATATCAGCCTCAGTGTTAAAGGATTTTACATTAGCACCTTTTATTTTCCTATCAATTTCTTTACCCGTATGAACTACATAAACACCTTTGTCATTTGTTATAGAATCGTGAAATGCTATTGCAGTTACTTCATTTTCAGCTTTAGTGGTATCGGGTAAACCTGAATTCATTTCTACCTCAATATCAAATGTAAGTGTACAATGATTTTTAGATACTTCATCAGATTCCCCATACTTATCTATTAGAAATCTAGTAATTTCATTTACATCAGATTCAAATAGATCATTAGGATTGTAATCTTTCCAATAGGTTACTTTCTTAACCCTATCACCATATATTGAAGTATGCGCACCATTACCATCTCTTACGTATGCATATGGTGAATACTTACTCGTTTCGTAACCAAGAACATCATCCCATGAATGAATTATTCTAGTATCACTATCATAAAATACGTTCTGATATGCCATTTACAATTTGCTTATTTTATACAATATACGAATTATTTATGAGATTACCAAAATTTAGTTTCTAAATCCGAATCAGGTTCGTATGTCGTATGTGTTGTTATTTCTTTATTAAAATCACTTGCGTTTTTCGGATATGGATAAATTTTATGTTTCAACTTTTTCATCAATTCACGCTTTTCTTTTTTATTCTGTGATATCAGTTGGATGTACCGATGTTTTGGTGATTCCATTTTTCTCCAGAATACGGTATGACCTTGTTTACCAATTTCTTTTTTCAAATGTTCTACGTTACTAGAACCCCAAAGTGAATATACAGTTCTACTATGAATCCAATTATAAGGATCGTTTGATAATGATATTCCATAAGTTGGCATGAGTGCTATCATATCATTAGTACCTTGATATACCCAATTAGTAGCTTGATAGATTGAACCTAAGTGATTTTGCTCCGTATCTGCATATGATAAAAGTAGTTTGATATTCTTATCATGTTCTTTTAACCATTTAAAACTCTGACCCATTGCATATGATTCTATATTAGAACCGTAACCATCATCTATATACAATCTGGTCAACTCCAATGCGTTATCCTTTGTCAATCCATCACAAATAGATGTGGCTGCCCTGGAACCCACTGGAAATCCATATATAAGACACCCAATTAACTTACTATCACCGAATTGTGAGTCATCTTCTGTTTTATAATAAATTCCCAATGAATACCTACAAGCAGTCCATGAGTGGCTGTAATGTTTTTTTATGATAATACTCTTAGCTATTGATTTAGCAATAGGTGCAATATGCACCCTGCTAATATCAACATATAATTTATTTTCTTTCATTATTGATAATCATCAAATTTCCCAAATGTCAAATGAACCCATGTCTCGTTTCTAACAATCCTACGGATATTAGAAGTAGTAACTCCGTTGTTTCTAGCAATTACTTTGAGATTCCTATGTCCAATTCTCCACAACTTTCTAATGGATATTACTTGCTTTGCCGTTAGTTTATGTTGAGGATGCTGCTCTCCACGAAGTGCCATTCTTAATCCCCTGTTGAACCAAATCCATCAGATCCACGTTCGGTTTTTGATAAATCATCTACTAAGTTAAATTCAATTTGCGGATAGGGTACTATAATTATTTGCATTACCCTATCACCAATATCATATATATTAGTGCCTAACGCAGTCGAAGTTCTGTTAAAAGTGGCTTGAATTTCACCACGATACCCACTATCAATAACACCAACTGAATTACTCAATTGTAAATCCATCTTACGTATTGATGATCTCGGAAAAATCAAACCAACGAATCCAGATGGGATTTCCATTGCCACACCAGTACCGTATGTTATTTGATTATTATCCCATTTTATAATATGGGTTGCGTACATATCCATACCAGCATCACCGAATTTTGCATAAGTCGGTAATACTGCATCTGAATTTAATAACTTTATATTTACATTCATAACTTTTTTTATTTAAAATTAACCGCATTTACTTGAACCGCAGTCAAGGCACTTATTACAACCTTCCTCAAATATAACATTATCAGATCCACAATCATTGCAAGTTACAGTTGATTTAGAACCATCAGGAATATATTTCTTCAAAACACGAGATAGTGATTTGATAAATGTAAACATATTTTCCGAAGATGTTTTATTTAACTGTTCTACTATAAATTTAATATCAACACCATGTCTTAGATTTGTACTGACCAATCGTGTGATTGCTTCTTGCTCATCAGTCATATCCATTGTAATACTTTCATAGATTAGAACATCATCTTTTAATAAATCATAACGACCTCGTTTGATTTTTTTCAACTCAAGTTGATTTTCAGTTGTGATGAATGATGTTATAAATGTTTCATATGGCTTACCATCTAATAATCCAATAAACACATTATATTTCTTTCCAGCAGATGTCGTTGTATGAACATCACACATTAACGATGTAGGCCGTTTTATTGCATCCATTTGTTTAAAAACTCCATTTGGGTTCTTCTCATCATTAGATACGAGAACGCCAGATCTAGATCCATCCACATAAACAGTTTGTCCTTTCAATCCGTATTTCCAGCCAGATAAATATATATCAGATACTTCACTCTCAGTTACAGTTGAGGGTAAATTGATAGTAGATGAAATTGCGTTTGTAGTGTATTTCTGTAAAACTGATTGGATTTGATTTCGTTTATTCCAATCAATATCATTAGCTGTAGATTTAAACCAAGGGGATGCTTTGAAATAATCCTCTAATACCCCTTTTTTATTAATAGTATTATTGAAATCATCATCATCATAGAAGAAATGTGAGGTTCTAATCCACTTTCTAAATTGTTCATGTATCACCGCAAATTCTTGCCAACTATCACCTATATCATCTACAAAATCAACCCTAACACCCTTTTGGCTTGGGTTAATCTTCTTACGTCTCATGTAATATGGTTGAAATAGAGGTTCACATCCCGAACTGGTCTGTGTCATTAAACTAACCGTTCCTGTCGGTGCTATTGTAGACCAAGACACATTTCTACGTCCAAATAACTGCATTCTAGCTACCTGCTCTGGGAATTCATTAAGTAAAGTATTATAAAACTTATTTCCTGGAACTATAACACCATCTATTGTTGGAAATTCCATTTCATTATCCCACCCTTCAAATGGCTCTCTTAATATTGAAAGGTCAATTGAACAATCGAGTTCTGCTCTCATTTTAGCCGCCATTACTTTATCGATAATAGCAATACCATCATCTGAATCATATGCTAAATTTAGACTTGCGATCATATCTGCTAATGCGGTAATTCCCAATCCAACTCGCCTACCTGCTTTAGTATTATTGTATGATTTTTCCCAAAGTTCCATTTCATCACGTTTAATATAATCGGGCTCAGGATCAGATTTTATTTTTTCTATAATTCGTAGTATATATTCTAATTCCAAATCAACAAGACCATCACCAAGTCGTGTATGTTCATAACATACTTCATATAGTTTGTCAAAATCAATTTCAGCCCCATCGGTGTATGGTTTATTTACAAAACTGAGTAAATTTAGTGCCATCAACCTACATGAATCATATGGATTTAAGAATTGCTCCCCGCATGGATTTGAGCTCTTTGGTGTAAATTGTGGGTATACCGCTGCTGGATCGTTATTGATAACAGTATCCCAATACATAAGGCCTGGCTCAGCATGATTCTTTGCTGAATTTATAATCTCATTCCAATATTCTTTTGCTTTTATTCTTTTAACATACCCTTTAAAGGAATAATTATCACCATCCTCACCTTCAACTTCACCATAATCAATTGTAGTTAATTTACCATACTCTAATGTTTCGATTGGTGTAGCTAAATCTAGCTGACCATCACACGGGAATTGTAAGATATAATCTTCATCATTCTCAACCGATTTCATAAACTTATCATTAAGTCTAATTGAAATGTTAGCCCCTGTTACGGATGTTCCATCTCTCTTAATTTTGATAAACTCCATCACATCAGGATGGTTAATAGAGATTGATAACATTAATGCACCACGCCTACCTTCCATTGCAACTTCTCTAGTTGTTGATGAAAATCTATGCATAAATGAAACTGCACCTGTAGTTGCTTTTGCCGTATTTTTTGTTAGTGTTCCCTCAGGTCTTAGGTTTGAAATATCAACACCGACACCACCCCTTCGTTTATAGTAATAAGCAAGGTCTGAATCTGTTTTTAAAATACCACCATATGAATCATACGGACTTTCAGTTACCCAACAATTAGAAAGACTAGCAATTATAGGGGTGCCTAACGTAGCCATAATTGAACCCTGCGGTACTATGTATTTAAAATCTTTAAAAAGACCATATATACTATTAAAAGTTAATTCATTTCGTGATCTACCGTATAATGATAAGTCCTTAGATCTTCTGACATCCAGATGTCGTTCTAATTTCTCATGGATTTCATCAACCCTAAAGAACTCAGCGGCCATTCTCTTATGCATCGCATCTGGATTTATTTCACCATCAGCTGCATATTTATCTAACCATACATTTGCGGCTAAATCATCACCCTTAAAATACTCTAATGGTGGTTGTGTAGATTCTATATCTATCTTATCGTTATTCATAAATTTCCTTTTAATTGTGTGTTAATAAATATCATCTCAAAGTATTAAAAGTTAACTTTGTTGTTAATTTCTTTATACTTTTGAAATAAATTCTGTCTAACAAAAGTCTCCCCCTCTTTCATATCTTTTTTTGTATTTTGACCATCAACTGAATTATCTGAAAATATCTCTATTTTACCGCTGGACATATTAGCTTTGGATGGTAATGTAGTACCATCGGGCCCGAAACGGTTCTTTATAACATGCCATCGACCCGTACCTGCTAACTTATCTTCAATTTTTCTACTCAGTGAAACTACAAAATCAGCAGTCATAAGTTTTGAGAATGAACCTGCTATTTTGGTACCTGTAATAATATCATCATCTGCGCCTGAATTATGACTATATACCCCATTAGCGAAGAACATATGTGTATCCTCTACGGTAATATCAATAGTATCTGAATCGCCGATTAGCTCAATACTCTCAATTTCGACCAAATCAAAATCATCTGGATTTAAATTATGTTTATTCATTTTCTAAAAACTTTTTACATTTGTTTATGATATCACTCCCATTCGCATTATACTCCGATTCCCATACAACTAAGACATCATAACCAGCTTTTTCTAATAAATCAATTCTATTGGAATCACGATGCCATATTTCACTAGCGGTATATTCCTTTATCATATCAGATTCACTATACAGATTAGGATTTGCATGCCAATAATCACCATTGAATTCTATAATCTTTTGTTTATACTTAAAATCAACCTTAATCAACTTATTACCAAAGTAGAATGATTGTTCATTATTTAATTCATAAAATTGTGTATCATTTATTGATAAATTTAGCGAATCATACAAATTCCAACAGAATGTCTGTGATATCTTACTATAACTTTTATATCCATACTTTGTTACCGCCTCAACCCATTTTAAATATTTAACTAACCCAACTTCTTTACCATATCGTTTTGTAAATGATGATAACGATGTATTATTCTGATACTCTGATAACGATTGCGTTGCTAACTCAATATCACCATTATGGTACGTTAACCAATAATCAATACACCTCTTTGATGCGTTCTTCATCAGTTCAACGTGCTTATTATAATGAACTAAACCATCTACATCACCGTATTGAATTTGATACGCCTCTAAAGATGTGTTATCTTTTATCTTTCTTATTATATCATACCCATCTTCACCAAATTCATCCAAATAACGTTGAGTTGATGCCATATAGGATTGATGCTTATTCCGTTTATCCCACCTACTGTAACCATCCGCTACCCCGTATCTAAGTTGATATGATTCTAAGGTTCTACCATTATTCCATTTTTTGTTTTTAAAATTAACAGATTGTGTTTTTAACTTGGTTTTTAATCTATCATTCCACTTAACAGCACCATCAACTTTTCCATATTTGGCAATACACCCTTTTAATGAAAATGTATTTTTCTTCTTTGCTAACGATTCAACGTAATCATTACCGTGTTTCGTTCTCAATTCATCATGTGTTTTACCATATTTCTTTTTTTGTATTTCCCACATACGAAGACCTTCCCCTTCTCCGTATCTAGTTATCCAAGCTTGCTTTACTGATGCCATATTATATCCTTTTTATATAAGTATATAACTGCATGGCAAAACCTTACTTTTTTCCACTCTTTTTTACAAATAATTTCTCACCTACTGAAAGTCCATCTGCTATGGATTTTATTTTGTTGTATTGGGTTGGTATCATATGTTCTGCTGAAACATTTATCTCTCTACCATCTTTAAGCTTAATACGATAGGTTGGTTGTCGTTCAATTGGGAATACATTTGTTATTTTCTTAAATCCCTTATGTGTTAATATTTGGTCTCCAATCTCCACATCACCAATCCTTTTATCACCAGTTGGAGTTTCCACGTTATCATTTACATTATGACAACGATTTATTTGAGATGCTGTATATAATGGTACTTCATACTCCCCTGCCAAACCTCTAAGTTCCTCAACTACTTCTTCAATTTCTTCATGCTTCTCTCGCTTCGAATTGCCTTTAAGTAAATCTGCATAATCAACTATAATGATATCAGGCTTCTTTCCTTGTAATATGAGCTTATCAACCGATGCCCTTACGGAATTAACGGATGCTGATTTTGTGGGCCAATATTTTATTATAAGCTCACCTGATAATTCTTTAATACTAGATTTAACATCATCTATGTTATATTTCAAATTAGTAACTGCCATATTAGTTAACACAGCATCATATCTCTGACCAACATATCCCTCGTTTAACTCTAAAGTATAATGTACCACCGTTTTTCCAGCTCTGACAGCAGCCATACCCACATTAATAAGAGCCCATGATTTACCAATTCCTGGCGGTGCTGCGAAGATAATTAATTCACCTTTTCCGAAACCACCATCTACTAATTCATCAATTGCAGGCCATCCTGTTGTAATTACATTCCTAACACTATCGGCATAACGTTCATCAATACTAATATTATACTCATGCCCGATATCAGTATCCTGCCCAGCCTTCATAGCTGCGGTTATTTTAGATTGAATTTCTTCGTAGTTACCACTCTCAAGCAAACCTACCGATTCAAGGATAGCATTTTTAACTTCCTGATTCTTACAAAACTCTAGTGATTGCTCTTTTATGTATTCTAACTCAGTGGATTCTAATCCACCCCATACATTTCTAAGGTTATCTGATACAGATTGTCTTAGAATATCAGAACTAAGTGCATCTGATTCCGTTTTAAATACATCTAAGGTTGGTATTTGTTTGTATTTATCAAAGTGGGTTAATATTTTACTTAAAATCCATTGATTTGCATCAGAATCGAAATAATCATCTTTTATAATATCATAAATAGTCTGTAAAAATATCCTATCTGATAATAATGCTGATAGAATTTTTATTTGGAAACTTGAACCAAATCTCTTTCCGAATGTATCCATATATTTTCATGTGATTTAGTGTAGGTATATTAGAAGCAATATACAAAAAACTATTCAGTAATCCAAATTACTTATGAGTAGTTTTAGCATATTTATCTAAATCAGTCCAAGTATTACCGATCCAATATTCAATATTTTTAAATGCAGTATATAATTTATCAATCATAAACTGCTTTTTGAATAGAAATGTGTTTAATCTATTCACAGGAGATTCTAATATCCCCCGAATATTGGATTTTATAGATGCACCGATGTCTGGATCTCTCAATTGCATTAACCTATCATTCAACTCCATCTGCTCTACAGATTCCCTTATCTTTAGTATAGCTTTATTAGGCTTTTCAAGTCCATCTAATTCATTAACTAAAGTGTCAATAGTGAGTACTTTATCAGTGGCGAAATCGGGGAAGTATTTTAGTAAGGTCTTTTTACCAATTCCACTTACTCCTGGAATCTTATCTCCCGAATCCCCCTCTATTACACGATATAGTAGGAAATTAGTTGAACTAATACCATATTCATCTAATAGTGATTGCTCAGTATACATTCGCTTCTTTGTAGGTGCCCAAATTGAAATTCTTTTATTGATTAACTGTAAGAAATCCCTATCAGATGATACAATATTAACTTGTTTTTTGAAGATGTGATTCGCTGCATATGCAATAACATCATCAGCCTCAACGTGATCTATGTATAAAACATCAACTGGCAACATCTGTAAATATTCAATTAATGTTGAAAATTGCACTTTCATTGATCTAGATTGATCTTCTAAATCCTCATAACCAGCCAAACGATTTAGTTTAGTTAAACCAGATCGACCTGCTTTATAATTCGGAAATATCTTTTTACGTTTTGCCGAACCACCCTTACCATCAAAGACCAGTACGACCCTCGTTGGGTTGTAATCCCTAATACGAGCACCGAGGGATAACAGAAAACCTGTTATTCCCCCGATGTGTTGTCCATCATCATTTAATGTCGGTACTGCACCGAACACTCTGATAAATGCATTCAAACCATCCACTATCATCACTCTATCATTAACATTTTTATCATCCGATGTCTCTGATAGGTTATTTAGCATTTCCTTATAATTACTCTTCATCGGTTGTTTCTATCTTAATAGTTGATACATCTGGCTGTTTATAACTTAGTATATAAGCTTCACAAATTTCATCGTATATTTCTTTTTTAATCTCAGAATCACTATCTATTAGTTTTTCAAAATCCCTACTTAGAAATTTATGTACTTCGCCAGTGGATTTACTCACCCAAGTATACCAAGCACCACCCTGATTTACCAACTCATAAGCCTTCATCGTACTCAACCAAGAACCATACTTATCAATACCTCTGTCGAAGTATATGTCAAATTCTGTAGTTCTATGAGGTGGCCCCATTCGATTTTTAGAAACCTGTACTCTAGTTTTGATACCAATTGGTTGATCTTTACCACCGATTTTGGCATTTATCTTACCCATTTGCTTCATTCTAAGTCTACAACTTGCATGGAACCCAAGAGCTTTACCACCTGATGTGGTGTACGGGTCACCAAAAGTTACACCCATCCGAACTCTAAGTTGATTTGTAAACACTAATAAGATACGTTCTCTACCAATTACATTGGTAATCTTACGTAAAGCTTTAGATATGATAATTGCTTTTTGAGTAGCCCAACCTGCTTGATCGTAATCTGCGGCTATCTCTACCTTAGTAGATGCGGCTGCTACTGAATCCACAACTATTGTAACTAATCTATCTTTATCAGATTTTCTAATAGTATCAATTATAGAATCCATACTTTCGAATATATCCTCAACCGTTTCTAACGGCAAGTATAACATTTCTTTTGTATCAACACCAATTGCTGATAAAAAGTCCTCACTAATAGCAGTTTCTGTGTCAATATACACTGCCAATCCACCTTTCTTTTGTGTGTTGGCTAACGTATGTGCTGCTAATAGGGATTTTCCACTCGCTTCTAAGCCTGTAATCTCAATAATTCTACCAACGGGAAAACCACCATGTGGTCTATTTGATATCGCTAAATCCAACATATCATCTCCCGTGGACACCCACTCTGTTAAATCAGTGGGTGTCTCTTCGGAACCGTCTAAAAAGTAGGCATGCTGCCCTGTTTTTTTGAATTTAGTATTGAGATTGTCAGCTAATAGCGATGCTAATTCATCACGATTATTTTTTGACATATTTTATTTATTTCTTATTGAATAGTTGATCAAATGCATCATTCACACCCGCTGTTGATTTTACAACCGTTTTAGTGTCGGCTTCAAATGGGACATCGGTTGATGAATTTCCATTTGTAGATGTGCTAACTGGAGATTCCTCAGTTTCTTCATCAGATACATCACCAGTCTCTAGCCACTGCTCAAGATTAGATTTCATCTCATCATAAGTGTACTGCTTAAACATCTTTGGTAATTCAACCTGATCTTTCAACATTTGGATAACGTTTTGGTCAGAAGTAATTGGTGTTTGTTTAGGCTTGACTCTAATGTAAGTCTCTGGATAGGTTTTACCCAACTCTTTTGCTGTTTTGAACTCCACTGTAATATCCCTACCATTTATAGGATCGGTTAAATCACCATAATCTGGATCGGAGAAAAATGATAATAGTTCTTGGTACACTGTTTTACCAAATCCCCAAAACTTAACCCCCTCACTTTCCTCACCACGTACTACAACAGGAACATATGTTCTCAATTTTGGTGTCAGTTTTTTAGATAAGTTCCAATCATTTTTATCACCAGTCGACTTCAATTGCTCTGCAAATTCCAATAATGGGTCAGGCTCACCGTGGGTTTGTGGTGATAGCATATTTTTACCACCGAATCCATAGTGGAAGAGTAATTCAATAAAAGGATTGGATTCATTATGAATGTAAGGTACTATTCTTACTTGCTGTGTTCCTGGTTTCGGTTTCCACAGGTTATCATTCTTTGTAGTTTTTGTCTGTAGACTGTCTAGACGATTTCGAATTGCGTTTAAATCAATTGCCATAATTTTTAGTTTTTATTATTTATTTTGTACAATATAGTGATTATCTTTGTGATAACCAAGCTTTTTTTAATATTTATTTTTTAATTTTTAATTTTCTTTTATAATTACTTTATTTCCAGCCCCGAGCCTTCAATGATTTTGCCACTTTCAAAAATGGTTTTAACATTTTTTGATATGTTTTCATATCCGTATCCATGTCATATGTAGGTTTGAATTTGAGTACCTTATCGAGTATCACCGTACCATCATATGACTCAATCCTAATGGGTAGATGTGGATTATGATCCCAGAATGGGGTTGCTAGTATAGTTGCATCATGCTTCGGACTTTCTCAGGTTACGGTTCCTGAATGCGAATCCATATTAGGTGTAAACGAACCCACCTTCGAGCTAGTACCTACTTTGATTTGAAAATCAAGTACGTATTTATCTATATCAACTCCATTTTTGGATGGTGGCATTGTTCCATATTCAGTTAAGAGTTTTCTAATAGAACCCATTTGCTCAACCATTAATTTTCTATTCTTTTGTATATTAGCCATAGTAGTTTCCTTGTGTATGTATAAGTATCAAATAATTTTAATTCAATCTAAAAATGTTGTGCAATTGTGTACCAATTACCCTATAACCACCACCATCACTAAGTATTACTGAATTTTGATAATTACCCCAATCAACTATGAATGAGTTATCTAATTCACCATAATTTAAATCACGAATTAAATTATTTAGTGAGTTTATAGTATATAATGTGTTTGTTTCCTTTTTTCTATGTACTAAAATAGTATCTTTTAAAAATTGGAAGTTTCCACCAGCCATTACATTATAAGTTATTATATACTTATCATCATCATCTAATTTAAGTATAAATATCATATCTGTAAATAGTTGATATTCTTTTTGTATTTTTTCTATCGTTTCATCGATTTGACTTTCGTTTGTGAAAGTACATAGTAGTTGCGTTCTCACCCATTCTCTCCGTTTTACTTATCAAAACATTTTTGCATATCAGGTGACCATTGAATTGTATTTGTAGTTTTACCTGTTGCGCCTGATCTTGAACGATATCGTTTTTCACCAATAAACTTTCTACTACTATCTTTCTGGTCAACTGCGTATATATAAACAACTTTACCAGTAGTAAGTGTTTTTTCTTTATTTTTTATTAATTTTTCATCACTAACAACCACAAAGTTATCCTCTGCATCTTTTAGATTATCTACACCTAAACATTTTTTTAGTGCTTTTGGTGTAACATCCTTACCTGCCATTACTAACTGAGTATTTCTTTTTAACACTTGTTTAAAATCACCCGCATCAGCTTCTTTAATTTTATCTAAGTGTAAGAAATCTATTGTTTCTTGGAAACCTATAATAGCACCTAATGGTTTTTCTTTACCACTTGATGTTTTTCCTGTTATCTCATTTAGTTTGTTATGAGTTTCCCTTTGAAGTGATAATGCCTTTTCTCTAGATGAAGATATTAGCTTATTAGTATCTAACTCATTAGGAACTTCATTACCATTAACTTTTTGGAACTTCCTTTCTTCTCCTGCTAATCTAGAAATAAGTCTCAATCTATTTGATGATGATTTACCCCTACCTGCTTCATCAGATAGTTTATCTAATAGTTCATCGTGAGATTTAACTTTATATTTTTTCATAGCATCAGCTACATCATTTTTTATACCAGATGATTTAAAACCAGCTTCTAACTTTTTAAGATTCTTAACTAATCTACCCCTATCCTCACCCGTATAAGTTCCTAAAAACTTAGCTTCTTGTAAAGCCGCATTATTATAGTTCTTTTCAATTTCAGAACTTTGTTTTTTAGAATCCTCTACAATAGATTTTGCTTTGGATGCATCTTCTTTACTAACTCTACCACTTTTTTCTAATGAATCGATATTTTTAGTTTGTTTTGTATAATCATCATTTAGAGTAGAATTCCCTTGAATATCACTAAATCCTTTTTTATCACTCCAACCATCGTAAATTAAATTACCATTTTCATCTTCCGTAATAACTACCGTATCGGATGCGTTTTCACCACCACCTGAACCATCTACCCATTCTTGCATTGCATCTTTAGGTACTTCGATTACCCCCCCATCATCTGTAACATATATCTTTTCAGCTGAATCTATTTTTTTTTTTAGATTTTCTTTATCCTTAGTAGTACCACCAAATGATGATATTTTAGTTTCTTTACCAAACCCAACTTTTTCTTGTGCTAATTTAGCACCTTCATTTGCTCTTTTTGATTTTGTTACACCTGATCGAGCTGCTATAATACATGCTCTATATAAATCCCTCTCATTTGCTGATATAGAAGATGGTATTTCACCCCTATCATTTTGACTTGGACTTTGAATTATTGTTTTTTTTTGTTGCTTACCTAATTTAGTATTTTTACTTTTTTCAAAGATAATAGATGATAATTCAGATTCACTAATATCAGAATATTTTTCAATGATTAGAGATGCCTCATTAGACATATTCTCATTAAAGTTTGAACCAGCATTTCCTCTCGCTACCCAATCTTTTCCTTCTTGGAACCCCTTATTTAATGATTGATCGGAAGTTTTTGAGTTTTGAAGTAACTTACCACCATCACCATATAGTTCTTTTACTTTTTGCTTTGCCGATTCGTATGATTTATCAGTATTAGATTCTTCCTTTTCATTTTTTTGAGCTTTTTCTAATGCTGTTAATGAATTTACTTTTATATCAGCTTCCGCTTTATCTCTCGCATCAGTATCCTCATCTGGCTGATCGGCTTGATTATCATCATTCGAATCATTATCATCAGATGTGGTATCATCTTTACTACTTTGCGAATCACCTTCTTTTTCTTTCTGACTTATTTCCTGATCAGATGGTTTTGTTTGTGTTTTGGGATTAAGTTCTTTTGCTTTATATACGTTACCTGATTTAATATTCTTAACCCAAACTTCTTCATTTAATTCATCATCTTCATTTTCTTCATCATCAGTTTCCTCTTCATCTTCATCAAAACCATCAATGTGAGCTGATACTGATGTTTCATCATCCTCTACATCTATACCAGAATCAGTAGGGCCTTTGCGATCAAGATGTGTTGGTGTCGGTCGAGATGGTGTTTTCATCAACTCAGTTACATAATTTATTGCATGTTCTGAGAAATCATATTTATCACGTAGCATAGTTTCCAATATGGATAGGCATCTGCTATTATTCGGGTCTAAATAAATTTCCTTAAATCTACATTCAACCCACCAATCACCCACTAATTCATCTATAAATCCATCTAACATATCAATCTCATTTATTAAAACTTTCCATTTTGGAATAATTTTCACCTATTTCAATCTTACTGGGGAAATTACCCTCATCTATAAGTATTTTCAATTTAGATAATACACCAGCTTCATCGGGTGATACATCAAATAAGTATGAATCGTAGGTATATAAAACTAACTTAGATTTATAATCCTCTAATTGTTTATTTATTTCTAAAACTTTCTGTAGGTTCTTTTCAGTCTCAGTCGATTGTAATAAGTAATTGAATAGTTTATTCTTATTGAAATCAGTATAGTATTCTTTTTTCATTTTTCTACCTAATTCAGTTTCTATATAACCATTTTTTTGAAAATCATCCCAAAGAATATCTTTGAAATTCTCAATTCTTTGATAGAATGGAATATGTGCGTACTTATCTTCAACGCCACCGTATAATTGTCTAAATGTGATACCCTTTGCATCACCATATGATACATCACCATAGTATTCTTTCAAAATCTTATGAGCCGATTGATCGATTGGTAATTCAAACCCTATCATTTCAGCTATAATACGAACGTGATATGCATCATAATCGAATTGAATCAGTTTACCATCTACAAATCTGGAAATGAATCTACTACGGGTATCATCATCTTTTTTAAGTGCCGCATAGTTTGTACCATTAAATGTATTTGATGGTCTGGATGTCAAAGTATATGGGTTGTAGTGGGTATATTCTAACCCTGTTGTTGTCATAATACCATTAGACTCCACACCGTACAGTGATTTGCAGTAATACTTTGAAAATTTCTCTAACAATTCACCATCTCGATTTTCGTAGAATTTCAAAAAATCATCTAAAGATTCACGTATTGATTCTAAATGCTTTACAATCGGTATATAATTATTTATCAATTGTAGGTTTCTAAATTTCCTATGGAAAAACGTATGAGCTGTTGTAAATTCATCGATCAACTTTTCGTTTTTCTGTAAGTACTTCAACATATCAGCATCATACATATTATTAAACCTAAGTTCTGAGTTTAATGCTGATTTCATATTGTATATAAAAGCCGTGTCGATATCCAACTGAACATCATTTAACGTAGTTTTATCAGAATCCATATGATTTATATTTATAATATATTCCTTTTCAGAATCCAAATCATATATGTATATAATTGATAACCCAACTACTGCTGAGTGTATAGTATCACTCATCCACAATGGATACACAAATGCATTTGTAGTGGATATTGAACCACTCATTATATAGTTAATCATAGTACTGGATCTTTTACCCACTCACCTTGATGTTTTTTTTCTTTCTTACGACACGTCCAACATATTCTATGTAACCGATCAGCCTTACCATATTTCCAATAAAGCCATTCGCAGTGATGGAATGGATTCCACACTAATGGTAATGATAATAATAAAAGTAATGAATTTCGGGAATAACTACGTTGAAATGGAACTGGGGCGTATTTTTCGTATAATTCTTGCTGATCTTTTTCTGTAATTGGAGTATCCATACTTTTTGATTTGGTACAATATACGAATTACTTTATGAAATTCCAAATTTACGGTTGATAAAATTCAGTTAGATTTGTTAAAATACCCCTTAATGTCGGATAATCCTCTGATAGTAAATCAATTGTACGTTTATTTGTGGATATAACTCCAGGTTGATTAATAGTTCCATTTGGATTGAGTATATCATCAATTTGACCCGATACCTTCCATCTTAATAAGAATGAATTCCAAAGTAGTTTTGGTAATCCATTTGACTTACCAACTTTTTTAAAATCTTTTTCAGATAATTCTATAACACGATCTTCATTTACTTTTGTACCGAAATATCTAATAACATACCCTTTGTAATAATCACTATCTATTGGTTTATTTTTTGAAGAATTAGGCATCGAAGATGATGGTATCTCAATTTCTTTTATACCATCATATTCAAATGATTTTCCTAAATCTATAGAAATTCCATTTATTGATGTAACATCATTATTCAAATCTACATATGGAATCAACTTTGATGATTTACCATCTATATAGGTTGCTTCTGTGAATACCTCTCCAGTGCTATATTTATGATATTGACCTTTGTACTCAATACCACTAGTCGACATAAATTCTTCACCATCGGTTAATAACCCATCGGTGATTTGATCTTTTGTATAATATACTCTTCTTCGATTATCAGCCATTATATTATCCTCATAACAGTTTTAAGTGAAGTATCCCAATTTCCCTGCCCATCGAATGCATGATCTGCCGCGATCACTGAGAACTTAACACCCTTCTTTTTAAATGATGTTGGTATTCGATCTATAATTATCGGTGATAGTAAGGGAATTCCCCAAATACCATCAATAGTGACTCCTAAATCAAGAGTGAATAAGATTTCAGAATATCTATTTTCTTTTAATTGTCGATCAGTTCTTGCGTTTTGCAATATATGATTCTTGCAAGCATTTGCATATGATGTTATATTGAAATCATCCATTCCCAATTGTCCGTATTTATGCCGTATATCTCTCAAATTAGTAGCTGATGTTTTTACCTCAACTGGGGGTGCTGGTATATCACCCGCACTGTAATCACCTATTTGTTTTTCAAATGATAGCTTCACATCTTTCACTAAGCCTGGCCCATTATTAAAATTATTAATATTTCGTTGACCCGTGGTGTTATCATTTTCAGATTCAGTATTTGGTGTGGTAAGTGTTTCGATTGGTTCTGGGCATGTAAAAATGCCAAGTGCTGCTTTATAATTAGATGAATTAGCACTCAGTGATTTCCGACTCGCCATCATAATGTAATCTGAATCAAAATTACTTTCCAATGAAACTGATTTTAAAATAGAATCATCACCTAATGTTTTAAATTCATAAACAGTGCTTTTATTAAATAATGATTTATTTGTAACATTTTTTCTATTTATTAACTTCATTATAATAGTATCAGTGCTATCACTGAGTTGTGTGTGTAGGTTTCCATCACTATCAGTAGGAACAAACCCCAAACTTAACAAACCACCCGTTAAATATTCCAATTCTTCAAATATTTTAGTAAAAAATTCACTTATTTTGGGATTTTGCTTTAGGCCACCTTTAGTTTCAGCAGATTCTGCTGCATCATTCCACACCCTATTACAATACCCAATGGAAACTGCTATTGATGCTATTCTCGAAACATCAACATCATCTGTTAGTTTCTCAGGCCAAGATGCCATATTTGTCTGCCGATCATCATCTTTAAATCGTTTACCATATGATGATTGTATACCTGGCAATATGAATTTAGTAGGATCGGCAGAACCTATTTCTTCTAATTGTGGGAAATCCGAACCTGGCTCTCCAGCATTGGTTGTCTCATATTTAAAATCAGGATTCTCACCACCAATGGTTAATTTTAATTGCTTATCATTAATATATCTAATTAACGTACCTAATGTTGTATATTTTATAAACGTATCATCACCAAATAAGGAATAAAATGGCGCAGTATCCATTACAATATATAAGAATTTCGGTTTGTAAGTTCTTTCTAATTGTAATACATCTGACATTTCACCTATATCTGATACTGCGCCATCATCTGATGATGCAGCTGATAAGGTGTCATCTGAATCTTCAACACCAAAAGCAATTTTAAGTTCGTTTTCCAAATCTTCAAAATAATTAACTATAGGTGGAACAGTACTACCCAATTCATCAGATTGCCATAAAGCAGATGGGCTTATAGCCTTAACTTCACAATTATAACCACCATCACTGTCTATTGAGTATGAAAAGTTATAAATATTAGCGTATACTACACCACTATCACCATCACTAGTTCGATTTCTCCACCCAAATTCCACTTTCATTTCTGCACCGATTCTGAAAAAGGATTGCTCTACCAATTCTAAATCTACCAATGTAAATACTTTAAATGATGCATCTACTTCATATAAATATGCATCTACATAATCACCACCAGCAGCATTATTGGATATATTAACTGAATTTAAAGTTGGTTTGTATTTTCTTACAGATCCCTCAGATGTGTATAATGATGCAGCTCCACCCGATCTAATATTACCATCACCAATACTCATTTTTTGAGTACATATAATAGATTTTGTTTTGCCTGTAGTGGATATATTAACCCAAGCATACTTTTTGTAATTCCAATTCTTTTCCCGATTAGACACGTTACTAGCTCTACTGTTTAGAGTAGAACTTATATCTTTTGGAAAATCTGGATTAAAATTTAAGCTCATATTATGAATTTATTTTATTATATTCATCGATTACACTAAGATGTTCTTGTGGTATTCTCAATTGGATTCCATTAGGCACATTTAAGTCACCCTTACCAATATTATTTGCTCTGGCTATAATCCACCAGAATCGAGTATCACCATAATACATATATGATAGGTTATCTAACCTATCACCAATTCTACCGATGATGTATATATCAGTAGGTTTATTTCTTATGATAGGGTACTTTACGGTAGATCTATATCGTCTACCTCTATCTGTATTTCGAATTTGTATTTTATCATATCTATTCATTGGATTATAAATAAGTTGTTATAAAATTAGCATCATAAACTTTTTGGCCGATTTCAGGTCTTAGATTATCTAATATTCTAAAGGATATGTTTACATCAATTCCCGTTGGTATTACTGCTAAATTATCATCATGGTTAATATCCCAAGGTAATTCATCAGGCATAGTGTAATTCAGAGATTCCACAAATGCTAATTTCTTTTTATACAAATCACCTAATGTGAAATTAACTAACGTACCTTCATATCCAGGAGAACCACCATATTTAGGCATAGTCATCGTTGCTAAGTAATTTATTTTATTCCAAATCGGTTTCATTTCAACCCTGGATGTTGCATATACTTGAAAATTGAAAGTTACAGATCGTTCGAATGTACTGTATTTATATGATTGATCTGCACGACCGTTATATTTAAAAGAATCCCATCCTGGAGAAAATGTGTCATTGAGACCATTAATAGTTCCTCTAAATTGAACACTCTCACCACCATCAGCTTTTATCCAAAATTTAACTAAATCATTATGCTCTTTAGCTGAAACATCTGATGCGTTTAAACTATCATGCAGTTCCCGATCAATGGATAACTTTGCAGATGTGGTTTTAGATATACTAACCAAATCCTTATCAACTTTACCTGGATTTCCTAATAAAATTCCTTTACTTGTATTGATATCTAAATTAAGAATCGGTAGCGACTCGTAACCGATTCTTATCTTCTGAAAATCATAGCCCGCATCCTGCGCCAACTGTCTGTGTTGATTCCCCAATGATAAGCTCAATCTGAAATCATTATATCTATTAGAGTTACTTTTTACTAATTTATCAAGAGGTAATGTTTCATAGGATTTTAGAGGATCTAATCCAATACTACTGTCAACTCCAGTATTCTTTTCATTCCCAAATGTGCTTGTGAATCTATTTGTTGTAGTCTGACCAATACCATACAGAGAATCAAATCCACCTCTTCTGTCATTTTTCCAAGCCATATAACGATTATCAGGTTGAGATTCCAATTTTCGGTACATTGATATAATATCTTCATATCTAAGAGTTTTCTTTACCACCACACCTAAAGGGCCGAGACCAGCCGTTCCTAATATATTTACACTATTAGCAAATTGACCATATTTGTATAGTTTAGGTGCGAATGGTAATATTCCAGCTCTATCTGGTTTTAATCCCAAATGTTGAACACCAACTGCTGCTAATAATCCTAACGGTGTCCACTGCTTTCCATATCTGTTAGTTCGTTGTAATCCAACCTGCATTGTCGACCATAATACTCCCTGCGGTGATGCCAACCATCCTGAAATCCTTACTACATCAACTAACGCTCTTTCAGTAGATGCTAATGCCCCACCTCTAATTAAATTAACAGAACCCTTTTGTAATTTAGTACCCCAAAATTGCGGTTCTTTTTTATTAACACCTCGACGTTGAATCCCTCTTAGTATTAATGGATGTTTAAATAATGTAAATTGTGTATTATATGCATCATCTTTTAAATTATATCTATTATATAACTCATCTAAGTATGATGGTGAATTTCTCTTTGCATGGGATTTACCTAATCCAAAACCAGTTTCACCTGAATTTAGCCCACCAAGCTTTCGGAAATTAGTCTCATAAGTACTACCTACTGTAAAAGAATTGGAGTCTATATTAGAATATAATGAATTAGTACTGTCAAATATTGTACCAACTTTATTGATTCCTGTATATTTAGTTCCTTTTATATTTTGGGTAAACCCCTCTGCATGCATATCACTTATGAAGTTTACAGTAGTTGGTTCAGTTTCACCTAAGAATTGAGAATCATTACCTAATTGCTTCGTGTCAGTTTCTCCTAAGAATTGAGAATTATTTTCTAATCCATTGACATTAGTTTCTCCTAAGAATTGAGAATCATTACCTAATTGCTTCGTGTCAGTTTCCCCTAAGAATTGAGATGAGTTTTCTAATGGTGATTTTTCAGTTTCTCCTAAAAATTGGGAATTATTTTCTAGTGGTGATTTTTCAGTTTCACCTAAGAATTGGGAATTATTTTCTAGTGGTGATTTTTCAGTTTCACCTAAGAATTGGGAATTATTTTCTAGTGGTGATTTTTCAGTTTCACCTAAGAATTGGGAATTATTTTCTAATCCATTGACATTAGTTTCTCCTAAGAATTGAGATGAGTTTTCTAATCCATTGACATTAGTTTCTCCTAAGAATTGAGATGAGTTTTCTAGTGGTGATTTTTCAGTTTCACCTAAGAATTGAGAATCATTACCTAATTGCTTCGTGTCAGTTTCTCCTAAGAATTGAGAATTAGTTTCCAATCCATTGACATCAGTTTCACCTAAGAATTGAGATGAGTTTTCTAATGGTGATTTTTCGGTTTCACCTAAAAATTTGGGATCTTTGGAAATCGGAGATTTATCTACCTCACCTAAGAATTTAGAATCATTACCTAATGGATTTGTATTAGTTTCACCTAAAAACTGAGGTTTATTATCCAATACATCAGGGGTAGTCTCACCTAAGAATTTAGAGCCGTTATCAAATTTAGATGGCGATGTCTCACCTTTGAATACTTCATCATTGTTGAGTTTAGATATTTCCTTACCTTGTTTATCTGATGTATTATTAAATCTTGGTATATTAGGAACACTCATCTTTGATAATGGTGTTTTATCAGACACACTATTTACATTACCTACAGCATTATCAACCAAATTACTTTTTTTTGGTATTCTAAATTTTGATAAATCTGATTTAAGGTCTTTCAATCCCATTGCTATTCCTGTTATTTAAATGATCGTTCATTTACACCTTGTCTACTTTGTACTTTTGATATTTTAGATACCATCTTGCCATCAATATTAAGTACAATCGGCTGAGTTTTTATATCATTTCGTAACCCTTTAATTTCTTGTAATAGTTCTACGTTTTCTGTCTTAATTATAGTTTCTTTTTCAGTAGTATTTGAAGAATCATCATCTTCATCACCGAAACCGAATGAATCGGCCAATTTTCCTAAACTCGATGATGCTGCTGATAATGTAGTGATTGCTAATATTCCTGGCATTGATATAAGACCAGCAATTCCCATTGCCGTTAACCCACCTGCTATAGCTAAAAGTCCACCACCCAATGCATACATTGCAACTGCTTTGTCTAAAGTAATTACATCCATTATTTTAAATATACCATCGGCCACTGATGTTATTACCGAAGATATTCCAGAAAAAACAGAGCCAATCACAGTACCAAATGCTTCAATTCCTGGTGCGGCCAGTCCAAGTGCGAATCCCAATCCAATCGCTGCCAATGTAAGTGCTGCTAAAGCAAGGCCACCTGGGCCCATCATTGCTAATCCGAAGGTCGTAAGCCCTGTGGATAATGCTATTAATCCAGTGCTGGCAAACTTACCTACCAACCCGATGATACCCATTGAGATGGCGAAAGCACCTAACCCAATGGCTACAGCCATCCAATCCTCAACTTTTTCAAGTTCTTGAACTGCCTTAGCGAAAATATATATTCCCGCTGATGCCACTACCATTGCTGCTGCACCTTTTAATAATGCTTTTGTATTTATTTTTGATATTGATTTAGTTAAACCACCTGTACTTTTAGAAGTCTTAGATGTATCAGGCATATCTGGAGTTGGTGCATTACCACCACCCCGACTTTTGAATGGATTGAATTTACCACCCTTTTTACCAATCTTATCTCTGAGGTTCATTCCTGAAAATGAACTCTTTCCTTGCATAGCATTGAATAATGCAATTTGTCCTACACTCTTAGCCATTTCTAATCCGAAATGCTTGGCTTCTAAAGCTACTAACTTTAACCCACTTTTTAATTTTGAGAATAAGTCAGCTTGATCCCCATACTTCTCAGTTAATTCATCTTGAACTTGTTTCTTCTGCATCATAACAGTTAAATCATCACGACTCATACCATAACTAGCTGCTAATAAATCCTTCTCTTTCATAGTAGCATTGGCGAATTGCTCCATCCCACCAACACCCTTCATAATAGCATCAGTAATACCCTCACGTGCTATTGCTCGCTCATCATCAGATCTCGCAGTTTGAAGTGCAAGAGATGCAGTTCGAACTGCTGTAGCATTTATATCCCTACCTAAAAAAACTCTAGCTTTTGCTTCCGATCGTAAACTACCTTCAATATCCAACATACTATTTGAGATATCTTCAATTTGTTTTAAATTAGTACCCTGTTTAACTAATGCCGCATTGGATTTAATAATAGTTTTTAATTGTTCTTCTGATTTACCAACTAATAAACTCATCGAGTCTGCCATTCCTTCCATAGCTCGTTTGGCTGAGATACCTTCCTTAGATGCAATATCTTCAATAATACTTCTAACATCGGTTGCAGCAACACCTGCGAATTTAAAGGTTTCTGCTAACTCTACTGCGGATGCGGCATCGCCTGTTAAAGCAGTAAGTTGGGTAACACCTTTAATTAAATCACTAGTTGCGGCAGATGCATTACCGTACCTATCTGCAATTTCTTTTCCTGATGCCGCCACTGCTTCTGATCCATATAATAAGCCAGTCATACTAAATCCAGCCGATTCTATGTTACCTTGTAGTTCTATTGCACTTCCAACGGAGAACCCTAACTCTTTTACACTATCTTGCAAACTAGTAATCATATGACTAGCTTGATGTGATATGTTTTCGAATGATTTATTTAATAGTAATGCCTTAACAGATCCGTTTAATACCGCTTCTTCTATATCACTAGTAACCCCAAGAATATTTAAGAATATACCCCGTCTACTTTCTAAATAGTTATTTTGAGCTTCTTCTTGCTTTATTATAACATCCTTACGTTTTTGTTCTTGAGTAAGAAACGTTTCAGCAGTCTCCAATTCCTTTAGTATCAGTAATTGCCTGTCAGTTAAGCTACCATTGCTTTTTGAAATTAACGCATCTTTTTGTTGATGAATGATATTCAATTTAGAAGCTAAATCAGATTCACCTTTCATTAAATTTAGGGTTTGAACCTGTATGGTTGATAATCGTTTCATCCCATCAATCTTAGTTAATAGTATACTTGAAAGAGATTGCTGTAGTGCTTCCTCTTGCCTTATATCATTAAGACGATTTTGAGAATCTTTATTTAAATCAATTGCCATTTATTACCTATCATAGTTTTTTGACCAATCCATTGCTTTAATATTATACTTTTTTAGTATACCTTGATACTCTGAATCAGTAGTTAGATCAGCTAACTTCTTTTGTAACTTTTCTATTTCAAATTTCTTTTTAGAATTTATGAGTTTCTGAATTAGTTTATCAATAAAGTTTTCTGAGATATTACTTTCTCTTAACTTACCAATCAAATCTTTTTTTATAATAGTCCTCATTACACCATCCATTTTATATAAATATAGAGATACCTAACAATATGTTAGGTATCTCTATTTTATGTTTTATTTTCTTGCACGTTTAAGTTCAGATTGTTCTTTTTTGTTCTGAGCTTCTTTAAACTCAACTATCTTTTTTATGTAGAATTGTCGAGCCCAAATAGGTAAATTATAAACATCTTGAAATGTAAATCCACCATTACCGTGATATATCAAATCAAATAATTGCGAATGAATTAATTGGCGATGTGATTTATTCAGGCCAAAAAAACCCGACCCCCATAGGAAGAGTCATTGACCTCCCTTGGCCCGTTTCATCAGAAATAAACTCCCAAGCCAAATCAATGTCAGGTGTTACTTCGTTAATGTAGGATCTAAGGGCCTTAGAATCTACTGCGAAAAGTTCGTTATTCACAAATTCATTTATAAATTTCTGATCAATCTCACCATCCACTGATAGTATAATTGTTTTTAATCTTGTTGTGAGTTCTCTAGAAGTTTTATCGTTTAACTTTCTATTTGCTTTCAAAATAACTTCCAATTCATGTTTAATTTTTCGCTCTTTGCTCTCAGTTAATGCCATAAACGTTATCAAACGATTGGATTTTGGTAGTTTGAACTCAAATTCATTTTTATTTAATTCAGTTTGGTGATTTCCATCATATACTTTATTATCAAAAGATGTTAAATCAATAATTTCTTTTTGCTTTGTATCTGTTGAAAATGGATCATCAATTTCTACTTCATAATCCTTCCCATATCCTAATATTCTAGATGCGATCATAATTGCGTTCTTATCACCTACTACCAAATCAACATATTTAACCAACTTACCCTCACCATTAGAAACTATAAGTGATTGGAATAATCTATCCAATACACTACCATCTCTTATATAAGATTGTGTAGTAAGTATATCTTCTTCTTTAGCAGTCATATACTTCATTTCAACTTTACCCGATGATAATGGGTTGTCTAATGAATATATTAATCCATTTGATGGTAGTTCTACTATCTCAGTAGGAAACTTATAATCTAAAACTTGACCGATTTGATTTTTACTTTTAGCCATATCAACCATTTCAGCATCGGTCATAGTATTAACGTATTCATCTTGTAATTCATCTTTCATAACTTTAATTCTCCTTTATACTTATAAATATGAAAATAATAATTTAAACACAAAACCCCGCCATTTCTGACGGGGTAGTTATTTCTTAATATGTATTCTTTAATTAGTATTGTAGTATTGCGTAATCATATGAAAGTGTTAATTCAACTTCCGATAAATCCTCACCAGTCCAATCCATATCAGAGAATTTTGCTGAATTGATAAATGCACCTTTTAATGTCCATTCTTCAACTTTATCACCAACTGGGCCAAGTGCGTTAAATGTAATATCTTTTTTATAGAAATCAGAATAACCATTACGACCTGTAACGGATTCGTGGTGCAATCTAACCCACTCCATAACAGCTTGCGTTCCAGATGGAACTATTGGATCGTATAATGTAATAGATACATCACTCCATTCACTTCTACCCTTAACTTTTCTCTTAACGTTAATGTGATCTATAGTAACGGCATTGTTTGTAATTTCTGGTCTATTTGCTGCTTTAATCAAATATGATGGAATTCCCTCTATATACATAATGAACCGATTCGACATTTTAGGTTCGAAACTGGTGAACATTATTTCATTTGGGTCTAGTAAGTTTGCCATTTTAAGTTTTCTCCGTTTATTCTAACTTTATCTCTTTTCTATAAATATACCATTTTGAAAAAAGTAGGTTAAACTCCCCGAATAAATTCGAGGAGTTTTAATTATTTATACTCCTGGGAAAGATGCCCCAGTTGGTTGAATGTTGAAATCAAGAACAATAAACTCTGCTGTTCTAGTCGGTTGTAGGTAAATTTCACCCACAAGTATGTTTCTATCAATAACATCGGGTGTATTGTTTGTCTCATCCATTACAACACTAAATGAAGTTAACCCCTGTCTTTGTTGAATAGAATCTAAATAAGGGTTTACAATAGATAAGAATCGGTTACGAGTCGCTGACGTGTTTTGTTCAAAAACAAGATATCTTGTAGATGATGCGATGAATTTCTTAACTGCAATCAACAATCTTCTAACATTAACTCTATCTAAAGCCGATGGCTTTCCTTGTAGTGTTTTTTGCCCAAATACAGTTACACCTTGGCCTGGAAATGATGCAATTGGATTGATTCTACCATCATACAATTGATCTCTTTCAGATCGAGTCAATCGAGATTCAACATCGATTACGTTTGGTAAACCACCACGATTTAAACCTGCGGGTGCAAACCATTCTGCTGAAACCGAATCATTAAATGCCATAACTCCAGGTAATACTACAGATGGTGGAACCCATGTTGGTTTATTTCTATCAGTATCTAATATTTTAACCCACGGATAATAAACTGATGTATAGTTTGAATCAAATGTTTGTACTGCATTTGATACTACTGAGATACTATCACCCTTAATACCCACATCCATAACATAGAATGCATCTTCTCTAGCTTCACACATATCTTTAGCGTATGTCGTTACTGATGAGTGTAATCTATGAATTGCTCCAGGAATAGCCAACATATTTATATCAAATTCTTCTGCATTCGATACTGCATTAATCGCTTTTCTAAATGCTATAGTTCCTGCTGCTGATGTTGAACTCATATCCCAACCTTGTGAGTTACCTGCTGTGATGTTCTCAGCTAAACTTACAACCCGATTGGGTTTAAATCCATCAAATCCACCTTGGAATGGAACCATAAATTTACGAGTATCAATTGATGTCTCATTATCATTTAACGTAATAGAACCAGAATAAGCATCTGCTACTGTTGGATATGCTGCATCGGCAGTTTGGTTAAAGTTACCAAGTTGGAAGTTTACATTACTTCCAGTAGTTGTTGTCTCTGGTATTGGATTAAGATAGGATGCATTATCAGTTAATGCGAAATCGAAGTTAAATCCCCAAAATATTTTTGAATTATAACCATCATTAATTGTTTGTGATGGTACAAAGACTGCATCTGGTATAATCATTGATGTACCTAATGGATTCTGTAGTGCTTTAAATCCAAATGGAAGTAATGAAACATCAATAGATTTTTCTGATACTCTACTTGCAACCTCAATTCTTATGTATTTTGAATTATTACTATAATCACCATTAGGGATAACCTTACCTGCTGAATCTACAGTAGTGAATGTATCACCGATAACTCTTGCTATATAGCTAGGTGAGTCAGGATCTAAGTTTACATTTTGAAATTGTTCTGCAATATTAGGTCTAACATCGGAATCAGTTACCGATACGAATGGTGATGTTGGTATTTTATCCTGCTCTACACGTCGAACTGTTAGTGTAAATGATCCATAAATTGAACCAGGAACTCTACCAGCTGGCTTGATATCCTCAATTGCTATTTTAAATTCATAGTTAGTTGGATTACCATGTGATACTGTATGTACTTTGAATAAATCAAATACAGTATCACCAACTGTCTGTGATGTGATCCACGGTGTATTTGCTGTTTTATATTCTTGTGATAAATCGATATCTTGATCAGTTACCAGTGATATTTCTGCATCAGCATCAGCTGCAATCGATGCTGATTGAAATGCTCTACAATTTATGTAAGCATATGCATCTTCACTTCCTTTTGCAGAAGAACCAAATAATTTAGTATAATATGAATCCGAAGTTGGATCTAATGATAAACCAGTATATGTTTTGTCGGTATTGGAACCTGAAAGTTTTAATGTGAATAAACTAGCAGATGGAACTCCATCTATTTCAGAGTCATCAAATATATCAGTCAATCCTAATAATTCTACAGTTGGGTGTAATAACCCAACTACTTTTTCACCTATAGAAGATGATATTTTCAATCCAAGTGGTTTTCCTAATGAATACCCATCACTACCTAATACTCTAACTACTGTGGCGGTTCCGCCATCCTCAAAGTAATTCTTTACAGCGTAGGGTAAGTATGAATTAGGTGATAATCCACCGAATGTTTCGATGAACTCATTGAATGATGATAATTTTGTGGGTACGAATGCTGGGCCTTTAATTGTTGAACCAATTAATGCAGCTCCGATGTTTCCAATTCCTTGTGGTAAAAATGTTAAATCTCGCTCATTGGTAAAAGTGCCAGGACTAACTATTCTCTCTGCCATATTATGCTCCTAAATATTTTATATGATTTGCTACCTATAAATAGTAAATAATTACCCAAAAAAGGATATAATACTGATTTTAATTAAATAAAGTAGTTAGTTTGGTTTAAATGTACCATCTTGGATGTTAATTTCACCATCTCCATATTTTTGTTTTAATTCATTTGCGAACTTCAATTCACTAGATCTCGCCTGTTTATATTTTGCTGCTAACTGATCTTGATTCGTTTTGGTATTCTCTATTTCTTCATTAAGGATTATCATATTCATTGCAAACTCACCCATTTTATTATTAATATCGGAATAAGTATTTGCAAATTCATGTATACTATCTATTTCTGATTTATCCAATCGTTGAGCTTTATGCTCTGGTTTTGAATTTGTAGATTCACTTACTGTTGCCATATTTATTTGTTTTTAAAACTGTTTATATATAAGTATTAAAATTTATTTATCAATCATCAAGATTCCACACAACTTTTGATGCCCCAAAAGCCTTTGAAGCATTTACAGTGTTGCCTAAATTCTTAGGTAGGATATACGCTTTACTTGTCAAAGTAAAATTACTTCTTACAATCCGTTCTTCACTAGTGTTATTTGATATATCGAAGTTATATGAATCACCACTTATTTCAAATTTATACCTTTCACCAAATGCACCACCTTGATAATAAATAATCTGCTCAACTAATTTATTTAACTGACTTATGTAATCACACCAAATTATAACATCATACTCTATGTTTATATAATCTGGAGTATCAACTATATAATATTCAGGAACAGGCTTTATGCCAAGATTTTGAGAAAATGAATCGTATTTATTTTCTTGGGTATACTTCCTTATAAATGTTCTAGATGTAGAACCATCTGTTAATACTTTCAGTTTAGAAATCTGCTGATTGGACGTTATTGATGTTTTCTTAAATGATATTAAAGGTGTTATTAACTTACCATTAGAATCTTTAAGATACCCATCTCGTTGTGCTGCTGACCAATTCTCTGGAGTTGCGTACATCACTGGAACTGGTATAGTAATACCACCATCATCCACTGTGGGTTTTATACCATTCTCTAAGAAGTATTTAAACGCCATATCAATATCATAAAGACCTACTGATGGTACGTTTACATCATCATTACGTCTAATTTGATTAGCTTTATTCAATTCAATATCATCCGAAAAAGAACTTACTGTTTTTTTGAGATTGGGTTTACCATCTTTATTATATCGATATGCATTAGCCATAGTTTTTATTTATATATTTCATTATCATTATTGGTCTTATCTACACCAACTCTAATATCATCTTTTAGATTAAGTTGTGATTTTCTAGCAACATGGGCTATACATAATATTGATACATCATACCCATGTGATTCACCACCATCCCAACTTGTCGGGTTTTTACCTGCAAAATACTGATTGTTCAATGTACCATCAACTATATGCTGTTCACCATTCCACTCAATAACATCACCTATTTCTGGGTACATATCCAAATCTACTAAGGTATCCCTTAAAAAGTAAAATGATATATTTCGAGTATAATCGTTACCAAAATCTTCGAATAAATTTTCACGATTTTCTCTATCAATTAAACAAGCGATCTTAACAGGGTTGTAAAATACCTTAGAATTAGCCTCACCGTATAAGTTAGCTTTGGTTTCTGACAATATTGTTTTATAATAATAGATTTCAGTATCTATAATATCATTTATTAATTCTTTGTTTAATCTCCTAAACAAAGACATATCTCTTTGACCTGAAAATAATGCCATTATAATACCCTTATGCTATATATATAAAGTTTGGAATTCGACTCAATGTATCATTTAAAAATTCAGCCTCATCTTTTTTGTTTTCCAAAAGTGCTTTCCTAGAAGTGGCATCTAAATCAACTCTTAACGTTTCAATTAATTGCTCACGTTCTGCCGCACCCTCACTTCGTAACGCATCACCATCCATAGTGATTTCAGAATTAGGTATTGGTATTGAACTAAATTTACTTCTAACCGCACCCAACATTTCTTTTACGATTGCTAATGTATATTTCTGTATCCAACGTCTACCTACATCGTTTATTTGAGAATATGGTATGTTATCATATCTTGCGTTTGATGAATCACTAACTACTGATTTCGAAATTACAGGATTACTTCTCTCACTTTTTAGTATATAATGGAAATGGATTTTTAGATCATCTCCATCATAATTTGGTATTGGAAATATTCGCACTCTATCGTTTTTTATATCAAAACTATATTGTGATTTTCGTATTTGATCATTAAACTCAATTGCTTGCATTCTCAACAAATCAGCATACATCGGTTGCATTAAGAAAGATGCGCCTGGTGAATAATTACCCCATCCAAATCCCTGTAACATTTGCTGAGAACCCATTCCTGAACCCGCCATTGGATCAAAAAACCTAGCCACTGCTGGTGGTGCATAATGTAGTAATTCCTTTATCTCTATAACGTTTAACCCAGCGACACCTACTTCCAATTTAACGGATGATGTATCTGTTAAATCATATAATTGCTTACCTCTTTCGATTTGGAAAGATCCTGTATAATAATTAACACGACCACCACTACCAGCCTCAGAACCATAATCCCTTGCAATTGATACCAATCCACCAAAATTACTATTTACATACGCTTGTGAGTAATTTGATGATGTGGGTGACCCCTGCAAGCTAAGTAAATTATCTCTGAGTTGATATTGATTTATCTGAGATGAATACTCTGTTATAGATTCTTCAAAACAAGCATAAAAATTTATATCTTGTAATTCAATATCTACAATTGGATACCCAAGTCTCGTCGCACACCACGATGAAACTCTATCAATATCTATTGTAAAATCAAGATCAGTATCATAGAAACCAAATGGTGTAGTTCCTGCTACAAATGATGAACTTCCCGGCCAAATTGGTATGTCGACTGCCATTACTTATCCTCTTTTTATATAAATATGTAAATTATTAATTTCCAATGTTAATTTTGGTTCTACACTTACCATCAATACCCAAACTCAATACATAATATCCAGGCTGCATATTATCATTTACTACTTTATTTCCAGTGTAATCATAAACATATATGTCATTTTTATTAAAATTGGGTGAAGTAATAGTTCCATTTTTAATATCCCAAATACAATCTGATACGTATTGGGGCACCGTACAATCAACACTATTCTGTCTTAGTATAATTTCAGATCCATCAGGGAAGATAGCAGTTACTCTATACATAGTAAGTATTTCTGAGTAGTTATCATCATAAAAGAAATATTCATTAATTTTATTAACAGTACCATATGATTCTATTGATTGATCCCACTGCCATTCTGTATCTTGAGTTGGTTCATACTTATAAATGTTATAATAATCAACGATAACATCATTTGCTGTTGTGAAATATAATCCCAATTCCTCTGATTTCTCAAAGCAATTAGTTCCCCCATTGAAAAATTCAAATTCATCTGATTCTGATATCTTAATAGTTTCATAAATCCCTATTGGGGATTCATTATCAGATACAGTGTAACTAAGTAATGACATTATAGTTGATACTATAATTGCTCCGAATATTATAATTTTTGCTTTCATAGATGTTTTAGTTTATATATTAATATCCCTCTGTTAATAATTTTAGGATATCATCAAGAGATTGATGTCTATGATTATCCGTTAAGATAGTATCATAAACCCATTTTGATGATTTTAGTTTATGTATTTCAGTTATAGCTGAATCATTAGGTCTTGGCAAATCAATTTGATATTTATCACCACAAAGAATCATTGTGGAGTTTTTACCAAGTCTACCCAGAACCATTTGCAACTGCTGTTTAGTGAGGTTTTGAAACTCATCTACTATACACACTGCATTATCGAATGTTCTTCCTCTAAAATGGCTTAATGATACTAACTCAATCTCTTCACTAGCTTCTAATTGCATTAATTTATCAGGCTTATTATAAACCTTTCTCATATTTGATTTAATTGGAATCATCCAAGGTTCCATTTTCTCATTTAAAGAGCCAGGTAAAAACCCATTATCTTCACTTGATACCGTTGGTCTGGTTATTACGATTTTATCCACAGTTCTTTTGAATATCATATCAAGGGCTATTTGACATGCCAATAATGTCTTACCACTACCAGCCTTACCTATTATGAAATTGAATGGGTGTGTTAATATTTCCGCCTTAGCTTCTTTCTGCTCATCCGAAAGGTTTATTGAAAATTTAATATTTCCTTTTGGAACTCTTTTAGTGGTATTTTCTGCCATAGTTCGTTTCTTTATTATAAATATGGTACTAATATGTTTAACAGTAAATACTTGATATTTAACATTAACATAACACTAGAAATTAGTTTTATCTATATAGTATTCGTACTATTGTTTTTGTAATGGTTGATATCCATCTAACAATAAAGATTATGACAAAGTATCAAGAAGAAATATTCAAAGACATCAAATCTGGTGCAAAATTACAATGTAGTGAGGGTTCCGATTGGAAGGCGTGGTTAAATTATACCGATGGTACATCTAAAAAGGTAAATCGACGTAGTGCTGAAATAGTATGTGATGTGAATTCTAATGTTCTTTCATTTGGTAATAATGATGGAATTTCTTACAAACCCAATAGAATGAATAAATATGACTTATTATAAATGCGATTGCGGTTGTGATGAATTTATAAGAATTTACAACGTCTGGAATGAGAGATTAAAAGTACAAATAACAGAGGGTTATCACGATTGCTTTTGGAAAGTAGAAGAGTTAGGTATGGAGAAAGACCATTTAGTAGGCTATATCTGTGCTAAATGTAGGCAAGATGCTGATGAACTTAATGATGGTTTGTAATTGAGTATAATATATTAATAATAGTTAAAACTAAAAAAGATTATGAAGGCAGTGCTATTTGAAGATGAAGCAATTCACTATGTAGATCAATCAGATTTCATAAGGTTTGTTGACAGTAACTCAGATTATGAGTGGAATTGGATATGTGATATGGTCATAAGTGAGAGAACCTTTAATGAGGAAGGTAAGACTTACTATTCGGAAAAACCAACCGAAGCAGACGGATGTTTTTCTCAATTTACAATAAAGTGGGTGGGTGATTTCTTTGATGTCCATCCGTTTATGAAAAAAATAATCTTTATATTTAATGATTAATAAAATAAATATGAATGACATAAAAAAAGGGGTGATTTCTCACCCCTAATTATTACGTTAATATTAAATTCAATTATTACTGAATTCTGTGCAATCCGTCAACAAGAACTTTTCCGTAGAATTCACCTCTCAACATCTTCTTCGCGTAACGAGTCATGACACCTTTTCTTGGGGTGAAGTTTTGTGGATCGTATACAAGTGGAGTCATAATTAATGGAATGTATGGTGAGTAAACTGCACCAGTCTCAAGGAATTGCGTTCCTCTATAACCCATTAAAATAACGTTGTCCTTCATATAAGGATTCTTGTAAACCTTGAATCGACCATTAAGTGAACCAATTTGAGTTACACCAAATGCGTATTCAGAATCACCATTGTTCGCAGATGATGCGTAACCTGGGATAGATTCTATAATAGTGGAAACATCTGGAGAAACGACCATAAAGTTAGCCCCACCTCTTAATGTTTTTTGGTGAATCTTGTTAGAAACACCCGCTACTACAGTACCCAAAGTTTGGAACCATGCTTGTTGCGTATATGCTGATGATTGTGCTTGTGTTGTTGAGAAATCACCAAAACCGTTTCCAGTCCACTCACGTCCAACTTGCGTTGACCAGTAACCAGTAGTTTTAGCATCTTGAATCAACATATCTAAAATCTCAAAGTCAATTTCTTGCGAAATGTATTCTGATAACATAGATGTTAATTCAGCTTCTGCATCAATTGAATGATAAGCATTTAAATCTTGTGCAAATTCAGGCGTCCATTGTGCTTTCAACTTACGTGTCTTAGCTACAATTGGTTCTGATTTCATTTCAACATTCAATTCTGGAATGTCAAGTGTAGTATCATACGTTGGTGATGCTTCAAAATCGCCTCTAGAAGTATCAGTTGGTTGTTTGTGGAACACAACTTTAATAGATGCGAATGCTGCTGATTTTGCCACAAAGACAACGTTAGGGCCTTGCAATCTAGTGTATGCTGGGAATTGATCCGTAACACCTGTTAATCTAAATGCTCTAATACCTTTTGAATCAAATGATGGTAATGATGCAGTTGGTACTGTTACGGTTGCAATTGTACCATCACCCAAACCTACTGTGTTTGATGCTGAGAATTGTGAATCGTAGTTATAATCAACTTCACCTACTGAACCAGTAGCGTATACGTTTGTAGCAGGTGTAGCACCTAATGCTTGTATTACTGTGTCAGTATCATTGATTGTGTAACCAAATCGACCTGCCCCATAAAGACCACCAGATGGATCGCCAGTAGTATCGGTAATACCGAATACTGAATCTTCTTGTGAATCCTTTCCTGATCCTGTTGCGAATCCAGGTTGGTTCGTACCATATTTAAAATCTAGATAAAAAACTAGACCTGATGGTAGGTTCATTGGTTGTACTGATACAAAGTTCTTAGCTACAATCTCATCAAAGATTCTACGAACTAAAGGAAGTGCTACACCAGCCCATTCTTCTGAATTTGTAGAAGTACCTGTCTGGGACGCTTCTTTTACTATTTGTTTCGCTTGATTTTCAAGCAGGGTAGCCATACCCGATCTTGTTATATCATCTTCGATTTCTTCTAGAAGTCCAGTGTCTTTCCATTTTTTAACCAAAGCTGCTGTCTCATCGGTAAGTCTCATTTGGTGAGATCGACCTTCTGTTAACATTTTTGAAATATCCATTTATTGTTTCTCCGTTTATTTTTTGTTTTTTTTGTTCATTCCAGCTAATTTCTGAAATCTTAATTTGTTTTGTACATTCTCTGAGATAATTGTATTCTCAACTAATGGTTTTGTGCTCTTTACAACATTTGATGCTTTACCCTCTTTCACAAATCGACGTTTAGTAGATGATGTGGTTAGGCTTTCAGCTAAAGTTGAAAATACAAGTTTTACTTCTCTAACATTAGATGTTCTATCGAAGTTCTCTAATACTTTTACTTTTTGGGTTTCAGTCAAATCAAACGTTCTAAATAATTTATTCGTATATAGAAGTTTTGCATTTAGAATGTTAATTTCAGTCAACGTAGATTTCAATTCAGAAATTGTGTCATATGCTTCTGCTAATTCAGATTTTACCTCATCCATAGATTCCTCATCTTCCTCATCTTCTTCATCATCCATTTCACGAATAGATTTGATTACTTCATCAAGATCAAGTTCTTCTTCATCTTCATCTGCATCTTCATCTTCATCTTCATCTTCATCTTCATCTTCATCTTCCTTAACTGATTTTGCTTCCTTAACTGATTTTGCTTCGTTAGCTTCCAATTCAGCGATTACAGATTCTAAGTCAAGCTCATCTTCGTCATCATCTTCATCTTCATCATCACTTTCATTAACATCTTCGTTAACATCATCTTCATCATCTTCAACATCACTTTCATTAACATCTTCGTTAACATCATCTTCATCATCTTCGTCATCGTTAACATTTTCATCCATATCATCTTCATCATCCATTTCTTCATCAGCTTCCTTTGCAAGCTTTTCTGAAATCATTGATTGAATTGATGGTGTAAATGCTTCTTCTAAAGCCAATTTAGCATTTTGAATAGCAGTTTCTTTAACCTGCTTCGCATCAGCTATAGCTTCTTTTAATAAATCTTTGTTCTTACTCATTTTGAGTCTCCTTAATTTTATTTTGGAAATAAGATTATTTAAATCTTAATAATTTTGTTTTTGAAAAAATATGACTGCTTATTGAGAAGCAGTATAATAGTGTTAGATATAACACATTTCCTATAAATATCATAAAAAATAAAAAACGTTATGAATTTTGCTCTTTTTTATTTCTACGAATGGCATTTGCTTTAAGTACTCTACGTTTTTCCGATGGTTTAGTATATTCTTGAATATCTCGATATCGTTCCAACTTTCCACTTTCAATAACTTTTTTTTTGAATAAGCTTAAAGCGTGGCCGATGTTCTTCTTATGAACCACTACTTTAGTTCCTGTTATTTTATCTGAAATACTATTTGTTTTATTATAACTCATTTTTTGTTTTTATTTAATACTACAACACCCACCAATTCTGGCAGGTGTATATAAATATCATTTTTTTATTATTTAATATAATATTTAGACATTAACCAATGTTTGATATAATATCTAAATTATCTTTAATGCTCTGTATAACTTTTTCAATCTCCTTTCGGTCGGATGTATCGAGCTTTTTTATATCACTCAAATTCCGCTTTAAAGTTTTAGAAATGGAAACTGATATATCTTGTAATATGTCTGATTTAGTCATAATGTTTTAGTTTTTCATTTTAGTTGCTGCAGCTTCTATCGTCTTCTTAACATCAGATGGTAATGCCTTATCATGGTATGTAATTTTACCACTATCAGTAATGTGTGCTATTGTCTTATAATCACCACTTACCTCTTCTGATTTATTCCATACAGTAACACCATTTCCTTTATGACCCATACCGATATCATATTTCTTTTCTGAAAGTAGAGATACTAATGATGGTATATTATACGATGATTCTGATACTGATGCTTTATTTTTACTCTTTTTCTTTAGTAACGCAGATATTGATTTCATACCATCCTCTGCATGCATTGCTAAAAGTGCAGCCAATGGTACTCCGACGATTCCTGATATTAATGAAAGTCCAAAATCCAAATCACTAAGATTCAGATTGAATTCAACCAATCGACCAGTCCCATACAAATCCATACTTTCAAATCTGATATTCTGATTCGTCGATTCTTTTTTAAATCCACTATCCGCTCTATATCCTTTTTTCAAAAGTTCACTTCTAAACGTTTCTAATTCTTTTTTATTCTTAAATATTCTGATACCATAGAAGTCACCACCATCATTATGTTTTGATTTTCCGTCGTGATACGATATAGTATATTTTGCTTTACCAATACCATCTTGTTGATAGAATCGTTTCACTCCTTCATTTACCGATTCTTTCTTTATTGCTGTGATTCCTTTTAGTTGCTTCTTTACATCACCAAACATCCCATCTAATGAATAATCACTTTTAGATTTCTTAGATGATTTTGAATCTTTCTTAGTTTTAGCGGTCTTAGCCTCATCAACATCAGTTTCATTCTCACCAGCATCCCAGTTCTTATCTACATAATCAAAGAACTCTTTCTTTTTATCACCTTCGATTTCATCAGGAGATTTCACATCAAACTTTTTAAGTGCTGATTGGAAGAACTTTTCATATTCAGTTTGCTCTCTAAGTAAATCCATCAGTGAAGGTGTACCACAATTATATACTTTCGATTCGTTAACTATTTTTGCACCCATTTTTTTAATTAATTGTGCTATCAGCTTACCACCATTAGAGTCTGACATCTTATGACTTCTACCACTCATACCTGGAAGTTTATCACCACTTCTATTAAAATTAATCTTACCGTCTGGTGTATCTAAAAAGAAATCACCCATTCCCAAATGTTTTAATTCTGAATTAGGTAAATTACCCTTACTCATATTAACGAAGTCACTATCTACGTAAAGATTATTACCATCCTTCCAAACTTTCTTTGCATCTTCATTAATAGATTCTTTAAAAACTTTCATTACTTTTTTAGCCATTGGATTATTTGGTTTTCCTGATATCGCAGTTATCACTTTTGTACGAGCACCATCAGTATTACGAGTTACATATGAAAGTAACTTTCTAGCATTTAATTTATTATCATCAATGAATTTCTGTACAGCAGTAGCTCTCATTCCTGTATAATGCGATATTCCCTGTGCTTCGTGACTTGCATCTTCATTAATAGACTCCATTAGACCGATTGCGATATCACCAACTTCTCGTTCTGCACCTGATACGTATTTCTTATTAAGAATTACTATTTTTGGGTTTTTGAGTGTGTACATAGCAGCAGGCATTGGTGCATCTGCCGTCATAAAATCATACTTTATACCATTCTTTTTTAATTCAGCACCAATACTCATAAACGATTTACTATTCTTTACAATACCAGCGATTTTATCTAGTATTGAATCATACTTACCCTCAGTAATCGATTCGCCCAATTTATTAGTTGTTGTTAATTCTTTAGATTTAATTAAAGCCATAACCTTTGGAAATGATTGTACTTTTTTGGATTTAGCGGCATCTTTTTTGAATCCTTTTTCTTTGAAGTACTTCTTATCAGTACCACCCCATTGATCTGCCAACCTATAACCCAGTGATGGGTGTTTAGATATCACATAACCCCCTGAGCCACCTGTTGATGTTTTTTGTATAATGTAATCACCAACTTTAAATTTAAGTGGCGTATCAGCTTCTTTTACAAATGCAGTATGATATGGGTTTGAATATACATGCCCCATTTCGAAATTATGTAAAGCTTGTTCTTCTAATAGAGTTAGCTTCTGACTCTTTTTACTATTTAGCATATCTATTAATTTCATATTCCACACACTCCATTTACTTCACATATAATATCTCTTACAATATTATCTATGTTTGAATAGTTATTTATTTTTTTAGTTGATTTAACCGATTCATTTACCGATTCATTGGTTGGTTTTAAGAATGCCCCATGTGTTGATGGGTTTGATACGAAATCCCAACATATTAAATTGAAATCATCCTCTACCGTTACAGTTTTACCATTTGCTGATTCTTTCACCGAACCCATACCTCTTGATGATATACCAACGGTACATTGTGCTTTTAATAATTCCATTAGAATATTACCAGATGGTGTTTTTAATATCTCAACTTTACCCATAAGGTCATTACCTTCCCACCAAACTTCTCTAATGATGTGTGATGTGTTTTTAAGCTCGACAACCGATGTTTCTGGATGGTCTAACTCACCATATGCCCTAGCTTCTTTTATCTCTTTAGCGGCATAGTTCTTAGCCTCTCTAGCAAGAAGTGTTTTAGGATATATTCTACCATTTTGGTTTTCAGCTTCGGCTCGTTGGATAACACCCTGTACGATGAACCTACCATTGTTATTGGATTTAGCTTCATTCAAATCCTGCTTAGATAATTTAAATGGTATTGTGTCTATTAATAATTCACTCATCGTTCCAATTCCTATTAAAATTTAAATTTAGCAATATTATGTTTTTCCAAACTACCCATTAAGGTTTCAATATTATCAACTATTTTCATAGCTTGGTTTTCTTTAAGAGCTTCTATTTTTTTGCCGTCAGCTGCTACCAATCCTGCTTTTAAAACTTTCAAGTGATGGTCTACCATCATCCACCATTGAGTTTCATTCAACATACCCTCATTCATTAATTCTTTTAATTTTATCATTTTAGTTCTCATTAGGATTTCCATACACTTCGTTTTCGGTATAAATCAAAGAATACCTCAGCCATTTCAGATCGTATTATGTTTCTAATAGCCTCAAGCTCTTTATTAGTAAATTCTTCTTTTATTAATTTCTTATCACTCATTACAAATTAAGCTCCGTGATTTTACGGCTGATTCTTAACATTCGTTTTGAAATCTTCCCAAAGTTCTTTTTAGTAGATTCCCAATATTTTGCATTTGATACTGATGATTCTTGTTTAAGTTTGATATTCAAATTAACCAACTTCTCCATTTCGAAAACCATTCTATTAATTTTAATAATAGAATCATTTATCTTTTGATAATCTTTTCGAGTATCATCTTTTTTATAATCCTTATAACTAATTTCTAATATTTGATTTTCCAAATTACGTTCTAGCTCTTGAAGTCGTTTAGTGTGCATATTGGATGGTTTTGTTTTCTTATAACCTAATACCTCAATGTGATTACCACTCGGTTCGCTCTTACCATCACCGAACGTGTGTGGCGTTTTAGCGGGGCCTGCACCACCATCCATATTACCAGTTACATTAGCTTCTTCAATTTCATCCTCTGCAATGGATTCAACTTCTTCAAACTTATCTTCTAATTGTTCTAATAATGTTTTTCTCATTTGAAATTCCGTTTTACTTCTTTGTATAAGTCGTGATATCTTAGAATTGAAAGTATTTCTGATTCGGTGATTTTCTTCGAAGTCTTAATGTTTTCAACCAAATTCAATACCTCTGTTACTTTGATTTTCACCATAGTATCTGTTATATCCAATTTACTAAAAGCTTTCTGAATCTTCGTACATTCAGCTTTAACATACTCCTTTAAGTACTCAGTATTATCCACAGCGTTAATATATTCTCGTAATATAGTTTTCTGTGGTTTTGATAAGATAGTATATTTAGTATTAAAACCATCAACAAGAAGTTTCCAAGCTAATAGTCTAATATCTTTTGGTTGAGAATTGTAATCATCATTCAACTGATTTAATGATTGAGCTTCTACTTTATTAGATTGTAATATATGCTCTAATAACGTACCTTTATTTTCAATAAATTCCTTTGGGTTTTCCGATTTACTATATTCAAATAATTTATACACCGATGCGTTTTCTTTATAGTTAGATACTCTATAATTAAAAAATTCATTAATAGGATAAATCTTTTTAATTTCTTTTATCAAATTATACTTCTCTCTGGATAATAAATTATCATTTAACTTAGACCTCTTATCAATAATAATTGATAAAAATTCAGTAGCTTTTGATTCAGAATCAAATGACTCATCCATTAGCGTTTTATACAATCGATACTCCTTTAGTAATTCAGTTTTCTTACCAAAATGTTCCTTTATAATAGAAAGCGCCTTTGCTGATTGCTTATCATTTAAGGTATCCGATACGACCTGTCTTATAAGTAATTGAAAAAGAATACCCGTATTTTTGTACTTGCTATGTTTAAATTTCTTCATTATTAATATCCGTTTTACTTATAATCGACAATAACTTTATGTATATACTGTATATAAATATACTATTTCTCAAATTCCATTATATTATCCTCATCAAGTAACCCCTTTTCTTTAAATTTGTCGATGGAATCTACAATTCTTAAAGATTCAGTTATCACTTTCCTTGTTTTTACACGACCAGATGCTGGTTTCATTTTATGAATAATTTTATCAACAGCCTCAGTACTTAGTGGTGATTTTCTAGGATTGTTATATGCACTTTCTGGCTTAACATCGGTTGTTTTACCTAATGGATCCCTACCAAGTTCCGCTTTGTCTTTTCCAAATTTACCAGATTCGGGAGGTCTTCCTGCGCCTGGCTGACCACCTTCTTCTGAACCACCTTCATCAGCGGGTTCTGATGGTTGATTTATGGTTGCTAAATCATGTGGTGTTCCAAACGATTCACCTGTTTTAGTTGGGTCATTACCCTCACTTGCAATTTGCTCTTGTCTGAATTCAAGCTTCAAGTCATTGATAACTTTTAATTCTTCCCGCTGCCACTCATCTTGTGACATATTCAGTATATTTTCGTACATATACTCATGTGATACTAATCGTAATTCTTTCAAGTCTCTGATTAGTGATACTTTTTGTGTTAATAAATCAACTTTCTCTTGCTCATATACAATAGATGGTGTATTTAATGATAATGTAAAATTAACCAAATCTTCATCTTCATACCCATGTGCATATAAATGAACTACTGCGATTTTAGTTAATTCAGATACGATTATCTTTTGAATTCTTTCAATAGTTCGTGCGAAACGAATATCTTGCTGAGCTAATGTACTCTTACCATCAACTCCCTCTTCATATCCAATAAATGCTTTTGGAACTTTAAGTGATGCTAACATTCTATTTCTTAGGTACTCAATATCATCAATACCACCGAATTCCATTCCACTTAATGTATCTATTTCAGTACCACTTGTTCCACCACGAACTGCTAAATAATAATCTTCTAACATATTCTGTAAGTTAAATTTCAAATTATATTCCCCAGTCCTTTGATCGACATATGGTGTTTTCTTCATTTTGTTTATAACATTCTCCATATGTGAATCAATTTCATTATGAGGTATGTTACCTACATCAATTTTGAATACACGTTTTTCTGGAGCTCTCATAATACGATGAATTAACATAGCATCTTCCATAAGTGTTAACTGCTTCCATACATTTCTAGCTGGCTCTATTAATGCACGACCGTATGGTAGGAAATTTGTATCAGTTAGTAATCTAAAATGTGCCACTTGGAATGACTCATAATATCGTTCTTCACCACCTTCAACTTTAAATCTAACTGAATATGGATTATCTGGATCATAACCCTCTTCACGTAACGTTTCATATACTGATAACGGTTCTACATTAACTACACCATATTCCTCATTAATATCTAAATAAAGATATGCATCACCATACTTATTCATCGATCTCACCCAAGACCACAAATTAAACTCAATGTTTAGCACATCATAGAATAAATTATGTAATGATTTCTTAATTTTCTCATTAGGAGATGTTATTGCTAATGTGTCACCATTAGTATCATATAGTGTACTTTCATCTGAATATATATCTAAAACAGATGCTATGATTGAATCCTTATCCATAGCTTCATAATCACTGTATAATTCTATTCTATTTGAATGGTAGTTGAATCTCTCATTGTATGTTTGCCAATTCTTTTTAGAACCATGCAATCTACCATACCTATCATAGTAAGCAGATGAATTTTTATTACCAGATGATTGCATTTTGGATGAATCCACCACTTTGAGTTGATCCTTTCCTGTCCGTCGTACCACAACTTGTGTTGAAAATAACTTTTTAAGTCGCCCGAATACCGATTTATCTGCCATATAATATCTTATTTATATATAAATACTTTATTTCTAATAATTACAGCAACCATTTTATATTTTCACTATGCTTTCCACCTATATTCATATTCCAGTACTTGTCGGATTGAGCTCGTTGGGTGTTACTATAGAATGTATTTGATTTTGTAGTATGTTGTATTGCACTTCTATTTAAATCAATACCCTTTTGTCTAAGTCTAAGTGCGGTATCCCTCACCCATAAAGCTGTAGAAAATGCCATTACTAAATCATCATTATGCCCATTACGAGCAATTGCCTTAGAACCCATCCAAACAAATACAAATAATTCATTTATAAGTCTAATTGAGTGAATTATCGGCACTTTTTCTCTCATATATGTATCAAGTTTTGATATAACCAAAGGTCGTGTCCTAGTTGTCATTGAGAATCCAGGAACCATTTTGGATTTATCTGCCATATCATAGGCACTTTGTAGATGAACTTCATCATCAACATATCCAAAATCTTTATATGAATAATATAGGTTTTCATAATGTCTATCGATTGCGGGTTGTATCGCAGCCCAACCAACATTGGCGTTTTCTATTACCAACATTGCATTATTCCACTCAATAGCGACGGCCACTAACATCTCACCAAAAGGTTTTGTTTCTATCTTACCTTTGTATTCAGCAACCTGCTCTACAGTTTCTACATCGAAAACATGGAATGTTGAAAAATCCTTACCATCACCTCGCGCGACATCGGCCACAACGATGTAATTTTTATCATAATCTGGATATTTCCACAACCAATAATTACCATCGAAACCACGTTCTTCTAATGGATCTACAACATGATTCTCTTTATACCACTCCAATATAGAACCATCGACAACACCATAACCCGATGTGATGAAATCACAATTATGTGAAATTATACCATCAACATTAAATAAATTACCACCATTAACATCAACGACATCAAATAAATTCAAAGTTCCCATCGTTTTCTTAATATCAACAATCGTAATTATGGTATCATCAACACCATCTAATATATCACCAACTTTTAATTTATTGGAATGGATAATATCAGTGTTAATAATAAATGGGTGATTATCTGAACATTTTATTGTTTTATTATTAGATAATATAATGGTGTATATTACATCTTTAGAGATCTTACGAATCCCAGCGAATGATTGATATCCCGATGGTGTTAGTATTTCATATTTATGATTATGTCTTAATATATGATTATCCATTACAACGTATCCTTATAAATTTACAATTAAGATGGGTTTCGATTTCGTTTTGTCTTTGAATATCTTTCACTTTTATCTTATCATTTCTGAAATGATGACGTTCATCATATTCTATTACTATGTTTTTTTCTTTACTATAACCATCCACCCAATAACCAAGATCTTTGATGTGGAATTCTCCACCATTTTCGGCATGCTGTAAATCAGTTATTCCTAATTCTTTAGCTTTTGCTTCTATGATTGGTATTGAATTGATATTATATCTAGGTGTTAATTGACCATTGGTTTTTGATAAGTATTGTAAAGTACTTATTCGTTGTATTTTTTTAGTTACATCTGTATGTGTTTTACCCAACCATGTTTTTTTAGGATTTGGGCAGAATCTACAATATTTAGTCCAATTATATGTACGACCACACTCACACTTTAAAGTGTTAATATCACCACCATTATCAACTAAAAATACCATACGGTATTTGAAATTATACCAACCTTTGTATTTATTATATTTTTTAAATGTCGTTTCTAAAATATCAGTATGTTCATATATGGACTTGTATAATTTAGGATTACGTTTTATCATAGTGCGATTCCTAGCCCTACCAAAATAATTTTTATAATAATAATCCGTATTTAATAAATGTATAGTTTGCTTAATGGTATAAAACTCATCAATATTTGATAATTCATCTTTAATTTTATCCCACCCATCTTTTACATACCCCATATATAACATCCGTTTACATTCACACTCTTGTATATAAGTATAATTAATATAAATTATTATACAAATCTGAAAGTGATACGTTTATGATATTTTCCGTTTCAGTATCACGTACCGTAACCATAGATTCCCCCCACAAACAATCACATTCCTGAGCTGCCATTGCATCACCAAGCAATGCGGATTGCTCATCTCTCCATTTTTGATTTCTTTCTGGATGCCTAGTCCAATGCAATCGTATTCCATTCCATGCGGCACCCTCTTCTGATTTTAACCATGTGCTATGAAAGAAGTTATCAACACCATTTGGTGTGGAAAGTACGATAGCACTACCCCCAGTGGAAAGTGTAGATTGTGCAGAAGCCCAAATATCATCTACTTTTTGAATAAATGCAGCCTCATCAATGATCAATAATGATAGTGCCTCTGATCGACCCGCTGTTCCTGTACTTGATACGGCTTTAATTGTTGAACCATTTACAAATCTTAATGATAGTTTGTTTGCTTCCTCAGTATCTAACCTCAACCAACTAGGGCAGTTATCATGCATATACTTAACCTTAGTGATAAGGTTTTTGGCCACATCTTGAGTTGTTGCTATAACCAATATATTTTGATCTTCTTTAAATAACATTAACCATAATGCGTAACCTGCTGTTAGTGTTGATATACCCAACTGTCTTGATTTTAATATCACATTAAATCTGAAATTATTAAAATCTTCTAAAGTTTCATCTTGGAAATCGAAGGTATCGAATAAAATCTTCCCACGTGTTGGATGTTGGATATAACAATATTTCTTAAAGAAATATACTGGATCAGCTGCACATTTAGTGTACTCATCTTTTATTAATTGATTTATACTTTTTATAGGTTTATTCATAATATTTTAATTATTAAACACAAACACACTAAGGACTGCTATAACAACTACAGTACCGACTGACCCTGCTATTGCTCCATTTTTCCAAGACTTTCGTTTTTCTTTTCGTGTTGTACCTTTAAACCCATCGATCTTTTCTAACTGTAAATCTATAATCATATCCTTTGCAATTGAGGTTTCCAATTCCAATGATAATAACTCTTCTGCTTTTTCTGCTCTTACTGTAGTTTCAACCCACACATCGATTAACCGTTCATGTCGCATAGTCTGCGCTGTAAATCGGTTTAGTAATAAATCGACATTACGTTTATAATTAACCATATCAACTGCATGATCTTTGTATATAACTAATACAGTGTCATTCTGGAAATCTTGTATTCCTGTAACTAATTGAGTCGATTGCGCTTTTAAGTTGATTCCACTTAGTAGAATCATCAGCCCAAAAAACAATATTTTTATCTTTAACTTCATCATCAGTATCCACTTCATTTAACTTTTTAGTAAGAAGTATCACTTTCTTTTTTGATTCATCCCACTCTTCACCCACCATTTCTGATTTAGATTCTATTGATTTTAAATCAGTTTTTAAATTTATTATAGTTTCTTTATACCCATCACTATTATACTTTAGGTCGTAATTTTCACTTTGTAATTGATTGACCCAATATGAAAAACAACCTATGATTATAATGAAAATAATAATAGGGTTTTTTGCTAAGTATTTAAAAAACTTTTTAGTATTTCCCCACAATGCTAACTCCATAGAATTTCATATTTATCTGTTAATCACTATTATATAAATAGAATTACTTTATTTTTTTAGTAAATCCATTAATTTTACCATGAGAAATTGCCTCTTTAAGTGATGGTAATGATCCCACTACTTTATTATTTCCCGATTTGCTTAGTATATACATCGTAAATCCACCTAGATTTCCTGCTACGGTATTATCTCTTTCAGATACAACAAACTTATCCCCTTTGGGATTGAGTAGCACAGATTGGATGTCAGTGGATTCATTAGCTAATTCATTATAAAGTCGTTTGGTAACTTTGCTTATTCTACCCAACTTTTTCATTACTTTGAAATCACCATCACTATGCGTTATTACCATTTCACGCTTACCATCTGTAAATATGAAGAATCTTTTTTCTTTGAACACTTTGACATCAGAACGCCTAGCCCACGAATCAGTAGAAGCCTTTAATAAACGATTAAGTTTTGGCTCACCCAGCATTGCAGTTTTTAATCCAGTCTGATTCGTATATACAGATTCTTTTAATCTTCTTTTATTAGCAACTTCATTAAGTTCTTTTGCTATTGTCAAAATTTCATCATCACTCACGTTTTTGGTACTAATACCCTCACTTTCGATTGCTTTTCGAATTTGATCAACCTTTTCTTTTCTGATAGCATCCTTCATCCCTTTGTTTTTGAATAACATATTGATTGTTTTGATGGATGATTCTTTTATAGGTGTAGTATCTGAATCAAATTTATTACTTTCATTCATAATTTCTGATATTAATTTAGTCAGGTTCATATTTTCCTTAATTTATATAATGAGTTAGTTCAAAGTTACCACTAGCCATACCGAATACTGATATACTTAGTGATTTTCTTTGGGGTTTTTTATTCTTACTTAATGAAATACCAAATGTATGTGTTTTTCCAATTGAAGGTCTACCTCTATTATACTTACCACCCAATGCTATCTGTGTTTGCCAATCATCTTCATCGATTTCAAACCCACGTTTTTCTGTTGATGTTCTAGCATATTCAACTGCTGATGCGAATGATCTGAAATATGTATCTGAATTATCTTCATTGACCGATTCTTCAACAGCCACCTTTAGAGTTTTTAGTTTGTTTCCAAAACCACCACCAATGTTCATATTAGTGAAAAATGCAAATGCATCTATGATTGTATTTAAATCCCACTTGGCCCATTTAGCGATTTCAATTCCCCGATCCTTTATTAATGAATCAAATTCAGCACCTTGAGATTTATGGGATTTTGCTTTAGGAAATAATGATGGGAATTTCTTCGCCTGTGAGTGGAAGTTTGAATCATTTGCAGCGGCCACTATCATAACCATAACAGCGTATTGATAATTTGCAGAGTTAACTGGTATGCCTTTAAGGTATGCATCTAATTCTTTTTTTACTTTTTTATTAAGTCTGGTATTTTCCTTACCTAATAATTCTATTAATTTTATTTTCATTTTAATTTCCTTAATTATGGTTATGGCAATGGCATTTCTTTGGTGGCATATCGCAATGACATTCGTTAGTATGATCATCTTCCATATCAAATTCATCATCAATATCAAAGTTATCATTTGTTGGGCCTGACCTTCTGAATATCTTATCCACCGATGCGATACCTAACGCACCTATACATATATATAAGAATCCGTCATAAACGAATTCATGTATTGGAAACTCTCGCCCCATTAATCCAGTTACCATGTCAAGAATTAATGTAAATATCATCATAACAAATGCCAAAAACCCAACAATTGATTTCTCATTTATTGAATTAGTGTCACTAAATAGGTGTTTTACTAAAATACCAATTCTACGTAATAACCTTTTCATTTTTAGGTCCCTCTAACTGCTTTATAAAGTTATTTTTAAAATCATCAAAACCTTTTTCAATTTGTCGTTCAATTTGCTCAGGATTCAAACCATCCCATTCCTCAATACTACCATCTTCATTAATAAACTGCGATTTAAGAGTACTTATTAGAACATTTTTTTCTATCTCTGCATTTCGTAGCCACACTTTTGCGTTTTCCAATACACGATTACGTTCATACTCATCATACTCACCATTTAATTTAAGAAGATGTTCCATATCAGTTGCACATTCTAAACACATACCGTGGCTAGATTTCATCTTTAGGTCAGCTTTGCCTGGATCTGTACAATCACATACTTCCTTATTACATTTTGAAAAAGTTCGCATTTCTTTTCTCTTATCTGACAACTTACCAACTTTTACTTTGAAGCCTGATTTTTGCTCCCATTGATCCCCATTCACATCTTCCCAAATGTCACCAACTTCACGTTTTTGAAATTCGATATCTCTAAAACCAACATTATTTTTTGTCTGCGTTCGATGTTGACCATCTAACATCTCTTTGATGGCTTGGATATTTTTTAATTTATTGTTTGTCATATACTTTATTTTTAATATTATTTATTTTAATATTTCTTTTAATTTTATAATTTTCATCACATTCCTTTTATTTACTATAAATATTAGATAATTAATAATACATTAAACCGACAATCTGGTTAAGTGAAGCGAATGCACCTGTTAACTTATAAGTATTATCCTTATACACAAAAACAATTCCCTCATTGGGTACTATTTTATCTTTACCACCAATTGCGGCCAACCGTTCCAATTCCAATTTCAGCTTTTCTATTTTTTTGGAATCTCCTGATTTTCTAACATCCTTTATTGTTTGATCTAATCTCGCTTTCATAGTACGAACTGCTGCATCTGGATTAACAGCCAATACAGAACCCATAAAGGATAGTACCTCTGCACCAACACCTAAGAATATATCTTCAAATTTCTTGATATTTATTTTTGCTAACTTATCCTTATCAGTCTTATCAGTAACTTTAGCCCAATCTAACACAGTGTTATCTTTTAGATTTTTAGTATCTAATCTAAATGATTTATCATTAAAAGCCCATCTCTTTACCAATCCCATTTTTGTGCGATTATCTAAAGATTTAGGTGAATTCTTATCAACCCAAGCTTCCCACCAAGCTTGATGGTAATCCGCAACTCCCTGCGATCCTTTTAGTTCAAATTCCTTTTGAAGTTTATTAAGTTGTGAATCAAATTTAGATTGAAGTTTAGATAAATCTTGACTCTTTGGTAATTCTACTACTGGCGGTCCCTGAATCTTATAATTAGATTGGACATCTTTGTTTACTTCCTTAATCATATCCGATAATACTCTTGCTGCTGGTTGGTTTGCACCAATTGCCACACCATCATCATTGTATTCAGTGCTGTTATGGAATACCAATAGTGCATTATTATAAGGTATAACGTTTACTGATGTGGGGTATATCACTTCTAAATTCATAAAAGATTTACCTTGCATAAATATCATATCTCGTTGTTTCGCAGATAGGCTCTTTATTGCATCATTCAAATCATTCATCGCAAAGTTATATGCTTTCGATAACTCACCACGACCTTCAAATTTAGATGCCACACCACTTATATCTAATGCATTTTCACCACTATTTTTTAAATGACCTTTGTTTCTTGCTGCGATCAACCCTTTATCATCTCTCCATGATATTGCTAGAGCTTGACCATCGGTTTTTTCTCTAGCTAATTTTAAGTTACCATTTAATGCTTTATTTATTATTTGTCTTAAATCATCAAAAGTTAAATTCATTTGGATATCAAATGGGTGATTCATATGACCGTATGCACCACCTTCGTTAATAATACCCTCATTCATATTCTGTTTTGGTGTTTTTTCTTTTACTGGTTGATTTTTAGAACTTTCGATTGAATCATCAGCATCTAAGAAATCAACTAACTTATACCCAACTACAGTTGCCACTTTTGTAATATGCTTTGCCCACATTTTGTAAGCCTTAGTTCCTTTGAAATTATCACCATATCTAATTGACTGTGCTTTTAAGCCTGCCTTTCCCGATGGGAAATATGATACTTGATATCGACCAGGGCCGTTTGGATAAACTGTATTAAACTCTTCCATCATATCACCATCCATTAAGTAATTTATAACTTCCCAACCAAGAGCAGCTGCTGCTGCATCACCCTCTGATGTGTATGTTTTAAAATTACCATGAACAAATCCTGGCCCATCATCTACTAATGATTTTCCGCTTACGGGTATTGTAGATGCCTCTTTGATGATATCTGCCAATTTTACTTTATATATAAATTCATCAATTATTTCATTATATAAATTTGATAACTTTGAAGTAATCAGATCATATATTTTTTTATCAAAATTCTTATATATTGATCTGAAATTTGAAATCTTAGTAGCATCATCACCTTTTGATAACATATTCCTAACATCAGTACCACTAACATTAGATAATCTAGGTGCTACATAAACATACCCGTTAGTTGCATATCCAATCTCACCACCAGCTTCGTATGGTTTAAAGTACTTACCTTTAAGTCTACCCTTATCCTTTTCACCAACTACAGTTATAAATGCAGTTGTTTCTTTATCGAATTTATTTAGAATTTCAGCGGGTGCATATGGATTTTTGACTTGGACAATCTTAGACTTTGGTATTTTGAACATCTTATTTATAATCTGTTCTTTTTCTTTAAAACTAAATGGTGATTTTAAGTTATCAGTCTTGTCTGATGTGCCTATAAAGACATTTTCTTTACCGAACTTACTTATTAAATGTTCGTATGTTTTATAGTGTCCTGAATGAAATGGTTGGAATCTCCCAGAATATACCACTATTTTCTTATCAATAGATTCTACAATTACCGATTTAAACCATTCTTTTATTAAATTTCCCATTTACAATCCCCTTACTAATATATATCGTTCCGAATTTAAATAAGATATTTTAAATTTACATTATGATGCATAGTATCGTTTAATACGTAAATTTACAAGCGGATCGGCTAAACCTACATCAGTGTCAGGGGATGCTGTATCTTTAATACTATCAAATGAAACTTGAATTAATCCATTTAGTACATCGTTCCGATCATTTACGTTAAACCCATGTGCACTTCCCGAATTTATAATATTAATTGAATTCGCACCAGCGGCCGCATCGTTTAGAATTTTCATATCTAAATTTACCTCAGTGTCTATACCTCCAGGTGTGGTAGAGTACCAACTACATATGACACCTACCAATTTATAATCGTAATTACTTGGAATTCCTATAGCATTACGTTGATTAATTGCGATCATTGCACTTCCTGTGAAGAAACCATTAGATGTTGATAGTAAAGTATGTTCAAATGTTTCAGTTGAATACCACCCTAATCGGATACTACTACTCTCATACATAAACTCCAATGAATCAATATCAGATCTAATTACACGATCCCCTTGAGTTGGATTTGCTGGAAAGGCACTTTCGGTTGTTTGGAATATAGAAGATGTAAAATCTGATAAATTTACTATATCTGCTATTTGTAAATTCCTTGCCTTAAAATCAGTACCAGTACCAACAAACACCAGTGGGTTATCATATTTAACATCACCATTGACATCATTCAAATCATATATTGAATATGTTTCTCTAGATCCTGTATCGATGATTATATTAAATGTATCTGAGTTACCTTTTGTGAATGTTATGGTGTTTAGATTCACAGATGCCGTTGTAAGTGAACTTCCAGTAATATCCGATGTGATGAAATCTAAAGAACCAGACCATAATTCTAATTCTTCAATTGATGAACTGAAAGATGCTGAATCAATAAAATAAGAACTTGTGAAAGTATTAATAGTTGATAGTGAACTATTAATTGATGCCACAGTTATAAGTGCCGATTGACTAAAAGTATTAAGTGCTGAAATGTCAGGGATTATTAAAGAACCAGACCATAATTCTAATTCTTCAATTGATGAACTGAAAGATGCTGAATCAATAAAATAAGAACTTGTGAAAGTATTAAGTGCTGAAATGTCAGGGATTATTAAAGAACCAGACCATAATTCTAATTCTTCAATTGATGAACTGAAAGATGCTGAATCAATAAAATAAGAACTTGTGAAAGTATTAAGTGCTGAAATGTCAGGGATTATTAAAGAACCAGACCATAATTCTAATTCTTCAATTGATGAACTGAAAGATGCTGAATCAATAAAATAAGAACTTGTGAAAGTATTAATAGTTGATAGTGAACTATTAATTGATGCCACAGTTATAAGT